CAAAAGCAGCGTTTAGAGATACAGTCTGAGTTAACGCTCTGCCGTGGGCATAGAGATAACGAGGTCCCTGAAAACGGGGTGTGATGACAGCATTGGATTGTGTCTTGTGAGGGAAGAGATCAGTAATCTGTAGGGCGACACCACCATCGGTAGAGTTGGTAACTCTAGGTGTGCATACGAAAGGCATGATGGACTCCTTATCCGTTATAGACGGTGCCGTCTGTATTGTAGACGGCAACGAGGGGGGTGGTAGCGGTATTACCTGCGAAGCCATTAGGTCTAGCGGCGACAAGCCCTGCAAGAGTTCCTTCATTGAAAGACACCTGCCAAGAAGTATCTCTCTCAACAAGTCTTCTCATCGTGGCACCAAGGCTAGTATCCGCGATAACCACCACATGGTCGCCTTCCGCGTCCTGAACCACATATCCTGCTTCGATCACATATTGTTCTCCAGCTAGGATTTGAAGAATGGCATCGACTGATGCTGTGCTGTCCCCCGCGTCTATAGCCGCACCTTCACCCAAGGTGGCGACTAAAAGAGCGTTGATGTTCGCCTCTGCCAAAGCCAAGCCACCTTGGGCTCTAGCTAAGATGGCGTTGGCAATCGTCTCCGCCTGTGTGACAGTCACGGTACGAGTTCCTGCACCATTCACGGCATCTACATTTTTAATGATGTAGGAAACTAGTCCTCTTGCCTCACGAGCAAAGACAATCGACTCGTCTGCAATCTCGGCAAGAACGGGACGGAAAAAGCCCGAGTTACCCATATTGGGAACTCTGACATAAAAAGGACCCTGAGGGGCAGGGTCGTTCACAAGGTTGGCTTGACTCTGATCGGGAAATAAATCCGTTACCTGAATCGAACCATTTTGAATTTCACTACGCCTCGCGATGATATACGGCATCGTTTCTCTCCTATTGGGGGGGTATCTACAATACTGCACCTCAATATAAAGAAACTATTATTAACCCCTATTTACAAGGCTCGTCCGTATCGTAAATTGGGGGGTTGCACCATCTCCCGCTAGAAAGAACTCAGGTACTGCACCACCTGTTAGACTCAAAGTATCCAATGGGCGTATGATCGTTGGACTCATTCCCGCCGCACAAGAAACATACAGGTTATCCGTGTCATCCAAGTTTTGAACGCTGATGGTTTGGCTAAAATACGGCAAATGGATATTGATCGCTCCAACACCCAAATTGTCAGGTACTGCACCTGTATTGATGTCGGGTGCAGTACCTACAACGGTGAAGATCGGTGCTGTCACACTAAAGAAATCATAAGGCACAACCACAACAACGGGGCCGAAATCCGTTAGCTCTTGAGTCGCCCTCATCTTTCCTCTCAAACGGATAAAACACACCTCTTCATCCGTAGGGATTCTAGGGTTCGGAGGGGCAGTAGAAAAATCGTTCAGATTGAACACCATGCGGGTCAAATCTCGACTACTTTCCTCGACACTCAGCCGCTGGCTCAAAATGGATGAACTTTTGAAGTTCACATCATATCGAGTTCGCAGTATCTCTATTGGATTGTTAAAAGCATCCATCAAATTGGACGCTCCATAAACCCTTACCTCATCCATCCCCCTTAGGGATTGATTGGGGATAGAGACATCTATCAGCCCCTTAGAGCGATAGTTCAAACTTGGAAGTAAACGCCCTCTAGACATTACTTAACCTTCTCTTTCTGCACTAGTGTGTTGTAGCTGTCTGCGTTTTTTCCCTTTGATGCCGCCAGCTTTTGAGCATCAGCCCAACTATCCACCCTCTCCCCATCCACATTTGGAGCTAGTGTGACTGATGGTGCATCACGCTTCATCTCGTTTTGCCTCATCTCTAGCTTCGAGTTCTTTTCCGCCATCTGTTGCTTTATCTTCAAGTTTTTACCCGTCCAACCATCCCCAACAAGGATAAACTGAGGTAGCGAAGGAACTCTCTTACCCACAGCTTCACAATCAGGACATCTTGTCTCCTGATCTCGCTCTGACATCCTCAGCGATTTGGTAAAGCGGTTTTCACAGGAACTACAGAGAAAATCATAGGTCGGCATCGTCACACTCCAAAATAGGTAGATAAAACCGCATAGGCGTGTTTACACACCTTGTGGCTCCCCTTAGGGTCTTTTGAATCAGGCTTGCTCGCCGTTCCCCTAGGTTTACCAAACAAGTATCCATTTTTTTGTGCGTGATACTCAGGTCCCTGATACTGCCAATAATTACAACTACACCTTAGATGGATATCCAATTCCCTGCCCTCCCCATCAAACGCTTCCACCACCACCTCGTAATCCCCCACCTTAAAGGTTATGGGAGACTTCTTTAGCTGTTCTTCAAAAGAACCCACCACCGAAGCGACTAAACCCTCTGAATTAGACACCACACCCGTGTCTAATCCCTCTAAGACTAAACTTAATTTAGCAGATGTCCGTCTCATTCGCGTCACCTTCTTTCATCGGTGACGCATCATAAACAATCTACCCATTAGAACGATAATGCTTAATCGCCTCCCTTACGAATATCCCATAAGAAAAGGCAATTATTAGCGTATATAGTAGACACATAGGTATTTCCTCACTTATGTGCCACACCCCTACTATATCTCACTCCCCCATGTCAAGAAGTTTATCCATAAACGCACACTTCTTGTAACTGCTGAGAGAAGACCAATCCTCCCCAAACGGATTGGCAATATAGTCCCCATTCCACAGGTCTATAATCCCTGCCTCCGTCAAGCCGAGCTTACTCAGCGAATACTCAACCTCATTGAGTCCATAAAACTTTTCTTCAAGTCCCTTTATGATCATCTTTGCTTCTCCATATGTGTGGTAGCCACACCACACATATACGGAGAACACCCCCTTGGGATACCTTCTTGACCCCACATCAAAGAGGTTTCAGTTTGCCCACCTAGACTATACACCAAAGAAGTTATCGGTTATCCATTTCGGCTCAGGGGCTCCCCCCTTGCTCCAAACAAAAACAGGCTCGCAGAAATTCCCCTCAAGACCTATCCCGTTCCTCTTGTGCATTTTATATCCAATCACGCCCTCATAAGTCGCACCTAGTTTATCCATAAACTCCAACATCGGTTGGCAGATATTTCCCTCGCCTTTCTTATCCGATATATTCACAGCTAACCTGCCTCCATCCTCAAGACCACCATAGACCCTGCCCAATACCTCAAATAAAAACCCATTCAACCATTTATCCAATGTGGAGTGTCTTATCCAACTTTGTGTAGGTTCTTCCGAGTATCTCTCGGTGTCGAAATATGGCGGGCTTGTAAACACAAAATCATACGAAATGCCCCCATAGTTCACTTCTTCAGCTGGAGAACAAATAAACTCCGTTGCCTTAGTTCCACCTACACTATCCGATATCCGTCTATATGGCTCATGCAGTTTGGTATTCGGATCAATCCCTACATAACTCTCCGCCCCACTAGCCAAGAACCCAACCAATCTATCCCCCCAACCTGCTGAGAAATCTAAGACCCTCTTCGCACCAAACAGGTCATAAATAGATTTCGCTACGCTAGGCTTAAACTGACTCGCCATATAGGTGTGCATCTTTAACGCTCGATACAAAATCGAGTTCTCTATCCCCTTAGTTGACACTTCCTCTGAAAGTATCCCAAACAGACATCTAAAGAAGTTGCTCTTTTTCGCATGGGCGTTCCTCCATTCTTCCATCGGAGCACCCTGCTTCTTTAACCCACACTCCATACGGATAGCCTGAGTTTGGATATTGGATACTTTTAGCCCACTATTGTTTCCTATCAGGCAGATAGGCTTAGAACCATAAACCAAGTTCATTGGTGTGTTTATCCGTGGGGTGCTCCAAGGAGATACTTCATATTTCAAGGATTCCGCTCTCAATGCGTTCAAGTCATCTTGTATTTCTTGTTGCGTGTACTCCCTAATTGGAAAGGGCAATCTTTTGATCACATTTCCCAAATGTGCAGTAATAGCCTCCTGCGTAAACGATTCCCTAATCTCGACCCACAAGCTAGGTGGAATTTGAACCCTGTCTCCCACCTTTATTTCACATTCGTCTAAGCTCATCAGCGGCTTCTTGTCGTACTCAAAGAACATATGTCACACTCCTTTAGAGATTTAAGGCTTTTATAGTTTATCTATATTCTCTCCAAGCGTGAGTGGATAAATCCCTATCCATTAATCCCTTGGAGTTTCAATCATGAGAAGAAGTGCTGCTGATGTTATCCGTCATCTACAGGCTCGCGTTGCTCGCCTCGAAGGTCGTACCGCAAGTAATGGTATGTTCTATGTTCAGATGGGTGAGGGTATAGAACCTGTCGTACAGAAATCCCTAATGAAATTCGACGCTTTTAAATTCTTTGGGGATGGGGTAAATAATGCAGTAGTGCGGGCAGTTCAATCTCAGTTTGAGAAGGAGAGTAGAGTAGACCTTGATCACGATGCGGATATTGAGTTCAAGAGTATTCAGGTGGGTACTTGGAATTCGTTTTCGGGAAGTGGTGAATTTCGTTCAGGTGGTCTCTTGAAGCTAGAGATTGACTGCGTTATCACCCCATCGGGCGGGGTGCCTACTGATTTCAGAACAGAAGTTTCTATCGGTATTGCCTCTGCTGTGAAAGACATCAAAGGTCGCAGAGTGGATTAACATATCCGTCATCTAGAGACCCCTACAAGTTATCTATTAACCCCTATCCATTACCCCCTTGGAGATTTGATAATGATAAGAAGAACCGCTAGTGAAGTTTTAAGAAGCCTTGAGATGAGAACCCGCACGCCTTGAAAGGCGTGCGGGTTCCACTTCGAGGACAGCGGCGGGTAAGTACTACGGTGATATAGTAGGATTATATCACGACTACTTCGATGGTGCCACCTTCTTGCAGTACGACTTCGACAGAGACGGAGATATGGTATTCCGCTGTTCTGAGAAGGAATTCATTGCTAATTTCCAAGAAGCCTTTAATACAAGGGCTAGGACAGCGGAGGAGATGACTGCGGTGGTTCAGGATATTACAGGAGACCCCTTACATTATGCGAACCCTAACTATATGGGCAGACCTCGCATGGGCAATTTAAGTGAGTTGGATGTTTACGGCGACTAAGAGTTAGTTGGCGAAGTTAAACACACAATCGGTAGGTAGCTTGTCGTCACGCCAGCGGAGGAACACAGGGTGTCGAATAGCCCCTGTGGGATACAATCCATAACCCTTAACCTCTGCAACTTTTCCAACATGGGCGGACATATCTTCAGGCGTTCCCGTTTCCCCAAGGGAACCAACCACACGAAGAACCCCCTGTTGGTCATAATATCCATAACTCAGTCCGACATGACCTGCAAGCCAAGGGTCTGAGTGACGACCTTGAGGGTACAAGATACCATCTGTACCCATCTCTCCTGGACGGACACGCCATTCTGAGGGCTTGGCATTAGCGTCCACAATGACCACATCATGAGTATCCGTAAACTTGTGCTTCACCCAAGCCGAGCGGCTATTCTCCTTGTAGGGTTCCGTAACCTTTTTGAGCATGATGCCCTCATGCCCTCGATCTGCCGCTAACGCCATCAAATCCTCAATCGTGTACTGAGACAGAGGATACAAAACAGAAAGTCGAGTGTTGGTGAAAGAGGGTAGGTTCTCAATGATCTTACGCCTCTCCAACCAAGGCAGGTTCATCACGCTTTGTCCCTCTACATAGAGGACATCAAAGATAACAAACTCAAGTGCCTCAGGGTCATTCGCTCTGAGATGAGAAACGACATCGGAACCCTCCACCCCTGCCCGAGGGATCAACTCCCCGTCAAGCATTAAGCCAGCGGGCAAGTGAGCTTGAATATGCCCCACCGACTTGATCTCCTTACCTATACGAGACCATGCCTGATCATGGGCAATCATGATGCGATGTCCATCGAGTTTCATCTCTGCCACCACAAGGTGGCTACCCTTACAGGCGGATAAGAACTTCTCGTCAGCAGTCTTGGCAAGCTGAGGCTTGTGATACTTCATCTCAATTTCCTTAGTTAAGGGGGTCTATCTCTCACACCCCACTAATATAGGATAGTTCGGGTTGGGATACCCTTATAAGACCTAAGCGAGGATCATTTACGGATTATCAGGTCTTGCTTGAGGGCAAAGCGTAAAGAGTATTAGTTTTGATCTCAGTAAAGAAGAAGTAACTCCTCCTCCCCTCTACGCCTCGAAAGGCATGAGGGCAAGCTGTGCCAACCCCCAAATATAATTTGCCCTCAAAGTAAATCTCGAATACCCCGCTACCGAAAAAACTCACACTCGCTTCTTCCCAATTCAAGTATATGAAACTTTTATCCCCACAAACGATGATACGATCCGAAGATGTTGGGGATATTTCCGCATAGTGCGTGGGAAGGATAGCGAAAGGATCGGCTATATACTTTATTTTGCCATTATCACTCAAGTATCCGTAAAACAAGCCCTGTGAGTGTTTTTCGAGGATGCGGGCAAACCTCAGTTGATTTCCCCCCCAAACCATAAAGTCTCCAATATTACCCATCTCTTTTATCCTTTCTGTGCTGCACTAGATTCACGCTACGAGAACTATTTTGGCGTGTGACACTAGCTCAAATATAAAAACTGAGCTTCCCTCCCAATGGGAAACAACACCCTCTAATACCCCTGCATGGGGTATATAAACCTTTACTAGGTCACCCGTTGTAGAGGGTGGTAGGCACAATAATATATGCCGATATATTGGAAGGTATCCGTTTACGAGTATGTTGACATTAGTCAAGGTCTGTGGCTGATAAAGGGTTGGGACTACTGCGTAGATATCTTTAAGGGGAACACATACGCCATTACTCACCCCATATCCATGTAAGGTGTTCAGAGACAAGACTTGGCGTAGCTTTAAGTGTTTCCCATAAAGGATGTAGTCACCGAGCCTTATCACTCAACATCCCCAAGGGGGGGTCACCCCTCCACAATCTCGTAGTATCCACGCAACACCCCCACCACCTCCTCCGACCCATCCTTCCCCTTGAAGGAGTCGTACTTCAAGGTAAGCATCGTGGTGGTCGGGGTCTTGACGAGGACTTTGGCGTGGGGGAGGATGCTGAGGAGCTTGATGTGGTGAGCGGTGTGGACGGTGAGGTCGAGGGTGCCGTGGAGCTTGTGGCGGGTCATGAAGAGCTTGGGCATGATCATCTCCTGAGGGGGTTGGTGTGTATCTCTCACACCTAACTAATAACGGAGAAACCCCCTTGGGATACTCTATCTACGACCGCCTGGTCTCTTACCCTCAGGTCTCTTGATGGAGGCAGAGTCCATCCACTCCTCACGGTATCTCCTGTTGTACTCTTTTCTAGCGGCTGAACCCGGCTTACCTGAGTTGGCTTCGCCGTAGTTGTTGTGGAGACGATAACAGGTTTCGCCCTGACCGGGCTTACCGAGTCCTTCCCAATTGTCTGCGGAGTAACAATCTGCTTGATTTTTTGGGGCGGGTGGGTTGTTGTAGTCTTTCTGATTCCCCTTGCCGTCCCAAGTACGCCCTGCGAACATCTCATCAGCGAACATATCATCCGCCTCAAGGTCATCCGCCCACATATCGTCAGCGAAACGGGACTTGGAAGCGTGACGCTCTAAGCGTGCGATGCGGGTTTCAAGGTCACTTAAGATTTCACTAGCGGTTCTTCTCATGGTTTATGCTCCTAGTTAGGTGTCTTGATTAGGTGCATATGATAGATGATCTATTAATAAAACATTTTCTTTAGACCCTGAAGACCGCCAGCTTTCCAAACTTCTCCGGGGTCTTTTCCTCTGTACTTCCATTCTACACAACGGATTCCGAGGCGGGACATCTCCTTATGAAGCCAAAGAGATTTCTTTCTTCCTGTTTCGTCATTGTCGTAACAGATATAGATGGTGGACATGGGAGTATAAAACTGAGAGATGGATGCGAGAGTATTTGCGTCCATACCTGCACGGAGGGTTGAACAAACGGCATCTCCATTAGAGAGGCATTTTTCAACTGCGATCAGATCAAACACACCTTCGACTATCCAAAGGTCGTGTCCTTCCCAAAGGGCTTTAAAAGCATTTTGAGAGCCGAGTAGGTAAGGGTTCCATTGAGAGTGTGGTGTACGATACTGAAGGACTTTCTTTTGTCCATCTTCAGAAAGAGAGCGGGCTTCAAGTCCGATGATTTGACCTCTAGGGGAGGAGATCGGAATAATCAGGTGTTCTTTTATGCGTTCCCCTTGTTGTCCAAACATAGATTTAAAACGGGGGTCTTGGACATTTGAATGGGGGTTCCAAGAGTGGAAATGGATAGTGGATTGGCTATTGACACCTCTAGAGAGGAGGTATGGTCGATATGTCTCTAGGGGGCTTGCAAAACCTTGTTTAAGCCATCCATCGTCCATGTAGCGTTATCCATTTTGGTGGGTGATAGCCCAAGCTGGAGCTTCGGTTTCCCCGCGTTTAACTTTAAGGGCGAGTTCGTATCCTGTCTTATAGACATCGGACTGAGAAGAAGGTGACTTGCCCTGCATCCCATCAAGATATCCCTGAACCATCTCAATAGGTGTAGCGGAAGTAGGGGTTCCTGTACGCATCATAGCCATCGACATATCTCCATTAGAACAGGTTACGAGTTTATATTGGAAAAATGTTATCCAATAATCAAGGCGTTGTTTATACCAATCATTACAAGAGCCACGGATACCGCTTTGGTGGTGGCAGGAGTGTAAATCTTCTTCGTCAAAAAGGTGGAGGAACTTCCTCATGACTTGGACTGCGTATTTAGGGTGTTTTAGTTTGACGCACTCTTTTTGGATAGCTTCTTTGTGTTCCTCAGGGTTCCAATTATTCCAATGTCCCCTTGTGAAAGCGGGATACGAATACCTAGCATGAATTTGAAACACCCCACAGGCTTTACCATTATCTCCTTTATGGATAGTTGGTCTTATCCGACTTTCCATCCAAGCGAGTGCTAGTATTCTTGGATCGGTTTCTGCATCCTCCCAAGCGTGTTGAAGAAATCTGAGTTGGTCTCCATACTCGGCGGGGCGAGAATAAACAAACTTCCACTTCGGCAGGATATTAACTCGGGAGGCTTGTTGCAGTCCGTCCAATAAACATTGGAAAGAAAGACTTAAAATCAGGAGGTATGACATCTCATTCCTTTGAATTGGCTTAGAGCATCCTCGACATACGAAATAACCAACAGACTTAACCAACCACTTACCATTTTGGGGTCAATAGCTAGCGGTTTTCCGTCTACAAGTGTCTTGTTCAAAATCCCCAATACGCTGTCGGTACAGGTGGACACCAAGACTTCTTTATGTTGGCTATCCGCCGAATCAAACAAAGGCAGTTCATACCCGACTGAGAGAGTGACCCAATCTATTATGTTCATCGGCTTAAACACATCTCGGATAGCTAGTTGGAAGATCATGCGTACTTCAGCGACATCATCAAAGACCCCGCGTTGTACTCGGTGCTTATATAGATAAGGTAGCTCGCTTGACTCATACAACTCGTGCATCCGTCTCACCATAAAGGCTTCCCAACGAGCGTTCACATTTTTTCTTGTGTATGCTTCTCCCCCTACCTGCACTTCATGACCTTCATAAAGCCAATCCACTATGTGAGCATTACGCTTCTTCGGCTCCGCTTCACTCACATCTAGACCTGAGGGGAACTTCGGTTCATATGCCTCCTTTAGTTGCACTACCTCTGATAACTCTCTATGTGGACTAGTTATCAGCTCCTTTTTGGATAGCTGATAACCCAACTCCTTAAAGTGTTTAGTCAGAAGTCTCCTGTTTGAACGGGTGTTCTTGAAGCCGTGTGCCAATAATAAATGGCTTAAAAAAACGCTCACACACCCATTATCCAATTTTGGATGTGTTGCAGTTAAAAGAACCATATCTATCTTTTGCCCTGATGAACACTTTTTCGGGGCTGATAAATCCACACCATTATCTTCGAGATACTCCTCTATCACTTCCTGCGGCGTGAACACTCCCCCTAAGCTCTTTAGCTTATCCAATAACCCCAACAACTCGGAAAGCTGATCTCTTGTCAGGTTATCCGATAGGCGTTTAGGGTTGATCTGTGTCTTCTCTTTGACCCACGCCAGCAGTAGTATTTGCTTTGCAAGTTTCATTTGACACCCTAGGTTAATTAGGCAATAACGGGTACTCCTTTGAACCCACCTTTATGGAGAGTTATATGGAGTGCCTTGTTGACTATACCCAAGTGCAGCCAAACAAAAAATGGCATCAGGGGGTCTATGCGATACTCAGCTTTGACTTCAAAAAGAAGTTCAACCCAATCAAAAAGAAACCCCACGGAATCGACATCAATAAAAAGTCGTCCGACATCCGACTCTTGTTCTACAAACGCCAAGCAAAACAAGTCGCTCGTCTCGGATTAGACCCCGAAGATGTCCTCCAAGAGGTTTATAAAGGACTGATTATCCGTAACGAAGGCACTTGTCCCTATGACCCAAAGAAGTCTGCCTTCTCTACCTATGTCGTCATGGTCATGAACTGCGTTGTCATGAACATTGTCAAGAAGCGGAAACTACACAATGACCGCGAATGTGTTGGTTCTGAAGATGATGCCGCTACATCAAATCTCGCATCTCATTACTCCACCGAAGAAGATGACTTCTTAATCGAACAAGTAAGGTCATCTTTTCAAGGAGACTTACTCAAAGTGTTCGATGCCATGATGGAAGGCACCAAACACGCACACATCGCCCAAGAACTAGGCTGGGAAATGAAGAGGGTCAATCTTTGCGTCAAAGAGATAAGGTCTCAGGTCGCTTCTCTTTTACAGCGTAGAGACGCTTAAAACTTCGTTAAACCAAACCTCTTGCGGGATACAGGAAGGTATCCAAACCCTGGATCAATCGAGTCTCCCTTGACTACCTGCTTACCCTCTAAATCGACTTTCATGTTGAAAGTCGCTCGCTCCACCAATCCCCCATATTCTGACTTACCAAATATGGATATCTCCTCCACCTTATCCGCCCAACCAAGTAAATAAGAACTGCCCTCAAATAACTCTCCCTTGAAGTCCGTTCTTAAGCCATAGGCGAAAACAGGAACAGCTAGCTCATCCACTATCCGCGTTAGCCCCACCACCTGAGCCTTTGTTAAGAATTGAGCCTCATCCACAAAAACTATCTTAATCGGATTAGGCTTGCCCCAAACCCTCAAGGCTCTTTCGTTACAAGAGATAATATACTCATAAGGACAAGTGTCGCCTTTAAGAGACGATGCTCCTCTCTGTATCCCTATCCTAGAGGAAACACGAGATATGCCATCTCTCTTAGATGCTATTTCAGGGACAAGAACCTCGTGGTTAATGCCAGCTTCGGAACAAGAGTGTGCTCTCATTATCAAATGAGCTGTCTTTCCCGCGTTTACTGTAGAGTACAAAAAACTTAGCATCACCTATCCTTTGTTTAGAGCTTTCACCTTCGACCCCGAGGCATTATACTAAATAGTTGCAGGAGGGAGCCCCTTTTTCCGTGAGGCTACAAGAACCTTCTTCTTCCCCACAACAACCTTCTTCTTGCCCACAAGACTGATCGCCTTGAGTCTAATCTTCTTGTGCCGTGAGGCATAACCCTTCGCCTCCACATCACAAGTGTTGCCGCTGTAGTAGTGACACATTAAGGTATCCATCTTATCCGTATTGGATACCTTCCACCTTGCCCTCATGTACTTCAGATACCCAACCGCCACCTTTGTGGCGTGACGGATATTTTTCCCCAACTTGTCGCAGGTGGTGGGGATGGTGGAGTAGGCGGGGACTTGCTGATACACACCACACGCCCCCCATGAGGTCTTAGGGTAGGTTCCCGTCCCCACATACTTGTATCCAAACCTACTCTCATTATACGCCAAGCTGATTAGCCTCTCATGAGGCACACCCGCCTTCACTCCCCCCTCCGCGTATATAGCCGAGGCTACCTCATTGAGGTGTGCCTTAACTGCGGGTTTATCCAAACCCTGAGCATTATCCAAAACCAACAGCTTGATGATGATGTTGAGTATATCCAACTTGCTCATTATGCTTCTCTCTTCGTAGAGGGGGTACACCCCATTAATAATAGATAGCTCGGGTTGGGATACTATCCTTTTCTGTGTCCCAACCCCCATTCTGTCTTATTAGATGTGGTGTGACCCTATAGGAGATACTATGTACGAGATCAAAACATTCGGCAAGATCATGGGTGGTGGGTTCGCCCTCGTCAAAGCGGGGGAGGTCGTGGTGATCACCACAAAGCCCGCCCTAGTACTTGGTGATGCCTCTAAGATTGCCCCTATGTCATGGTCAATCAACCCGAATACGGAGGGTTCCGTCACCTTCAATGTGGGAACGGATACTCTAAGAGTTGTGTGGAAAAAAGAGGGGCGGATGACCATCTTTACCGATAATAAGGGGTGTACGCTCTCGATTAACAGCAAGGGCAAGGTCAAGGAAAACTAAATGATATATTCAATGTCACTTGTCGATATGAGTACAGGGGGACACTCCACTAACATCGAGATGTTTCTACCCTCTGTCCTGATCAAGGTAGATGGGAAGAAAAAGGCGATGGATGTAAATTACGATCACCTTTATTACTTTTGTGATGAAAATAATCAGATCACGCCCAATACGCTCCACAAGATACTACTTGTGTGGTTGACTGAAATGGGCTTCTATGATGTATCCTTGCATAAGAACAAAAGCAGCACCACCATAGTCTACACTATGGCGGCTGAACACTCCTCTGACTTTACCATAAAGGTGGAGTGGTGTAGCGATATGAATAATGTTTTCGTCCCCACCTACACGGATGGCAAATCTTTCACGGGGTTCAGGATACCTAAAGACACCACGGGTTGTATACAGCTTATCCTGTTCTCTAAGCCCGCCACATCTGCGTACTACAAAACCACATGGTTTAGCGATAACTTGGCTCCCTCCCTGTATAAAAACTTTACCCTAAGCCTTGATACCTATATGAATTGGATAAGAGAAACACTTAAGAGTTGAGTAGCTTCTGAAGCCTTTTAAAATCCACCACATCTAAAAGGCTAGGTCGCTTTCCATCTCGTGCGTCAAGACCTAACGCTTTTATCCGTTCCATAGATTCGATATCTTTCTTCCTCTTGGCTATTAGCCATAATGTCCTTAGTTCATCAACAGGCAAAGGCTGAGATAATACGCTTGGTTTCGATCTAATTGCCAAGCGTTCTTCTATGACCCTCTCCGCTTCTCCCCTAAGCCTGTATCCAGCTTCAAGTTGATCTCGATATTGGATAAGCAAAGGATCATCGCCTGAATGTGGTAGGGAGTCTATTTTGGATAACCATAAACTCCTGTATGCCTTATCCGATGCCCGTTTAGTTCTTGAAGAAATCTTAAGGTGTCCCGATAAGACAACCGAGAGTAGATATTTTATCTTACCCAATACTGCGTTTGCTCCATAAGCTACAAGCATTCCAAACGCCTCACAAAAGGCTTCCTCGGGGTTCTTAACCGCGTATCCCGTGATGGGGTTCATAGGAACCTTAATGAACCTCCCAATCTTGCCATCTCGATATGCTTTAACGGCACTTTCAAGCGAGTAATAATCTTTATGTCGTTTATGAAAAAGAGCATAATCCTGTAGATACAGGATTGGATATGCTTCTTTAAGATCACTCTCACGATTGATCTTATCCGTAATCTTGCCAACTTCTTCTAGGTCTAAATCTCCAAAGTCACCCTTAATCGCACTCGTCCAAAAGTCTTTAGCAGAACCCGACAAGATATCAAAATAGTGATGTCCCATCTCATGTGCTAAAATATGACACATCGCTTCCTTGTTAGTTCTGTTGAATCTGAACCCAGAAGCTGTTATTTCTATCCGTTTACCCTTATAACACGCGGCAGCAGTACCGCAATCAGATGTTTCCGACCCGTGAAACACAAAAGGGAGTTGGTAGTTGAGCAACCGAGGGAAGTATTCCTTTACCCTCCCCACATAGAACGGGATATGCTCATTCACGATCAGCTTCTTATCCTCAAAAGACAAACCGCCCACAAAACCTACAGGAACACCCTGCACCGTCTGTCTCTCCTCTGAAAACGAAGTCTCAACACCCACATCTGTAAAATCGTGCCTCGACAAGAAATCGGATAAGTCCTTAAGCACATTCCAAAAGTCACGCCACTTCCTCTCAGCACGGGCTTTATCCGTTTTGAGTGTGGGGAGTATCTGCTCGAACTTGATGCGGTCTAGCTCGGCTTGGGTTTTACGAGGATTTCTTTCAAAGTAATCATCCCAATCCGTATTTGGATACTTGCTTTTAAGTTCAGCCTTGTCCTGCTCAATCTTTTCGGGAGAGTCCGCTGTATCCGAACTCTTTCTGAGAGTTTCCGCCATCTCGTTTATGGCTAAAAAGAAGCCCCACCACGCAGTCGCAGTCTTCTCTATCACATACTCTATCTCATGCTTGATGGGTTTGTTTTCTGTCCGATACGATTCCACCTCTAAATCGTATCGGAAAGCTCGTAATCCCATATCCAAGTTTTTTGCGTATCTGTGCAGATATTTGGATAGTTCTAACCTATTTTGAGGCGTTAAGCGATCAGGGACATTCTTGCTGTAAGTGAGCCACTCACGCTTCATGTCTAGTATCTTCTTGTCGTCTAGCATAGACTATGACTCCATAATTCTTATGGTTCTTGATTCTTATGGTTCTTGCGTACTTCGATATATAGTCTATTAAACTTCGTATAATCGGCATCGACCCAACCCCACACATTAAGAGGTGGTGATGAAACACTTGGCAGGGATGAAAGACAGAAATGGATGGAGGCTACATCAGCTTAACTTTGATGGAACTTGGAGGGCTTCTAATGAAAAGATAGACGCACAAAAGTGGAGACCCGAAGGTTATTGCTTAGAAGACCCTGCCACCATTGGTTGTCTACTTTATCTGTTGGGAGGCTCCCGAGTGGAACTAAAACGGATAGAAGGTGAGTGGTCGGTGTCTGTGGATGGAGGCGAGCCGCTTGTTGGGGAGTCTTTAGGTATCTTGTTAGCTCGTCTTTGTGCTGATATCCGTTAAGGATATGGCAGGTTTTTTCGTAGAACGAGGCGGTTCATCGCCGCGAAATCTATAAATAAAAGTGTGACCCTCACCCCTTAAAGAGGTTTTATGAAGCCGAGACGCGGATTGTCATTTTTCTTAAATACTGCCAACAAGGATCAGTTTTCATTTGGGATTGTCTTGTCAGCCAAGTCTGATGATGAAGGCGAGTACAAAATCCTCCGCACGGAGTTTGCCCCCTCAAAGGTTGAGGCTCTGAAGCTCCCGCTCACCAAAACGGATATGTTCGACTTTGAGGATACGGAGTATTACAATGTGGAGGAGTGGGACTCCGAGACGATTCGTTCATTGTCGAAGAGGCAGTTGTTTGGTGCTACGCTTGATATAAAGCTCTTACCTGCACCCTCTAAGACCCCCATCGAGGAAAAGAAGAAGGATATCGGCGTTGATGATTTGGCGGAGGAAGATTAAAGCCTCTTATTAATCTCATGTTTCAGATGGGGTTCAAATAGCCCCACAATCGCTTCTTCTAACACCTTGTATGTCCTCCCATCAGAGCCCACATACAAGGTGTTATCCTTTTCGGATACTTCAAGACGAGTGGTCAATCCCTCCCTGCTCAATGAAACTCCCCTTGGGAAATATCCAAGGGTAAACCCCAAAACGGATAGTCTGTCACTTGGGAAGGTTCCCAAAGGGGATTTGAACATATTGGATACTACGGCATATATGGGATTATTCATTTTGATCATTTGTATCGACATGGTTAGTTTCCTTTTGTGCCGCCTGTTCTCGTTGTGTCGCCTGTTCTCGTTGTTCTTTTAGCGAGAGGCGTTTCTTCGGTGCAAGAGTTCTATTGGTTCTCTCAAAGTATCCAATAGCCTTACGAATATGGTACAGACACTTAGCACAAAAGCCTGAGCCGTCACCCCAAACCAATCCCCATCCTAGCTTAGAATCGGGCAAGGTCTTGCCACAACCTGTACACTTATTGGGGATTCTACAGCCCTTGTTTTTAGGTGTTATGTCCATAATGCCTTTGGTGGAGAATCTTTAGGGGTTATAAGGTGCAGGTCTAACTCCACTTTGGATGCTGTCATTATAAGACTTGATTAAGGGCAATCCTCTTATTCTAAATCTATCAGCCGCCGCGTAGCCTTCTCCATAGCCCGAGGGAGACACTTCACCACCAAGACTAAGGGCTCCGCCTGTGGGGTCTACACAATAGGTGACTATCAAAAGTTGTATCTCGTCACCCCTAGACACGAGACCACCTGAGACAGGACTGACCTCTTCAGAGTTCTTAACCAACATAGCCCGTCCTGCCAAAACAGAACCCTTTAAGACGGGCATTTCAGATTCTCCAAAAGATGATGCGAGGAAGGTGAGTGGACCACCTGCGGATTCCCCACTCACACCAAATACACTTCCCCCACCCCTCGCTATCAGATAGTTTTTACTGCCGCTCAGTCCATTCCATTTCGTGTATTGCAGTCTATCCCCATCACAAAGCTGAAGGGTATCACCTACCACCCCCGCCACCTGCGTATAAGGCTGACCAAAAGCGTCTACAGGAATGGATAAGGCTCTTGTACTTACTTGACCTATGTTTGATCCCAAATAGCTAGAACCATCATTTAGGATATCCTCACACAGAAAGTCAAAGTCTCTCACCAAGACACCTAAGGGCAATCGACTCGTTAAGCCGACAAGTGAAAGCGGTGTGTTCCCTTCACCTGCATTATTCACCCTTGCTACGGATTCTACAAAACTCGCCTTCGTCTTTGTTCTCAATACGCTTGGTAAGCGTCCTTCCACATATGAGTTAAACAACATCGTTAAGGGCTTCTCTCTAGCACCCTCAAAGAGTTGGAAATCTTGTCCAACATACGGAGATGTCTTTCCATCAATCGTTAAGTTCACGCTTATCTCATGCGTTTTATCCGTAGTGGGAGCCTCGATTAAAAGACAGATGTAAGATTTAGTATCAGTCGCCTCAGGGAAACCCGTGATTACATAAGTCTTGTAAGAGGGTTCAAATAAAACCAACTGCTTCTGAATAAGTCCCACGGCATCGGATAAATTAGTAACACCTAGCGTGTTGTACTCGACTGTATTTGTAACGCCTAGCTTTGTATCCGTTAGGGTTATGACAAGACCAGCTGTGGCATTATTATAGCGGGGGTGGGCGTTAGTAAATAAGAACAGGGAAACGAAACCTTTGGTGCCTTGTGTGGCTTCGTTAAACACACCATTTGTCGTTTGAGGGTGCAGTTCACCTGCCGCTGTTGGCATCCTGCTTCCTGAGGAGTATCCTGAGTCTTGTAAGGTTGACGGATAGAAGTTGCCTCCGATTCCGCCTGTACCTAGGGTTGTGTAGAAGTCCATAGAAGCCAATACCTGAAGATTTTTTGGATTGGCTAGATTGATATTTTCAACGGTGTTGGTGTCCTGAAGTCTAGACCCGCTGAAGGTATAGGCATCATCTCGATCAAGTCTCCCATAAGGAACAACCTGATCGTCATCGTTTAATCCAATACCTGTTTGGGTGTGGTAAACATTTCCCTGATACGGAGTACGGCTGTAAGCTATCCCCACCTCGGCACCAACGGGTAAAGCAAAGGGGATGCAAGCCCCAACCCTTGCTGTTATGTTATCCGTTCCGCTTAAGGTAGTTCCTAGTCCGTTGTGGTTTCTCATCATCACAAAGCGATTTTGATTGATGAAGTTCTGAGCGAATCCGAAAACAACTGCCTCTACGATGTACTCAAAGTTGTCAAACCCATTCCCTGTTGTCCAAGTGGGGATGCGTGTGATGTCGAGAGCGTGTTCAGTTAAGACATAAGTATGGCAGCCTGTTTGACCTATATCAACATCAGCCCCGCCTTGTCTGATATACATTGTGAAGTCTGAAGTATCCGTTCTCAGAAGGTTCACGACCGATCCATTAGTAATGGCTACAACGGGGTTTATCCTTGTTGAGTCGTGTCCACCTGCTTGTGCGAGATAGGCATCGTAGTTACTTCTTTCGTAAACACCATAGACGCGAGCTATGCCCAAAAACGGAGGGAGTTCAATCCCGTTCAAGACCGCACCGAAATCGCTAGTGGGTACGGATAAACTCACCTTGCGAGCTGTTAAGGTAAACGCACCCGATGAGAGAGACGAGTCATATGTCCCATAAGATGTCCCTGCGGTATCAAACAGCATAGGATAAACATTAGCTGTCCCATGGTTATCCCTGCCGCCAATTAGATTAAAGACGGCATCAGAGTTTCCGCTCACATCTGTGAATAAGTGGTTTAATCCATTTAAGAACGAATCCCCTGAACCCAAATAGGTGTGTAGTGGGATATCTTGTCTGCCAAATCTAGGCATGATCGTTTGGGGCAAAACGAATACACCACGATGTGTGGTTTCAAAAATGCCCGCATCATCGGTGGGTGTGCTGTCTAAATAAACAAGGGGGATAACGGCTGATGCGGCTTGTTTCGTGTGCAGGATGACATTCTTCTTCTGATAGGCTTGGAGCAAGATTGTCTTGCTCCCGCTATCATAAAACGCCTCCGCCTCTCTATCCGTCTCATTGTTCACCACCACGCCACCATAACTTAATCCTAAACTAGAACTATCCGATCTACTGCCCCAACCCTTGCTCCCAAGTCTATTCCAAAGGCTAAGGTGGTTTTTACTCGGAAGGGTTATCTCGTCTAGGTTCAGAGAGGGGACTTGACCGGGAGAGGGGTCGAGGGCGGAAACCGCATTTCTCAAGAATGTGGTCGTATCTGAAGGCTGTACCCCAATATAGTGAATATCATCAGCCACATTTGCTGTCCCGCCTAATCCTGCGGGGTATTGCACAGAGAGGCTTAAATAGAACGAATCCGCCGTGGCTAGATCACTCGATGTAATCGCCACCACAGCAGAACTATCCGTATCCCGAAGGTATTCCGTTCTTAACTCAAAAGATAAGGAAACGCTCGGGTTATTTACGGGTGTGGGGTTAGTGTTATCCCCGACAGGCAAACAAACAATCCATTGTTCCCTGTTCGCAGGTGTCCATTCTGTACCTGTGGTGTTTTCGTAAAAGACGCTCTTATTTACAACACCCGCTGAGATAACCCTAAACAATCCATTGTTATCGGGATTAGCTGGGTCTCCATAAATCAGGGCATAAAGTTCAGAAGACCTTCCTGATAGGTCTTCCCCACCATTAAGGATAAGTGTCTCATAGGTGGTTTCCCCAGCGTAAATGGATGTGTTAGCCCATGCCGAGTTGTATGTGGTTCCTGTCTTAAAGGCGTAAACCTTTACCTCATTCTCAAAGGTTCCCAATGCTGTCACGCTCGCAGAGGAGTAAGACACCTCGGATAGGTAAAGGGTTTTTATGTTATTCGTGGTATCCGCAGAGAAGTCTATAGAGCTTAGTAAATCACCTAACACCATGAAAGGTGTCTCATACTGCCCTGTTGACTTAGGATAGTATTCGGTTTCATCCCCTTGAAGTTCGATTTTCACGGGGGGAGCAGTATTGTAAAAGCGGTTTTCGTAGGCATTTTCCTTAGGAGATAAAAGCCTTACACCTCTCTTATTAGGAGTACTGCCTTTTACACCATATCCAAGATTGCCTACCGAAGCATCGAGAGAAAGGAAAATAGCGGAACCCTTATTTAATCCCGCAGGGTACAAAAATGCGTTAGGCTGTAAATCCGCACCTATTTCCCAAAAGCCCGCCTCTGTTGAGTCGAGAGTTGCAGTAGTTAAGCCCCGAGCATCTGTAGATACAGAGGGGTCTAAATAAAGTGTGATTCCATATTGGGGAACAGCGGTATCTGACCATACATTACGGATACCATTAGGGGCATCGAGTTTGTGTGTGTTATTGACGGCTGTGTGATGAAGAAGGCTTACTTCTTCTACAACCACACCCCTGCTGTCTGAACCCAAGGAGTTTTGCTTTTGAGTTGTCCGCAGTTTATTCCCGATTAGATCGGATACTGCACCTACCAACAAAGACTGATAGTCCCATTCCCCCACACGCACAGCGTGTCTCATATCCAAGAAGTCTTGTGCATGAACTTCGTCCGCATATTTCCCATCAGGTCGCCCATTGTAAATGGATACTTTTGTACCTGCGATGTGTCTTTTAGGCTGTGTTCCCGCTCGTCCTCTTTCGGAAAGGTTTACGACACCTGCACCTACCGAAGTTATAGAGACCACCTCAGTCTCTAAACCCTCGCCAAGGATCAACAATCTTGGAGAGATATCCATAAAATCGGCATCGTCTATCCCTGAGTTGGTCAGATTGGATATGCTGATGCTTCCTGTAAATGAAGCTGTGATGTTGTTGGTGAGCGTAGCTTGTGTGAGTATCCCTGCATCATTGACGCTTGAAGCGGAGGGCTTTCTATTGATAGCTCCGTTTTGATTTCCCCCTGTAGGGTCTTTCATGATGTATGCGGATGAGTTTCTTCTGAAGACCGCTCCTATGGGCAGGGCATAAACATACCCATCTGCCGTATCCCCATGTGTGGCTCTCCACAAACCCTTATCCGAAGTGTCATTAGTGAAGGCTCCTCCTGCCGCTGCGGATGTTGGTCCCTGTGCAAGGATGCTTGGATAAAATCCCTCCACATAAGAAGTGAGATCAACGCCAGCTTCCACCCGAAGTCGATACTGCACCTGAACCCTTTTGGTCGTTTCAAAGCCAACTTCAGGGTCAACAAGTTCATCTTCTAATGACTTCCCATTCACCACATTTCCACGATCATAAATGTATCCATTAGCGGGCTTAATGATGCTAGCCGCTCCTGTGGGGAGAACCACTTTCCAAACCTCTAGGAACACAAAGTCTGTCCGTGTACCCGTTGTAGGTGGGGGTGGTAACTTAATGGATAGTGGTAAGACATCAGTATCCGTATCACTACCTGCGAGGGGTAAGACCCAACCATTCACAAGTGCTGATGGAGGAATGCGATCTTCTGATCCAAATTCAAAGTAGTTTGACCACAATGGATTAAAGACGAAATCCTGTAGATTATCTCGGGGATCAAGTAAGAACCCGCTGTGTGTTAAAGACCTAACCAAATCCGATTGATTCTCCCATGCAAGCTGACCCACGAGATTCAACTCGCTGTCCAAAGGGGGCTTACCCGCTTGCCAAACAACATTTGCAAACCGAGTATTGTCCGTGCTGAGAGTTCTACTTACACTTGTCCCATAATTGTCATTCGCCATGTTATCTGCCCTTTCAGAACATCAAGGTGAAAGAGAGTAGGTGGATATCTGCGTTCGTGAAGTTCACAAACGCTAATCTGATCGCGTCCTTCCTCACGGGAAAGACAAAAGAACTTAAACTATCCATTTCCTGATAGCTGAGTCCATTGTCGGCTGAAATAAATAGTCTAAGCCTATTTGGTGAACTCTTGTCCGATTGTGTGTAAAACAAACCCCCTCGCTGAGAACTATTTACCCCCTCTAAGTAAGAAATATCTTTCACATAAGACTTCAACGCACTTCTGAAATAAACCATAAACTCTGATCGTCCCAATCCATCAGATGTGTATGCCGTGATGTCTATTTCTTTAGTGATTACGCACTTCGCCCCTGTTAGCGTATCGTCATTAGTAACCACACCACCACCTATGTGGTTTACGCTTGGGTATCTCCCCATTACAGCAAATCCATTAGCTGTGTCGGATGTCTTTATGCCTTGGCTTAAAAATTCTCCCGTTGCCGCCCAAGGGAATAACGCTGCTGAATCAAAACTCAAGGGGGCAGAAGGAGCAATATCGGATAAACCCATGAGATTGTTCGTAAGGATGTTGTCATAGGTCGCAAAAGATGTCTCATAAAGACTATCCTTGGCAGATAGTATTGCCGCCTTGATTGTCGCTTCGTCACCTGGCGTGACGCTCAGTTCGTCTATGTCCAAACTGAAATAATCGGGATAATCAACCACATACTTACCCGCCATCTCTAATGAGGCAGGGTAATTAGGGATCACTTGGATAAGTTTATCCGTAGAGCGTTCAAAAATGGCTGGCATGGTTAACCCTCTCCCTTATTGGTCAATGAACTCAAGTTCCCCACCCGCGTTGCCGCATCCACCTCATGAGAATAGATTATCTTATTCGTCATATTGGATAGTGTGGGCTGATACCATTCATAAACATCTGCACCCGATTGTTTCCAATAGTGCAAACCCACATCTTCATGAAGGTTCAAACCACAAAAGTCAGGTCTAGCTATGGCTTGATCGTAATCATAGTTAGAACCATCAGGTCGTAAAACTTCTATCCCCATAAGACCCCTTCTCGTCCATGTCGGACTTCTGTCGTCCGCAGGGTACGAATGACCAATATAACTCTTATTCGGGGCTGGCTTGATATCCTTGATTGTAACACCCAAATCCCCCACGGGATAAGTCGTAAACCCACCTAAACCTAATAAGTCTCCACCTCCATTCACCTCGTATTTTGGATACTCAGGGTCAGAAAGGATAACCTTTACTAGGATTGGAGCTTCATTGTTGCTCCCTCTCTTAGATTCCACTAGGTATCCATCTTGTGCAGGTTCTAACTCAAACAAACTATCCGAAAGAGTGTTGTCGTATCTTAGATCAATAGATGTGCTGATGCCTAAATAGGTGTCTTGTGTGGTGATAGACCTATTGTTAAAGGCAGGTATGAACCCAACATTCAAATCTAAATCTAGACACACCACACCTTCTTCAGGAAGATATTTTTCCTCATATCTAACACAACAACCTGCTCCGTCTGTGGTTGGGTGAGACTTCTCATTTGTTGATCCATTAGGGTCGCGACCTCCTATCAAAGACGCATTCGCATCATAATGAAGATAACTCTCCCCTTCTGTCCCATCCACTACGCCCGCATCTAGCCAAGTGGTTAGACCCGGCACCTTAACGAATACTCTCATTACTCTCTTACGCATAAGATATAGCTCTCCACCTATCTCATGCACATATCCGTCTCTACGCTGTAAAGGGAAGTTCGGATCAACATAAGAGATCATATCCCAATCCACACCCACCAACCTTAACTTCAAGGGAGCAAATTGGATAACTCCCTGATCATCAAGGCTCACGCGGTTCCATTTGTTTTGCTCAATCAACCCATAGTTCTGTGCAGATGTCGATGAACGATAGATATTGGCACCACCTGTGGTCGCTTCTGTCCAATCCTTGTTCCAATAGGGATGCTGAGGCGTTAAACGAGGGTCTTTTCCAAAGTTCGCGTCAAATGCCCTAACATAATTCACATCTACACTTGTTATGTCTCCCGCAGATACATTGTTGTACTGCGGTTGTGCGTGTCTTAAGATAGGGTATTCAGCTACCAAGTCGTCTATCCAACCATCCCCCGCGTTCGGATTGGCTCCTTCTGAGTTGGGCGTATGAAAACCCCTATTTGCAGAGAGCATCGTGTTGCTCGCCAAATCCTCCCCCAAAAATATAGAAGTATCCATTTCAAAGTCATTAAATGGATAGACCAAGACCCCACGAGGGGGGCATCCATATTTTGACCCGCTCAGGAGATTTCTTGTGCTGTTAGGGAAGCCCATTACCTGAGCCTCCCTAAAGTTGGAGTCTATTCTTCTAAGGTGAAGACTGTTACGCAGGTAACCCGCTTTTCCGTGGGGTGCTACCTGATATTCGGAAACCTGTATTCCACTCTGCGGATTACTTGGAGTAATAAAGTAATCATCTCTCACGGGGAAAGCGATATAACCCGCTATATTCTCTCCCTCTGTAGGAAACGCAAGCCCTGGACCTCTAAGGTTCTCAACCATGTTTGAGTTATATCTGAAAGAGTCAGTCTCCATATCGGTGAACAACGACTCCACTCGATAAGACTCGTCTAAGAACCTCTCTTGTGTGTCTTTACGCAAGGTGAATAAAGACCTCAAAGGCACCCTTCTCGCGTATGAAGGATCAGACACCGCGAGGATATCATCTCCTGCATTCGTAGGTGGATTGCCCACTCCACACACCGAAATGAATCCCCTTGTATCCATAGTAAGATTTCCATACTCAGGCAGTTGCCTGCTCCCCGAAGGGACAATCTCCACTATCCTATATCCGTAGTTCATCGTCCCATCTGCATTTACGGATGTGGTGTAGGGATGCGGGTTGGCTACAGGTGTGGCAGTATATGTAAATGACCCCGTAGCTGCATTTAGAAACAGCTTCCTAAGTGCCAATATCGCCCCCTGTATCGCACTCGGATGATCTGATGGAGCGGGGTCAGATATTAGTGTCTCCACTTGTGTCAACGGCACAGTCGAGTAGTTGTAGTAAAGATTGTAGTAAGTAGATGCGGGGGTAGATACAGCATTGCTGAACCCTAAACACAAATCATCCGCTGCTGAGACGGTTGTTTCATCTCTCGCCTGTAGCACTTGTGTTACTTCATTCCAAAGGAGAGGGTTTGTATGTGCACTAGTGTCGATAGAGGGCAAAACCTCTATGTAATAGGTCACACCTTTAATAGCTAAGAAACGCCCATCTGCGTGAGTTTTATCCGTTGTTCTTCCCGAGCTAGAGTTCTCTAGTGGTCTATAAATGGGTCGATCAACAGGGTAACGGAAAGCTGAACTTGTCGGGACAGACAAGTCGGCATCCATTGAATCTACCCAATCCCATCCTGCACACGCCTCTAGTGCATATCCATTATCTACATCACCACCTACAGGCAATAACTCCAAGTCTTGGTAGACCTTGTATCCTTCTTCGTCATAGCGGTATATGGCAAACGATTGACCCATAGCTTTGGGTGATGGGTAGGTGGGATTAGTTGCCCAATCTATCCACAAATAGACATATTTGAAGTTTTGATTGTACTCGTTATAAACGATGCCCACACCATCGCTTCCCCAAATATATGCCCCAGAAGGAAAGTCGGGGTTTTCCCTGTAGGTGACACTTGTGATGGTGTCGATCCCTGTTGTCGAGGGGGGCTCATAATAACTTGTGGTGCCTTGTGGGGATAGTCGATGTCCATACAGCTCAAGAAGCGATACCTTGCGGGAACTATGGTAAAGCACTTTGGCTATATTTGAGTACTCAACGCTGTCAGCAACGCGATCTACCCCCAAGTTGGAGTGCTGAAGATATGGATTGTTGACAAGTACACTTGCTCTGCCTCCCACAGAACTAAAGACACACAAGCCGTCTTTCTTATCCCAAAGAGACAAATCTGTTATGGGATGTGGGGCATCTCCCGTGGGCAAAACTTCCGTGAACACATAACCCGCTGGGTCTAGTTCACCATTAAACCCCTGTAAGGTTATCCACATTTGCTGATGTTTTGGATAGAACTCAAACTGAGATGCCAAAGGGTCTGAGTTTAGATACTCGTAGCTATTAGCGTACAAGTTATCTTGTGCTGTGTACTCGGATAACAGCACTTGTGAAAGAGGACGGATAGTAGCAAAAGGACTACTTGAGTTTTCTTCAGCCCCATCCCAATAGGTGTAAGAGTAAGAAGTCCCACCAAAGAAAGCTGCGGTTTGTTGCCAAACCCCAATCTTTGTGGACATCCTGCTATAACGGATACTTTCAGGCAGGACAAATTCCGCATCCACGCCTCGTGTTTCTGCGTGTCCTGTATAGCCTTTATGGGTAGTCGGGTGTGTATAAATAACCCCTGAGACGAACATGAAGTAGCTATTCAGCTTATCTATCGTAGTCTCGGCAGCTACACTTGGATGATATGATCTTGTCTTTGTCTCATGGGAGATGGATACTTTTACAGGGGGTAAGGCTCTTCTTTCAAAGCTCACATTTGGTCTAAATATAGACAACCCTGCATTTCTCTCATACGACTCTGAACTATCCAATAAGCCATCATTACCTGAAGTGCCGAGAGAGTAACCGATATTGCTTTTAATGTCGGAGTAAGAGATGAGGTTCTTGCTATATACTTCTTCATCAGAAGGGGCGATACCATCTCTCACAAGCCTCTCAAACGCAGCCTCCGTCTTGAAATGGATAAGAGCAAAGCTACCAAAGTTGCTTTCTCCCTCCACGCCTGTGGTGTTTGTCAGGTGGTCGATGTAATCTTCTATCAAAGTCACCACATGACGATAACGAGCAACCTGATAACTATAGTTATCAACCTCACCAAAAGTCAAATATCCGCCAGCCGTGTCGAAGGTCGGATAATAATCCACATCATATTCTTCCTTGTTGGGTCTGTTCTTAACATAGAACCTATCTCTTTCCTCAGGGGGAGTTTTTAACCCTGTGGGGGAGTAATCGGATAACAAAGGTAGTCTATAGCTGAGGAAGTTTCTGTCTTGTTTTAAGGTCTGTGTGCCTGATGTGGTGTCCCACACATAAGGCGAGAACAAAACAGGTAAGCCCCCTGTGATAGTCGAAGAACTGATGTTGAACGCCATAGGGTCAGAAAGAAGTCTGACCTGACCTTTGGTCTTATCCCCTGTCAATCCACCTATAGCCCCTGATCGGGTTGAGTGGGGAATGTAGTTACCTGTATGAAGTTCATATAGGTCGTACTGCCCTGTTAAACGACTAGGGAAGTCCGTATTGTTTAGATTATTGAACAACGCTCCACCGGGTTGTCCATCGTTTAAACCAACACCTTGACCAAGGTTGATTGCTGCCACCACGCGGTCTAGTACATCTTGAGTGGAGGCAGCGGGTGTGAGGATAGAACCACTTACTCCGTCCTCGTCTGAGGGGAAACGGATTAAAGCTAATGTCCCCCTATCCGCAGGGAATAAGATGCCCGAAACAACCAACCCCACATTATCCAATCCATTATCCGTAGAAGTAGCATCGAGAAGGTCGTAAGATTTTAAGGGGTCATAAACTTGAGCGGAGGGGACTACAACAAGTGATGGCTCCAAAGAGTTCTTTACGCCCAAGCTCGCTGTTGCCAAGTCTCCTGTAAAACCAATACTTAACCCTGTAGCCGAGTTGAAAATATCTGATTGAGTTTCCGCTATACCTGTTCCACCATGCAAAAATGGATAAATGGTGTTATCATTGAGTCCGAGATTATAGACGCGGCGGGGTACAGCTTGTCGAATGTCGATGTTCAAGCCAGAGGAAAACTGCGGGAGTGCGGGAGTAGTGGGTGTCGTTATTCCATAGTAGCTATTCGTTCCATCATCTCTATAGGATAAAGCCACCACATCATAAACGCCATCTTCGTTTATGTACTTGTATTGCTCTCGTGCTAAATCCCCATAAACTGAATCATTTTGCTTAACTCCCACACCCTTGTGGGGTAACTCTCTTTCTTCAGCCCACTTTTTATGGATAGTTTTCCAAGGTGGGTTATCGTTAATCTTAGCTCCGCCCCAATCGGGTCTTCCGTCATGTGAAGCGATGACTCCATTCCTGTTGGAGTATGTGATGGGGGGATATCCTATTCGAGGGGGTTGATCCTGTAGAGCGGCAGATGTAAGATCGTCCAAGTTAACTTGGACATTCCCACCGAGATAGCCCCCCAAAGCCCCCGAACTAGACACATCACTAGCACTAACGGATAGTGTATTGTTAGTGGAAAGACCAATTAACCAAGAGGCTTCATCAGTTCCTCTGTTTGAGGTGATGACCACATCGTTTTGATTGATAGACTTCTTAGGCATGATCTTATTCTCCCAACAACATGAGATGTGTTGTGCGATACACACAAGCCACCACGAGGTTCGTATTGTCTTCTCTCATATCCACCGCAACACCTTCGCCCCAAGGTGTTGTCTTAATGAACACCACCAACACCACTTCATTTTTGCGATAAAGTGTGTGTGCATCTGAGTCCACACGCATCAGTATTGGCAGGCAAGTCTTGTAGTCTCTGTAGTAAGCACTTAAGTTCTTAGCAAATGCCGAGGGGAAGTAGCTCGCGTTTTCTAAAGTCGGATAAATCACCCGACCTTCATCATCTTTGACAGGCACACCACCACCCGAAATCTCCCCCAAGGTCACTCCTACAGAACTGACGAACGGAACGAAACTCGGCAAGTCCACCATCCCTGTATTTATCCTTAAGTCATCCAAATAAACCTCTGTTCCATTCAATACACCCCATTCCGTGTATCCATAAGTATCCTCTGCCCTAGAACTTGTGCCAAGTTGTTCATAAGGGGCATAAAATGGATAACCTGAGCTACCTGCACCTGCACCCTGTAGCAAGGTGGTGATGTTCCTAGATACAGCTAAAGGTTTTAGCTCCAACTCATCAGGACAAAGACCTCCGACACCTGAGTTGACACTCCCCGCTTTTGTCCCGCAAGTTTGGGGACACACGCCTCGATAATAGACGAAGAACTTCACATTATTTGGAACACACGCCAATAATGGATAACAAGTCACTTCCACAAGTCTAGGGAAAGTGGTGCTGTCGGCTGTCCAAACAAGTATTGTCTCTGCTTGTCCAAATTGACACTCGCTCAAGTTTAAAGCCAATAAGTCCCCATCATTTGCACCACCTGAACGGTCATAAACCTCAGGTAATGTAAGGACATCCGTGGGATCATAAAAAATCCGATAGGGGAGTCTTACCGCCGTGCCACTATATGCAACAAACTCGTCTGTGCGTTGTTCACCTATGTACTCAATGGATAACTCTCGCCTTTGATCTTCTAAGTGAACTAATGGCTTCTCATTGTCCGCATCTGAGTGTGGCTCCGTACCCACAGGAAAGTTTAAAACTGCACCTCTTGGATAAGCCGTTACATCAGGTTGAAGTGTACTGATTGGTGTTTCTGTTAAGCCCTTATCCGAGGCAGGGTATTCAAGGATCACTTCTATGTATATCCCATATTCACTACCCGTATTCCCTGTTGCATCACCAACAAGACAATCCGTAGGGGCAGGGGCAGTAACCCCATCGCCTCTATTGGCGAGTTGATCATTCCTATCTAGGGTTAATCGCACCAAGGTTTCGGATAACACTTCTATCTTAGAAAACTTGGCTGTGTTATCCGTGTTGCCCGTACCATCGGTATCGTCATGCCAGCAGTATCCAATATCAAGGATACGGGTTCCATTCACCCAAAAGTCAACAGGGTTATCGGTTTCAGGGTCTAAAGGCTCAAAGGTCGTCCACAAAGCGTCTGATCTTGAGTTTAAACCTGAGAAGTCAATCTCGATAACATCGCCTTCATACCACTTCAGAGGATCACCACCTGCTGAGGCAACGCTCACACCCGTTGGGGATGTTGTACCTTGTGGATAGGCAACTATAGTCGTCCGCTCAATCAAAGGGGCAGTACTGAATCTCCTCGAAACACGATCAAAGTCTCTCTTATAATTACCCGCACTTAAATCGGATAAGCCAAACACATCACACACCATGGGTGTTGTGGATATGCCACCTGTGCCGTCCGCATAAGTGTTAAACACCGACTCGTCTAAGAACCATGTTCTGTTTGTGTTATCCAATAAGGCGTGGAACTGATATTCAAGAGCGGCTGAGAAGTCTACACCTTGTGGGAAAACTCTTCTTCGTAAGTCTAAAACATCAGATGTGGATATTTCATCCGCAAATAGACCATCAGGTCTATCCGATTCCCCAAGTGGAATCGGATCAACACAAATGACAGCATTTGTGAATGTCCCATCATGGGTGGATAACAAACCTGTGTTGGCATCGTCATTTGGATTAAACCCATACCCGCTTGCAGTATCGGCTTGGTTTCGTCTAAAGACAAAGAACAATGGGATGGCATAGACAAATCCGTCTACGCTAGAAAACTCGGTAGAAGATGTTAAGTCTCCATCTCCTGCTATCCATAATCCATGATCCGTATCATGACGGGAGAAGATGCGACCCACCACTTCTGTACCTGCACCCCCTTGAGCATAAATGCTCCCATCGTCTAACCCAAAGGGTGTGCTCACAGGACTAAAGAAGGTGCTAGAGTGAACTCTAATCCGATATTGGATTTGCACTCTTCTACTAGACGATGTGGAAATATTTGGGTCTTGGATATTATCGTCTAACCACAATGAACTATCCGAAAGAACATTCCCCGCATAATAAATATGATCCGCATCAGGTTTACCCGTACCCGTTGTCCCCCCTGAGGGTGAGTTGATGACCTCAATAGATGTGAGAGAACTAGGGGTAAAGGTGATATTGTTTCCGTTCGCACCTCCCGTCATCAGAAGAAATAAAAAGTCCGTGCCTCTTGTTTCAGCCGTGATGGTGACCCCGCCAATTGTCAAACCTAGGTTGAGTCCATCATAATCATTGATGGCTTCCGCTATGTTTCTTGCCGTGTGGGGGTTTGAAACACCAACAAAGAAGTCGGTACCCTCAGTTAGGATGATATCAGGATTAATCCCATCACCAATAGTGAGAGTATCGCCTGTAAGAACCCCTACAACCCTTAGTCGAGAGCGAGCGTTCATAGAAGGGGTTACTTCTTGAAGCCACATTTCAAGGAATACGAAATCCGTTCTCTTTAAGTCCGTACCCGGACCTGAGGTCGTCTCAGGGGCTGGCAAGTAGATTTTATTCACATCTGTTGTGGAGTTGGTTCCTTTTACTTCAAGGATTTTCCCCGCCACCAACGCCTTAAAGGGATTTACCCCAAACTCATTTGGAGTAGTGGGAGAGAAAATAAGACTGCCAACCGACTCGTTTATTGGATAACGGGAAAGGATGCCTGAAGGCAGGTCAATCCGAGACTTTTCGGAGAGGATGTCTTGGGATAGATTGAGTTCACTATCCAATAGAGGGCGGGATTGTTGATGAACAACGGAGTCCCAAGAGTAGTTGGAGGGGGATAGATTTCTGCTTACGGTAGATAGAAACTTAGTCATTATGGATACTCGCTCTTAAAAGGTGAGTCGCCATGTTATGGCTAAGACTGATCCATTGGGTTTGTTTATCACGGGAAAAGTGAGATAATTGACCAACACATCGTACTCGGTGATATCAATTGTGGTGTCTCTACTTGGGAAAACCACATCTGATCCCGACTCTTGTACAGGGTCAAAGACGGAACCCTCTACCCCGCTCGATGTGGATAAAAGACCCATTTCAGTCAAGGCACCAACAGCTTCACTCGCCTCAAAGGTGGTTGTGAAGTCTACAATATTGGTGGGAATTGAGTTACCATCACCATCTTCCGAAATGGCTCCCGAAGAGGTACGGAAAATGGGAGTAGAAAACTCCTTACGATAGAGTGGTGTTTGGAGTCTTCTTTGGCGATTATCCGCAACATCAGGGGATTGTGCATTTCCGCTCGCTCCCGTACCCACACCGAGCATATCTATTGCCCTCGCTCTTGCGTCACCCGAGAACAACAACGCAGCTAATACGCCCCCATCTAATGTGTAGATATTAGACTTATCCAATACCACTTCTTCTGATCCATCTGCGTGGATTAGAACTCCAAACACATCGCCTTTGACTTTAACACCTAGCTCAGAAAACCCAAGTCCAAATTGGATAGCTGATGTCTTAGGGGCAGGGATTTGAGACTTGATCATATTGTCCTCCATTACCTATGGGGCTAGGTGATGGAGTATTTAATAACTAGCAAGCCTCCCAAGACCTAGCGTCGCATTACAATACCCTAAACTTAAGCACCAAAAGTAAGCGTGTAGTTGATCTCTAATGTACCGTCATCTGTCTTGGTGATGGTATTCGCTAAAATCTTACGGGCAAAAAGTCTCATATTGGTCGATGCCGTAGGCACTTCATTGGTCAGGAATCCATCCGCATCGGCATTGTTCCCTGCCGTCCACAATCCAATTTCGGCAATCCCGCCCGCTAGGTTTCCTTGTGCTGTGGAATAAGTTGTGGTGAAGCGTACTTGGTTGTATGCAGGGAAGGTCACGGAATCGACTCTCCGAGCATAGACGGTCACAGCATTGGTGGGATCGAAATCTGTATCCACCATAGTGACCTTTTGGTTTTGGTTCGCCACACCTGTGTCGTTAGAACCTTCATTGTCGCCAATTGCTATATAAGCTATGTGGTTCCTCGCCGCTTCTTGGATAGTTTGATCCGCTCCCCCTGCCCCTATGAAGTTTCCTCCTGAGGGGAAGGTTGTATTATCAGTCATGTTTGTTCCCTCAGGGCGATTGGGAATCGCTGTGGGGGCTGCATTTGTTCCAAGTTTAGGGAAGACCGCATCCATCAGGATATTGTTGGACATCTCCACCACGGCGTTCGGCCCAAAGACTTCCTGAACAATCTCGCCCTTGCAGTTACGAACAAGTGCGTGTACTTTTCCTGTGATGATCATCATTTCGGATACTCCTGTTGTTAGTTCATAGACCTGCGTCTATAAATGATTTATGATGGGTGGTTTATGAGGCTTGGGTTATGAGGATGCTTCCGTCTTCAAGAACCTGAAGAAACAAGTTTTGCTGACAGATCAGGTTAGAAAATGATCTGTAATCAGGCGGATTGTTTGAGTCATACAGAGTGTTGTAGTCCGTTGCACCTGCCGAGTAGGTGTAAGCTCTAAAGGCTAGGATTAAATCAACGCCCGCGTCCTTATCCAAATAAAGTCTGTATTTTGTCCCTGTAGTCACAGACCAAGAAACCTGAGACACATTATTTGTGTTCGTTATTTCGGACTTGGGGATTAATCCACCCGTGCCTGAGTACTCACTAGGCACACTCACTACTCTCCCCGTCACAACACCTAATGAAGGATCGGTGCGGAGCAATATCTTGGATTGTGGGTCTGCGGCAGCCCCTAATCCATTATCAAGGTTCTTGAAATAGGCATACAATCGCACTTGTGTGGCGTATGGATAAATAGCCGTCTGACCCGTTGTATCTTGTGTGAATGTTGTTGTTCCGTCTGTATTAACTCTAAGTGTGTGAAGATAGTTGCGTTTTACATTCAATGCCCCTGTAGAAGGGAATAAGTTGTAATAACTACCCCATGTATTATCCGTATATTTAAAAGCGATGTTGAACTCAGGCGTAGGGCTCGCATCGTTATTTAACCTAGCGAAGATTTTATACTCGGTAGGTTGTGTCGGAGAGTTATATTCCTCGATACGATGATTAATCGTACTCGTAGATAAGGCTCTATAGATCAAATCCGCTTGTGTCGGGGATGTATTGGAATAACCCGCACTTACAGCGGCAGAGAATGAGCCCTTATATAAACCCTCATAAGCCAAGGCATTGGTAGGGAATTCCATAAATCTCGGAAGGCTCGACACAAGGGTAGGATATGTGTTGTCCCCTTGGGCTTGTCGGGCATAATAATCGTTTTCCGAGTACACAAAGAACTGAGCAGCACTACTGTAAAGCGTACTAGAAGTCTGTACTGCCACACTCAGCTTGTCGTTCCCATAAGCCCCACTAAAATCTTCTCGCTCCACATTTGTTGCCGTCATGGTATTGGATAAACCACTACTGTCTGTAGTGGCATCAGAAACAGCTAAGAGTAGAAGTTTGGTGTTGGCATCTGTAGAGAGTTGTGTCGATGGAGGCGTAAAGGGTGCATCTTGAGAGGTGTATCTTGCTACTCCAACGCTCATACGGAAGTTCGATAAGTATCCATTAAAGTAATAATTGGCGGTTTGGGCTTTATCTCCGCCTATGTAGAGGCTTCCATTGCTTGCCCCCGTGAAGTCCAAAGAAGTCACCAAACTCAAGCTGTCATCTATCTTGGTCGCCGCCAATGAATATCCATTTTGGGCAAGATAAAGAGTTCCGCTGTAGCGTGTTAGTGCAAAGTGACTCCAGCGGTCGCGTATATTATTTACCGCAAACCCTATGGTGTAGTTTGTCGAAGCATTTATCCGATATGCCAAATATATCGTCTCTAATGCCGCATCATAGTAAATGGATAGTTGTTTAGACGCACCCGGATAATCTAGATCAAAGATGTATGCCCGATGGCTGTAACTAGTACTGAGTTGTTCGTTAGTCAGGTACTGAAACCACTCTATCGTAAAATCTCCCGCACCTAAGTTGAAGTCCGACTCTCCCGTTCGGCTGAGATATCCGTTGTAATACGGATAAGAAAGAACCCCACTCAACGACAAAGAGGACATAGGATTCGCCAAGGTGGGTACTTCACTCGACCATGACACCGAAGATGTGTTGGATAGTGTAGTACCCGTACCTGTGAACGCGGTCGCAGCATCAGTAGCCACAAGTCTAAAGACATTTATGCTCACACTTGGAAGTGGGGCAAGTGGAATACTGAAAGTTCCCGTCCTTGTGGTCAAATCCGCCGTACCTGAAATCTGATAGAGATACCTTAAGTTTGTAAGGTATCCCTTAAAGGCATTATCGGCTACGGGAGTTGTTTCGTTACCTATGTAAAGATTAGCCGCACTTGAGTTGTTTATGTTGTAGGTGGTTGACCAAGTGCTACCAAGCTGAACTCCATTGGCATAAGCTCGTATTTGAGAACTACGACCAACAAGGGCGATGTGAACCCACTCGTCATTCGGAACTGAACCGAAGTTGTTGGATACAGATGCCGAACCTGTTGAAACCGAAAACTCTAATCCCGTTCGGCTCAATAACCTAACTCTGAACCTATCCGAAGTCCCACGCAAGTTCCTAGAAAACACTACAGGATTCGTCCCTCCCCCTGAACTATCCAAATACATCCACCACTCCACCCTGAAGGCGGTTGTCGAAGTGTCAAAAGCAGATATATCCGCTCCCACCAAGTAAGATGTGTCCTCCCCTGAAAATAAAATGCTCCCATCAACCAAACTCAAAAACTCGTCATAAGTCGTCAAAACTTCATCCGTGATTACACCCACACTATCCAATACAGATTTGGACGATATATAGGCAGTCCAATCGTCCGAAACGGATACGAGAGCCTCCGTTACAACAGAAGTCAAACTCAAAGACAACGATGTCGTATCCGCAACACTAGGCACACTCTCCACCACAGAACTAGGCAAGAGTAAATAACTAGTCGTTAGTGCATCCGAAACAACACCTACACTATCCGTTTGATTCATCGGAACAAAAACGGCTGAAGTAGAGATGGTATCCGTGGATGCTGATACGCTATCCGACAGCACAAGCCTTAAACTCGTTTCCGTTGAATCGTCTATCTGTACACCCTCTTCCAAAACCACCGCCGCCGTGTACTCATAGCTCGCCACTACGCTATCAGACACAATTATTAAATCCGATACCGAAACAGCCCCCAACTCTAGTAATGATGATATTTCATCCCCCAACACAGGCACAAGATCAGACACCGACTGAGACGCTATAAACGCACCTCCTTCATCCGTTATATCCACACTATCCAATAACGATACGACAGGTACACGGAACCCCGCACTATCCGTAATGGAGATGTTATCGGTGAGGTTGGTGGATGCGATAAATACCAATCCGCTATCCGTAACGCTCAGGCTGTCCTGAACACTCAAGCTCTTAATTCGGGCAAAGACGCTATCTACCAACTCAACTACTTCATCAGACACACCCACAGCCGCATACAAATAAGATGTGATCACACTATCCAAAATCCCCGCAACACTCTCTGTTATCCCAATGTTGCCATACAGGTAAGATGTGATCACACTATCCGTAACGCTCAGACTATCCTGCACACTCAGGGAATCCCCAAAGAGATAGGATAAATCATCAGTCACGGATAACACTTCAGAGACATTTGTGGAGATGCCAAAAGAAATCTGATCTGAGATACCCGATACTGCATCTTGGACCTGCATGGGCGTGTACGCATATGATGTGGTCACTACATCACTAAAGGTCACACTATCCAATAACAGATATGCAGACAATTGTGAGAGAACGCTATCCAAGATAGGGCTTAGGTTATCGGATACTGAAGTGGAGTATCTTAAGAGAACAGCATCAAGAATGTTGTTGATGACATCTGATGCAGTCCTCGGCAGGTAGGCGTAAAGGGTCTCTACTTCATCAGATGAGGCACCCAACACATCAGAAAAGTTAAATCCCGATAGACCTGTTATTACGCTATCCGTGATTGAAGCGAGTGTGTCTTGTATGAACTTGGTTTCAGAAGTAGAAACATTGTCCAAGAGATTAGGGATATTATCCGCCGATAATGCAGGTACAAAACCATAAGTGACTGATGCCGCATCACTAAGACCTAAAGAATCTCCCAAATTTAAAGACAAACTCTCCAAAACAGACACGGAGTCCGAAATAAGAGAGACTCCATCTGAAAAGTAAAGACCCAAAACCGCATCCGCATTATCTATTACGGATAAACTATCCAATATCAGAGTAATGATTTGGGTAGATGTGGAGTCATTGATGGATGACAAGCTATCCATTATGGACAAGCGATAAAGGTAACTGAAACTATCCGTAATAGATTGAGTGGTTTCGGTGACGGAGCTAGGGAGGATGAGATAACTTGTGCTGAGTACATCCGTAGGTGCAGGTATGTTTTCTTGGATAAACTTGGACTGAGCGAAAGTTAAAGCATCTGTGGGAGCGTCTACAACATCTGATATGGAGATGAGTGGTATCTCAGGTGTGATTGTGTTGTAAATGCTGCTAGGGATAAAAGATAAGCGATCTCCATGTAGTGGCTCGCTTGGATAAAACACATCTGCCACAATCTCAATACTTGCCCCGACATCTTCGGAGGATTTGGGGGCAAGAACATCAGGGTCTGAGACCATCAGCCAAGAAGTGACCTCTCCTGGATTTGTCGCAAAAGTGACCTGAAAAGTGTAGGTCTTGTTGAACCCCATGTCCATAGGGTCATCTAAGTCATAAACTTCGGAAGAAGAAGCCCAAGGGGTATTTAATGCGTAGGGGGCATTCGTGCCACTAGAGAAAAACCTAAGTCCATCAGCACCTGCGTTTTGCTCCATATATACTTCTATGTAATAGGTCTGATTTGGAATATGATTAAAGTATCCATTTGGGTCAGCTTCATATAACGGAAAGTCGAAGTTTCCATTATCGTAGTTGAGGCTAAAGCCGCTTCCTGTTCCTTGGTCTATCCATCTATATGCAAGAGGAGCCCCATTCGGAGGAGACGGGTGTTGTTCAAAACACTCAAAGCCGCCTCCGTCTGCAATCGGATAAAGGGTTTGATAGTATTTGATCCCATCACTACTTATCCGATAAATCGAGAAGTAGTATCCGTCCCCTCCGAATAAACTGAGGGAGTTGTACTGAAAGAACAAGTAGGTGGGGATTGTTGTGAATGTGGTTAGCTCTGTTGTCGAGATAGGTCCAAGCGTGTACAGAGAGTAATCCCCATACAACACATCGTCTACATAAGAAGTCTCGGTGTGTAATTCGGATAAATAACCACCCACATAAAACGCGGTGGGGCGATCTTCATAAAAGACGGGTTCCCCTGCCACTCCGACTTGAGTCGTGGAAGATCGAGCAATAACGCTTCGTGTTGCATCTTTATATCCGCCACCTATTTGAGGTTCAGCTAATCCCAAAGGATTAGACATAATCTCATCTGAGGTGCTTTCGGATAAACCGCTGAATGAATGTGTTGGTTTCTTAAGTGGGGCTTGACCTTCAAGGAGTTTCTCTCCCGAGAACCAAGTGCCTTCACTTGTGAGCGGGTTTGAACTTACAGCCGATATCTCAAGGGTCGTTAAGACATCCACACCCTGCACCAATAAATACCCACTATCCAATGTGCCTAGATATTCATTCCCATCAGTATCCGTTATTGATAGTATGTAATCAGGTTTGAAGCCGAGTTGAACAAAAGATATTTTCCCATCGCTCGTGCTTAGGTTTGCCGTAGCGGGGGCTGATATGTTTGATACCTTAGATGACGAGGATACTCTATTCAGTATAAAAGAGCTATTTAGATATTGTGTGGTGGTGTTTGTCGTGGATGTAGAATTAAGACCATAGCTAGCCTCTCTTTGTTCAAAAAACAAAGGGCTTATGGGTTCTACTTTGTTCAGTACAAAGTTTTTCCGTCTTATATAATAAGGTGGAGCGGAGGGGGCGGAGTAGGCAGACTTACGACCTTGTGTGGTGGTGACTTGTCCGAGCTTGCGGGTAGCATTTAAGACCAAACGAGTATCGTTTAGTGCTGTAAACCGATAGACTTCATCTTCGTCATATGGATAAACGATGGTTATCCTATCAAGGTCATTTAGATATGATGATCCATCGGGATTTAAAACATAAAACCGATTGTCAAAATAGCTGTAAAACTTGATTTTATCGGCTGGTAATTCGATGCCATTCACGAATATAGAACATGATTGTGTGAGACCTAAGGCGATTCCCTTGTAAAAGAAACGGATATTGAGATCAGGGAAACTAAACCACAGATTTGAAATATCAGGCGGATAATAAGTAAAGGTGTAGCTCTCATAGCGTATGTCTTGCCGAACCTTCCAAGGACTAGAGAGGTTTGTGATTTCCACAACGCCCTGAGATGCACTCACAGAATCTAGTTGAATGACCTTGGCAGATAACTTGTGTTTGACGGGTGTTTTTAGAAACATATCCAAGTAATACGCCACACCGTTTAACAACACCAAACTACCATCACCCAAATAGGATAACATTTGGGTTGTAGAAGTAGATGTGTTCTTGCCAACAACAAAACCATCAGCATCTACGGATAAGACATCCACTCCTATGTCGCGTAACACTTCCTCGGCTACTGCGTCTAATGGAAAACTCCAAATTGGATAGTCACCTGAGGGTGGTGTGCTGTTAGAGACGGAGATGACTCTTCGGCGTTGACCAGAGGGAGCATTTTCAGAGGCTTTAATCAGAAGAGAGTTGGGTTTGGTGATGTTTGTTCGATAGAGCCTCAGGGTCTTATTAGAGGCATATCCAAACAAGACATCTCCCCATGTCCCTAGACGGACTTTTCTCATATCCTCTTGGTGGAACTCACCCAAGGATAAAGACATTCCATCCTCAGTCACGCCAAGAGTCTCATCTTCTTCTAAGAGAGAAGCGACCACACCCGTCTTTATGTGGGCTGGCTTAAGAACCGAAAATACCTTTCTTAGATTTTCCTGAATCTTAAGAACATTGAGACTTAGACCAAGAGATGCCTCGTGAGTGTGTGTAGTCCCCTGCGTATCCGTATAAGGCTGAACCACACCATCAATAACTAGATGGGTATGAAGTGCATCTCCCCACTTCATACCAATAGGATAACTTGTGCTTCCCAATCCCGTGGGTCGAGAGAACACAAAGTGTCGGTGATCCTCAGCTATAGAAGTGATGCTGAGGATGCTAGATGTGAGATTAACAACAAAGTTTTCAATCTCTAAGGAGACTTCTGAACCAAGAGAGTTTAAAGCCTCTAGAATTGAGGAGTTACCGCTTCCCTTGAAGAGCGACTTCAGCGTGTCCTGAAGAATGGAGTGCAGTTCTTCAATGGTATCCGTGGAGGGTATGGCAGATTCGTTGGGTGGAAAGACAGAGTACAAAAGCCTTGTCGAGATAAACTCAGCTCTCATTTGTGTGAGATCGGCATCGTCTATGTTATCCACCGAGTCCACCAAGAACTCTGCTAAGATAGCCGCTATGCCCTCATAAAATATCCTGTGATTTGCTCCATATGCTTCCGTGATATAGTTAGAAGCGGTGCTCCTAGCTAGAGAAGAAACGATGCGTTCCGCCAAGATATCCTCAAGGAGTCGGCGTGAACTAGACTTTCTACCCAAAGGGTCTTTTTGAACTCTAGGATCATATGGATAAATACTCATCTCGCCTCCTCGTAAGTAAAGCTCACATCCCCCACCTGTAGATATGAGAACTCATTTATCACCACATCTCTGACTACACCTGTGGAATCGCCTGTTGTGTAGTTGACACTTATCGTGTGGTTACTCGGATGATCCCCTATGGGTAAACATAATCCCACCTTGTGTTGTGTATTTGGGACATCTACATAAACACCTAGACCTGTGTCATAAACGCTCAGTCCCTCTACCCCCATGATTGTGGCTGAGGTTTTTATCCAATTTGCCTTAAATGATCTTTGTGAGATGCCCAACAAAGGTATCTCCTGCCCATCAAGGAAAACCCGTGCATTTACCCCGCCCTCTACACTCGCGTTATTGGATAGTCCCGTGTCAAGTATCCAAACCTGATGTGTGGAGTTGTTGAGTTGGGTTATGTTTCTTAACGAACCTACCACCACGGGTTCTCTTAGAATAGACCCCCCTGCCTGAAGTGCTAGCTGCGTCAATGGCATGATCACATATGCCACACCTGTTGTTCCATCTATCTCACGGATAATATCCGAAACCCGAAGTGATCCACCTAACACTTGACCCAAGATGAGATTGGAAAGGTTATTACGGATAAGGGAGTCAACCGTATTGATGTTGGAACCCCGCTCCAAAACAACTACAGCCTTTATGTCCACATACACGGGGGACACCTCCTTCGCCAATACATCAGCCCCTAGGTGTTTATTAGCCTCTAACTCAACCTGCAAATTGGATAATACGATATTTGTTTTGTAGGTGACTGTGATGTTTTCAAGGTGTTGGTATGTGACCAACACCACCTCTCCATCTGTTATCCCCCCTGCGGCACTAGTCCTACGAATAGAAACCACATCACCTTCTGAGATGATTTCATAATCAGGCGAAGTTACACTTGGATCAAGAGGGCTATCAAACACCACACCTGAAGTGTTTGTCACCACAATACTGTTTACATCGACACCTAAGTTTGCCAACCTATCAGGATAAAATCCAATCAGCGTGTGGGCTTCTTGAGTGACATCTATGATTTTCTCAAGTCCATCATTTTGAACACGGATATAATCCGAAGCTCTCGTGGATTGACCCAACATCAGCGGGTCTTCAGACTTAAAGAAGTCGAACTCCAAGTTCGACCCATCAGGCTTGGTTACGGAAACCACTTCTCTAACGGGTTGCCTGTCCAAATGGATATCTGAACTGATCTCTGAGCGATAATCACCCAATATGATATCGCCAAAAGCATATGTCGGTTGTGTGATTGAGACCTCAAGCTGAATGGTAGTCCCATTTGTAATTACAGCATCGGTCAAGTCAAAGAACTCTCCACTCGTGGCATTCTTTAGACCTAAACCTAAGTCTTCTCGATCTATCATGGCGAATAAAGATGGGGAGGAGGCATCAGCGAGTTTAAATAAATAAGAACCTTCGCTCACAAGAGGAAGAAACCTTGCCCCGCGTTTGGTCTTGTATGTAGGTGCATAAGTATCCGTTACACTAGCTACGCTCTCGCCCCTTATCCAAACATCTACCTTTCCGCCTAGTCCATCGTCTCTCACCATATATGGGCTGTCCGCATCTATGACCAAGACGGAAACTACCCCTGAGGTCTCTCTCGCCACCCTAAGGTATCCATTTCTTGTCCCCACATCCACAGAGGACAAATACCCTAAAGACCTTGCCGTCAAATCGCTGTTGCTCTCAATATCCTGACCACCAAAAGTAGCAGCTGTGTTGATCACCCTTAATCCCGCAGGGGCTCCCTGAGTGATTTGACCACTTGTTAAATTCCCCCTTAACCCTTCCTCTATTGCTTCTATCTGTAAGGTCAATTCATAGCGTTTACGCACAGGGTTATAAAGCGAAGCCGCATTTTCAGCACTAAAACCCCCTGATTGAATCGTCTTAAATGAAACCCCCCCTCCCGTTAACACCGTTCCTAAAGGCACGGATAAGGTAAATGTAGGCTTATTAGATAAATAAAAGATCACTTCTCCCCTCGCCCGAACCCCCAATCTACGCGATAATCCAAAATTAGACGCTAGTCTCTCAAAGGCACCATCTATGATGTTTTGTGTCTGAACATCCGTCTGAAGAAATAACGCATCTTTTAGAGCCAGCTTATATGAACTGTTGGAGACCGATATAGATGCACCCGTGTTCAAAGGGTCATCTATGTTTAATAGACTCAGAAAACTCGTGGCTCGATAAGAGAAATCCAACACAAATCTATTACGGGATAACTCAGACACCATCGGGTCTATCATCAAATCTCGGATAGCTGATCCTGCTTGTACTGCCGCATCCTCATCAGCGGCGTAAATCGTCTGAATCAGACTTGTGGTCAGGTCGCTATCCGAAACATTTGGAAGACTAAGCGTTGTGGTTTGAATGTCTATCGGTTGTCCTGAAACCTCAATGCTATAAACGGATTCTATCTCAAGATCATCAACCACTTTAACCGCAGTCACAACATAATAAATAGGGCTAGTCGCAGGAAGGGTTGAAAACTCTCCCACTTGATAAGTCGGTGGCTGTGAGTTCGGCGTGGCTGTCCTTGAGTGCCTAAACTTCATCTCCACACTCAGACTCATTGCCGACACTACTGCCGAAACTCTTATCCTTGTTGTTGTTTCAGGTATCTCCACATCCCCAAGAGAAGCCGTAGATAGTACGGCTGAAGAAGAATTCTGTAACGCCTGAACTTCCACAAACAAAGGATCAGCTACACTCGGACTCAAATCCGCCGTCAAACCCCCCAACTCAGTTATCCGCTCCGTCCGCACACCATAAGACACAGGGTCTAGCGGTATCGCATTTATTAGATAGTATCCATTTAGCCCACCACCACTTGATGTAGAACCATAGATGTTGTAGTAGGTCACATCATTGTCCGTGTGATCAAAAGAAATATCCACAGCATTTTGTGACCGACCGATACGGATATTTGTGGGAGCCGATGGTGGTGTCACCTGTTCATTCTCAGGGGAAACCACATCAAGACGGATAGTTTTATCCGTCAAACCCGCACCACTAGCCGTTATTTCAAATGAGTTCGATCCCTGCGAAATGTCTATCCCACCCATAGATGGAAATATCCATGTGGTTCCTATTATCTCTATGTCCGCATCTACTCCCACCGATGTATAACTTGTCCCATTAAATAGAATTGTTATCTCGGTGTAATCCGAAATGTTCCCTCTTAGGACAACCTCTTCCCTTAAGGTTGAATACACCACACTAGCCGCTGAAGTCTTAACCCCATCAGGGCGAATGATCTCAAATAAACTCATGATAGGTCTCCATCTAGCGGGATACTGCCAGGAACGGCAAATACAATGTTTATGTTCACGGGAGAGCCACTAGCCGCTCTCACCACCACAGTACACAATACACTCGTCTCATCGTTCCCTATCCGTTCCACAGAGACGCTATCCAAACTCAACAAGCGTTCTTCATTCGTCACCACCTGTAGCTTGGATTGCTCTCTCTGTAACCCTTGAAATCTATCCAATGCTTCTTTGACACTTTGCCTTATCAAAGACGGAAGGGCAGTACTAGACTTCTTACCCACTAGACCAACCGCATTAGACCCATACCAATCGTGATATGGATTGCTACCCTGTATTGTCAATAGCGTCTTCGCTATGTTCTGATACAATAGGTCATATCCCTCCACTATGGATAAATCACCCGTGGTAGAAAATCTAAGGTCATTCTCTACCCCTGTTGCATTGCACCTACGACATTGAGACTTGATGGTTGTGTAGGTGATATCCAATAACCCCTCAGGGTCTAGAGGTTTATCAAACGCCAACATATACCCCCCCACTCCGCTTTTCCTCAACTTCCAACTCGGCGTTATCCTTTGTGGCTTCGCTCTCACCTTTGAAACCGAAAAACCCAAACTATCCATTACTGAACCCCTTACGCTAAACCCTACTCCCCTGCGGTTATCCGTAAACTTTAATGCTAACTGATGTTCCATCACAGAAATCTCGCCCAACTTGTTCTCTAAAAAAGAAACAAGCGTAGCTGTGCTGTAAATTTTAGGTGGAATGATCAAATCATAAGAAACTCCACCCTCTAACTCCACCACCAACTCATTCGCCCCCGCCTTTATCCGATATGGACCTTTAAGAGGAGATATTACTGAAGCCTCTCTGAACAAGCCCACCGAGGGCAGTTCTATTCCGTCTCTCCTCAAGACCAAAAGATTTTCACCTTCGATTGGACTCGCAGGTGAAATAAACTTGCCCCCATCTAAAAACACCCGCTCATAACGGATAAGATGAGGGCAAGCGTGAGCTATCTGCAAGTCTTTACTCATATTGTCACCCCATGAAGAAGTGGTTAACTATCCACACAAAACGGATAGTTACATGGGGGCATCAATAAAAGATTTACTTCATTCCCACTAAGTCCTGAATCAGAAGTGTACGAGCAACATCAATAACCGACTTAGGTGCCATAGTGATTGCTCTAAGAGCATCCACACAGGTAGAACCCTTTAAACCCGGTTCGGCATCTGCCAAAACTTGGCGGTTTGAAACTTCAAGGATAAGGCGAAGACGGATAAACTCTTTGAGGCAGGCTGCAAAATATCTTCTACCTGCCTTCATGGGACCCTCAGGGAACTTCTCGGACTGATAAGGAGCTATACCACTCCCACCCCAAACAAACTTGATCATCTGAGTCGTGAACACAGCTTGATTCATGACGAGTAACTTTGTGGGCATATACCTCTCTACGGAAGCCCAAAGACTAGCCACCAATCCCCCAAAGTCTGCCGCCTTTCTAAATTCAGGAGCGACTCTCTGCAACTCTCTGAAGTTAAGTAAGAAAGGGTTAACCGACAGCTTCACAGTCGTTGTACCCCCTCCGGCCACTTCAAAAGTCACCCCCGACAAGGCTAGATATGCGTAAAGGACAGCATAACCTCCGCTGGATATCGCGTTCCTATCCGTATTTTGAATACGCCTTGTCGCTAAAGGAGAGATGCAATCATCAATAAGGGTTGCGAGTATTTCCATCTGAGGCAAACTTGTTATCCTTGTGGATAACAACACATCCTCAGACATAGCAGGTATCTCTAACGCATCCTTAATTACCCCATTTAAATCCGCCATAAAAGAAGCATCATTCTTCACGGCTTCATTGATGAAGGCTTGCCATGTACCATCATCTCCTAACAGCTTTTCTGTGACTGCTCTCGGTTTACTCGGATAGTTAATGACGGCATCTTCATAGGTGAAGTTGTAAGCATCACCCGCACCACCACCATCTTCATCTTCGGGAGCGGAAAAGTCTGTGGAGATGCTTTTGACCGACTTTGAGGATACATTCCCATTGGCGATGTTAGATACAATCAGAGCCGAGGTCTGCTCAAAGACCGACTCTAGTGAGCCGAGATTTAATTTCAAAACAAAGTTAAATAACGAGTTACCCTTAAAATACTTATCAAAGACCGCAACGGACTGCTCAGATTCAGCTTGATTGCGTGCCTCTGTGGTTGGGTAACTCCTAGTACCACGGACATAGCTTGTAGCGTTATATGCCCTAAACCAAATGCGGTTCCAAGCCGACTCGTAGTCGGTGCGGTGTCTGTTCCATGCCTCCTTAAGAGAAGCCCAAAGCTGATTAATCTCCGTATTCGGCTTAGGATTGGAAGATGCCTTAAGTGGAGCACCCAAGAAACGATCTATAAACTTCATGTTGGTCATCTTGAGTTCAGCGGGAGGCTGTACGGTGGTCGTACCTAGCTTCACCATCGCACCCCACCACATCTGAACAAAAAAGTGCTGAAGGGTATCTAGGGGCATTTCCCCATATTCTTGTTTCTTAGCTGGACTATCCCATTTGGTCGGCAACATGGCGAGTTTATCCATTCCTGCCTGTTTCTTTAAAGCGGACAAAAATTCAGCCGCTTCCTTGTTGTGGGAGGCAAACCCACTCCGCTCGATCAGAACACCTAAGGTCAGTAGTTTCTTGTCCATTATCTTATCCTTTCAGAAGATTCTTAGCCGGTTGTCAATAAACAGAAAAAAAGTATCCCACACCCCCAACTAACATGATTAGTGTTGACTGACACCACCTACCCTGTGTAGACTAGGTGCTACCCCCCGTGTCTCGGTGACCAACCATATGAGGCACAACTAACCCTCTCTATGAGGAGACCATCGTGTTAGAGAAACTGCGGCAAGACCTTTTTGGGAAGCGGGAGGAAGCGGCGAAGGTGGAGGCTCAGATCAAAGCTCTAGAGGCTCAGATCAAAGCCCTTGAAAATAAAGACTCGATTTTCGACACCATGTTCAACGAGATTGAGTCGTATCAGGTTGTCACGATCCAACCGCCTAAAAACCGCCCCTCAAGGAGGACTTACAACTCCACAGAGAAGTGGCTGTATGACGGAAAGTCCGCCAACTACGAAAAGCTGAGAGAGTTTTGCCTCCGTCATGGGGGCAGGGACACAGCTATAAACTTTGCTCTAGGCGACTTGGAAGATTATTTTCAAGATTTTATCGTCTTCATCTGCGACAAGAACAATCTTTCCGCTATGGTGGATAAAGGCAAAGAACCCACACAAAACTCAATCTTCTACCATTTTAAGCAGTTCGTGTGGCGGGCAAGTATGGTCGAGGGACAAGATGCCCTGCAACGCCAACGCGGGCGTAAGACTCAACAAGAGTGTAAGCGTGGTTCTCGGTATCACTATCAGTCCGAAGACTCCGCTAAAGTGGTGACAAAGGTGGACGAGGATAACCCCGAAAACACCGAAGTAGACTACTTTTACGACTACACCTCCGAAGCTGAAAAGCTAGCTGAAGCTGATTCCATCTCAAATCATGTCAAACACCTCCTCACCTCCAAGTTCGGTCAGGAGACAGGTCTTATCCGATATGGAATATATCGTGATAAGGTCGAAGGCACCTATCAAACCCACCAAGAGTGGGCTGAGGCTAAAGGCATCACCACCATACACCTAAAGAAACACATCGAAGTGATCGAAAAGGTCATCGCCCAAAACCCCACCGATTTCGGATACTGAAAGAGCGATCCCCAACGGGGGAACACTTCCCTAGTAAAACACTTATATTTAGTATCCCATTCGGGTTATACAATTATTGTATGGCGAGTGAGAGATAGAACCCAAAATCCAAAAGAGAAGTTACCTCCATTATGCAACAAGACTCCTATGTTTCCCTCGCCATCAAGGTTCTCCAAGAACAATCTCAAGGTCTGACTCTCGATGACCTCACGGATAAGATTCTAGAAAAGAAGGGGTCTCCCCCCTTGGGCGGAAAGAGACCCAAAGCTACAATCCAAGCCGCTTTGTATAAGCACATGAAGAGGCATGGCGACTTCACCTTAGATAAGGCAGGTCTTTATTGGATAAAAACCGCTCAGGCTACCCACCCCCCCACCACCAAGACTCCCAAGACCAATCCAAAGCCGTCCCCCGCTCACCCTCACCAAGACAACTTCTTATCTGAGATCAAAGCCCACAACGACAAGGTAAGAAAGCAACTTTTGGATAATGTATTGGGTAAGTATAATGGGACTCAGTTTGAACATTTTGTGGCAGGTGTCTTGTCTCGAAAGGGCTGTCGTGATGTTCGAGTCACACCACCCACTAAAGATAAGGGTATAGACATAAGAGCCATTTATATAGGCTTAATCAATACTGAGGTTGCTATACAGGTTAAGAGATACGCAGGGAAAAACAAAGTCGGATCAAAGGAAGTTAGGGAGCTAAGAGGAAGCCTCAAGCATGAAAGCGGGATGATCATCTGCACCTCGGGCTTCACCAAAGAGGCAATTGAAGAAGCCAGCCGTAAAGATAATAAACCCATCGCCCTAGTTGATGGAAAGATGTTTATTGATTGGCTCATCGAGTGTCAAATAGGGGTCAAAAGCGAAGATTTTGTAGTCCTAAGCCTTAGTACAGATACGCTATAAGCTGACTATTTATTATCCAATAAATTTTCAAGTGCTTCCATCCGATCAAGTAGCTTGTTGTAATCCCTGCGGGACACAGAGCTAGATTTACTTAGCTCGTAGTTAGAACTCACTTCTTCCAATCTCTGTTTCAAATCTTCAACCTGCTTCTCTAGCTCTTTGGTCTGAACATCTGAACCCTGATGACGACCGCTACACCTTTTATCCATTTCACTTTCAGATTTGGTCTGTTTACCCTCGATCATCTTCTTAAAGACCACAAATCCAATCGCGACAACAACAGCTAATGGATTGTCGCCTAGTTTATCCAAAACTTTCTCTAAAATAGTGTCCTCTACCACCTGAAGTACTTCCGCTATGGGCTGAACCTCTTGAACGGACGATTTCTCAATTGCCCTCACAGGCTCAGGCTCAGGTAACTTCTTGGGGACAAATATGCGGGGAGGTTCTCCCACCGATAAGACAATCTTCCTGTCTTCACTCGATGGGAGGATTTTGCACTTCCCTATATCGTCCGTTAGATACTCCCCATCAGCATACCATCCGCCATCTTTCCAAAAGACGAGAGATACATCACCCCCTATTATGCACTCTCCGTCTGCCATTTCTTATTTCTTTGCCTGAATATCATCCGTGATGGACAGCTTGTCCGTGCGGTCGAGCATGAACCACTCGGTGGACACAGGCTCGAAACACTTGAAGTGGTCAAATACCACTTCCTTATCGAAGTCCTTACATGAGTACACATCAAGCTGAATCAGCCCCGGTGACTCCTCGTCCCACACATGGATGGCGATATGAGAAGTCTCAATAATGCAGACCCCTGTTACGCCCCTATTTCCCTCTTTATCCAAATATGTCGCATGAGGTCCATTAAGAATCTTCATGTCAATCTTGGAAATAAGCTCTTTGAGCCAATTCTTCGTCTGTTCCTCGCTCATGGGAGGCTTCATGACATGGGAACGAATCACAATGTGCTGATGAACTAGGGGCATACTCTGTGTACCTCAAAAGGGTCGGGAGGGTTAGTATCCGTTTGAGTACCCCCATAAACAAACTATTAATCAGCTATCCTTAGTAGACGGCATCAGGGTTGTCTGAGTTGTTCCTGCTAAGGTTGGGAGGGTTGACTATGGCATACTCTAGCCGCTCGAAATCTCTTTTGGCATCATATGCCGCATTGATGAAGTATTCTATGTTATCTACAGAGGCAGAACCGATGAAGTAACCTGAAGGTTCTCCCCCTAGTTTGCTTTTGTAGATGTTTATGATTGTCCCATCCCCTGAGAACTCATAACCCTCAATCATAAACGGATCGCTGTAAAAGATTAAGACTTGGGCTTTCACACTTCCGTACCGAAAATGGATAGTGGTGGTGGTCATAGATATTCCTTCAGCTTCCCTGTGACTAGAGCGTGGGTAAAGAGGAAGTGTGGGTAGTCTTTCTTAGCGAGTCCTACGATTGTTTTTGCACTTCTGAACTCCTGAACCCCCATTGTAATAAACTCACTCATTGTATCGCCATCATACATTTTACCTGCGTAAATATCCCAAAGACCTGAGAAGGCTTTTTCGCCTCTCCCTATGTTCTTTTCCTCGAAAGGATTGAAGCGACTAGCACAAAACGCTGTCACAAGGGAACATATAGACGGAGAGTGCCATTCAAGTGCGTGCATCGCCTCATGGATAGCAACTCTTAGGTCATCTTTTCTATCCATTTCAATTCTACCTAACCCCCCCAATCCCGCCACAAGATAGTTTGCCCTAACTCCCTTCTCATATTTGAGCTGTATCACCCTTTTATCCGTATAGTGGCTCATGATTTTCAGAGCATAAAAAATCCCCTCCAAATGAACCTTCTCAGGCGTAACACCTAACTCATCATAAATAACTCCAAAACCCGGATACTCCGAACACACGATAAGGTTATGTCCATCCCTTGTTATTGTTTGAGGGGCTATTGTTTGAGGTGTAAGGGAAGTAAGTGTGTCGAGAAGTATGGTTTCATCTTTTTCCTGTCTCTTAACCATTTCCGTCTTGTTCAGTTCCAATATGGATTTGGGTACATGGCTGGCGTAAACTAAATGTGGGTGTCCCTCCGCCCTTGCTATTTCTGTTTCTATGTCTGTGTGTCCACCAAGTAATCCATTTAGCTCCATTAGTCCTGATATGTACTCAGATTTAGTCTTAGTTTCGTACATATCAGGGATGCCATCTACGAGTTTCCTTTTGGGCTTGATTGCTACGGATATCTTATCTCTCAATCTTGAGAGATATTCCGTTGCAGTTGAACGGAAGCCCCTGTCGATAAAAGTATCCATTGAGAGACCAAGTTGTACACCATTGAGATCGAGCCAAGCCTTTAGACTTTCCTCGGTATCTTTCTTTATCTTCTTAGCCATCTCGTCATAGACACTCTCATTTCTTTTCCGCCCTGATGGTAAATAGATAGCGTCTTTCAGTTCTAGCTCTGCCTTTAAAAGGAAATCGGGCAGCGTAGTTTCCGATAGGTGCTGACAGGCATATCTCTCTAGTAAAGAGCCCGCGTAGTTTATGGAGGTATCTCCAAGTATGTTGTCCAACTCTACATACAGGGGTCGCCCCGTTGTTTTGGAATAAGAGTGGGTGGCGGCAATAATCCGACGACCAAAACTCGATTTGTGCGTTTTGAAAATACCTGCCTTCTTTTCCATTATCTCAGCAGAGAGCCGATGCTTTTCAAGCATCGGTTGAATGAACCTTTGGTCGATGGCTTTATCTTCCTTAGCTGAAGTATTACCCGAAATATCCGTGGCAGGTACTCCCCTTAAGTCTTGTTCAATAGACTCACCCTCAGCCTTTTTAAGTAAAAGAGCTTTGGTTTTTAGAAGTCGATCCGTGCGGATGCCCCAATCCTCCATTAGATTTGAAATACCCCTATATCCTGATCTGTCCTCACGCACTACAACAATCAAGACTTCTTTGGATAGTTCTACTCGCTGTTCCATGTAGCTATCTTCCAAACGGGGGAGAGCTAACTCAGCCTTGGTCTCCATCATGTACTCGTGGAACTTCTTGTAGTTCACCTTAGTAAATCTAATATCCATAAACTCTAAGCCTTCTTCGCTCTTTAATCCTATAGCCTGCGGGCGAACTATCCAATCCTCAGCGTTTAAGGCAACTGAAATAACCGAAAAGAAACGGTCTTCCCTTTCACCCTTGAACCTGTCGACGGAGTATCCAATACCTTTCGATCTAAACAGCCTAAGAAGAGGCTGTAGGCTAAATAACTTGGGTGTTCTGTATGCGTATTTCATATTTCTCACCTAATATCGAGATACCTTTTAGGATTCATAGAACCATTACAATTCCTATATGTAAGAGAACACACAACGGAGGAATAACATGAATTGGATAAAAGACTTTGACGATGCAGATGTCGCAGTTACACCCGAAAAACTTGTGAAGTGGGGTGATGCCGAACAGCACTTTCAAATCTGTGTCGCACCACTCAAGAACACATATCCAAAAGTCGAATTGGATAAAGGGGAGGTGGACTACCTCGATGAGCGTATTTTTAAAATCATAAAAAAGAAGAAGACCGAAGCAGACCATCAGAAAGACCCCAACGAGGAAGAAAAAAGATGGAGGACGGGGCTGTACGGCGAAGCTGCGGTCTGCAAGTTCTTGGGTTTGGACTTCACCGAAGTGTTGGACTTATCCGTTAGGTGCTCGCAAGAATTCTCTTCCGATCTTAGCCAAGCGGGATATGCGGTCGGAGTAAAGAGCGTCTGCTGGGGGAACTATCCCATAATGTACCCCAACCGACAAGGCTCTTCACCTGAGGTGATTGTCTTCAGGGAAACCTCTAATGATCGGGAGATGTTCTACATAGCAGGTCTCTCTAGCCCAAACGACTTAACAGACCCCAACAACTTTAGGCGTGAGTTTGTCCGAGCTCACGCGGCAAGGGACAAAGGAAAATCCGCATTTATCGCAATAGATAAACTTCAGCCCCTAACTATCCAATCCATTTATCCGTATCGGATAGTCTTCTGAAAAACACTCAGAACTGATGGACTAGGGACATACCCCTAATGGATGGGTGTGGTATAAACCACTATAAAAAGTCTAAAGCGTTAAGGAACCTCCGTGAAGACTCCCTTAAGATACCCTGGTGGTAAGTCAAAAGCGTATGAGCTAATCACCCCACACTTATTCTCCAAGAGCTATCCCAAAACTATCGTTTCTCCCTTTCTCGGTGGAGGGAGCCTTGAGTCTCGGTGGGCAAGTGAGAAAATGGTTCAAGTTTTAGGCTTCGACATATTCTCAATCCTCGTAAACTTTTGGCGAGTTCTTCTCACAGAACCTCAGAAACTCTACGAGGAAGCCTCTAAACTCAGCCTGTCAGACTACGACACCATCAAAGAACAGCTCCTCTCTTGGAACAAAAGCCAAGCTCTCTTCGTGGGTTGGCATACCAACCACTATGCTCGAAACCCTATCGAACTCGACCCTATCATCGGAGCAGCCTATTATTTCTTCAACCATAACCTGTCCTACGGACCTCAATATCTCGGTTGGCTCTCCTCGATATATACCCCCAAGAAATGGGAGGATATGTGTTATAAGCTCAGAAACTACCGCAACCCTTCCCTCATAGTAGAAGAAAGCAGCTTCGAGAAAGTCATCGAGGCTCACCCAAATGATGTCCTCTACCTAGACCCTCCTTATTTCTTAGAGGAGTCTGAGGACAACAAGATGTTCAAGGGGCTATACCCCAATGGAAACTTCGCGGTTCACCATAACTCCTTCGACCATGAGAAGCTGAGAGACTTGCTCCACTCCCATAAAGGTCGGTTCGTTCTCTCATACAACGACTGCGAAGAAATCCGTAATTACTATGAGGGGTTCGAGTTTTACTTTCCTGAATGGGCATATTCATATGGACAAGGTGAAACCCGCGTCGGCAAAAATAAGCAGGAAATAGGAAATACGCCGAAGGCTTCTCACGAAATCCTTATAGTAAAGAACTAGCTCTTCCTAATTAAAGACTACAAATTTTGTATCCCAAACCCTCTAGTGGTGCATTAGAGAGGGGCAACCACCACCCAACCAAACGGGGAGATCAGCATGATCAAGTTCAATATGGCACAGCAAAAGGATATCCAAAATGGATTCGCTGACCTCAACGCCTCTATCGAGGCATACAACACAGCCCTCGCTGAGGCTCGGGACAAGTTGGAGAACCTTCTCTTGCAGGTCTCGTCCAAGAGTGACGACCTCATCAACGCCATCCAAGATGTGGTAGACGCACAGCAAGACTACTTTGATGGGTTGTCCGACTCTTGGCACGAGTCCGACAAGGCAGAGAAGTACGAGGATTGGATGAACGAAACTCAGGGGCTTTTCGACTTTATCCCTGAGGTACCCGATGAGCCGTCTTTTGATGAACCTGTTGACCTCATGGACTTAGATGGTTTGGTTATCCAAACCGCACCTGAAAAGGAATAACGCTCTTCTTTCCCCCATCATAGGGTCTTCTTTCCACCATCATAGGGAGAAGCGTGACCTAGACGGATCATCTCCTCATTAAGAGACTCCCCAAGTTCATCCCCATTTTCATCCACCCACAAATAACCGAGCCACCTTCCGTACTTCTCTCTCTCCTTCGTGTTCACTATTACTTTCTTCCCCATGATACGACTTCTTAAGTGGTCTCTCGCAGATACTGCCGCCTCTTTCTTGGTCGCGTCTTTGGACTTCATCTCAGGCGTGTCTATCCCCGTCAGCCTAAATGTCACCCGCGTGAACATATCAAACCCACAGGCTATTTGAAGAGTGCAGGTATCTCCGTCATATACGGATAAAACCTCAGCTTCGTAGTGATACAGGTACTTCATCTATGTAGCTCCATTGTCGGTATGGAGCTACATTAGATAATAGAAGGCTTATTAGCGGTTGGCTAGCTTGAAATCACGCAGGGCATCAGAGATGCTGTCGTAAACACCTATGATGTCCGAGTCATTTGCGAAAGGGATGACCTGTAGCACCACATAGTAGTCGTCATTCGCTAGCTTTAGAAGCTGAAATATTGAACCTTCGGACACATTGCGGCTACCCTTTTCTTCAGCTAAAACCTCAAAAACAGGGTTGTGCCAATAATATGAGTCTTCATCCATTTCTATGTCAAACCGATCAGCGATCTCTCTCATCACCCTCTGCTCCACATTTCTATCCAAACGGATTTTCTTGGCAGCGGTTCTGCGAGTCGCTGTCTTACCCTCAAGGCGGGAGACTCTCATCTCAAGGCTTCTTAAAACTTCACTAGCGGTTCTTCTTATCATGATTGTGACTCCATAGGGTCGGTTTTTTGACCGACATATGCAACTAGTATAAAAGAAATAAGAAAACTCAGCCCACTTGGTAAAACCTAGACCTAATCGACACCATAAGAAGGAGAACTAGTATGGGTGCAGGAGTTATGTTCATATGTGGAAGTGATACGCTTATCCTAAAGAGGGTCTTATCTCCACACGACAAGTGGGGCGGTACATGGAACTTCCCAGGGGGGAAGACTGAAGAAGGCGAAGATCACTACACCACAGCTCTCAGAGAAACATATGAAGAGCTAGGAGGAGATGAAGAACGGCAACTTATTGGCAGCGGGGTGCCGTATCAAATCTATGACGAAATCTACTGTAGTGGGTACACGCTCTATCTAGCCGAAGTAGATGTAAAGTTTACGCCCACCATCAATGACGAACACATGGATTGGAAGTGGGTTCCTATCTCAGATGTTCTGAGATATCCTCTACACCCCAAGGATAAAAAACCTTTTCTGTTAAAATGGGGCTGATGCTTCTTTTTTCCTTGAAGTCCTAGTCAGGTTTCTATACTAGTGTAGGAGAACAGCGGTTCAAACCTCCCCTCCCCATCAACGGATGGGGACATTAGCCCGAGTGGTGGAATTGGTAGACGCGGCGGATTCAAAATCCGTTTCCTTCGGGAGTGTCGGTTCAAGTCCGACCTTGGGCATTTGAAATGTTATAACGCCCCCGTCGGCGTGGTATAGTGTTCATATAAGCACCAATAGCTCAGTTGGATAGAGCAACGGCCTTCTAAGCCGTGGGTCGTAGGTTCGAGCCCTACTTGGTGTACTCAATGTTCTCTACGGTCGTGAACCTCAGCTTAAATCGTACAATCTGGTGGCAGCCGTATAGAAGCGGCACAGTCAGATGGGACATTGAATCTAAGGGCATTTAGCTCAGTTGGTTAGAGCACCCGTCTCATAAACGGTCGGTCCTGGGTTCAAGCCCCAGATTGCCCATTCATAAGAAATGAGAACCCGAACGAAAGACCTATGAGTGTTCAGACTATACTGACTAGTTGTTAAAGCCCCCACAACCGAACGACGGAGAAACAGACAAATGAAAAAAAAAACAAACTAACATATATTAGTCTTTTCAGCGGTGCGGGCATCGGATGTTATGGTTTTAAATCAGAGGGTTTTGAATGCGTAGCTACTAATGAATTAATTCAAAGACGATTGGATATTCAAAGATTTAATACTAAGTGTAAGTATGGAAGTGGATATATCTATGGGGACATATCTACTGATGAAATCAAATCTCAAGTGATCGCAGAAATTGATCTGTGGGAAAAAAAAGAGAAAGTTAATCAGATTGATGTTGTTATCGCAACTCCACCTTGCCAAGGGATGTCGGTCGCCAATCATAATAAGAAAGGTGATGAAATTATTAGAAATTCTTTGGTGGTAGAGTCTATTAAACTAATCAGTAAAATTAAGCCGAGAATTTTTATATTTGAAAATGTCCCAGCTTTTATGAAAACCATTTGTACGGATATTGATTATGTGGACAAAACGATTGAGAGTGCAATTAAAAACGCCTTGGGTGGACAATACTCTTACATATCCAAAACAATAAATTTCAAAAATCATGGAGCGTGCTCAAGTAGGCAAAGAACATTAGTTATTGGCGTTTTGAATGAGTTAGCAGATGATATATCACCATATGACTTATATCCATCGTTAAAAAAAGAGAATACTTTAAGAGAGGTAATCGGTCACCTAAGACCACTTAAAATCCTCGGAGAAATTGACTCAAATGATATTTATCATGCTTTTAGAGTCTATCCAAAACACATGAGGGAGTGGATTTGTGATTTAAAAGAGGGGCAATCTGCATTTGAAAACAAGGACAATCATAAAAAACCACACCAAGTGAAAGACGGAAGCATTGTTATTAATCAACAAAAAAATGGTGACAAATATAAGCGTCAATATTGGGATAAAATTGGCCCTTGCATTCACACTCGAAATGACCAACTCGCTAGTCAAAATACGATACATCCTGCGGATGACCGCGTATTTAGTATCCGAGAGTTGATGTGCATGATGACGGTTCCATCATCTTTCAAATGGGCAGTTCATGATTTAGAATATCTAAACAATCTCTCATTGGCTGATAAAACAAAATTCTTAAAAAAAGAAGAGCTTAAGATTAGGCAATCGCTTGGTGAATCGGTTCCTACTGTTATCTTTCAAGAAATTGCCAAGAATATCAAACACTCCTTGAAAGAACACATGGCTTCCATATCCGAGAAATAATGGAGATGGAGCGGGGAGCCTTCAAGCTGAAAGAACAGGCTTTCGAACTAAGTGTTGGATGGGCAAAAACAGATTCCCACAGCATAAGGATCAATCCGTGAAGATTGTCCAATCTGTGAGTTCGTGTGAACTTATCCAAAATGTGCTGAAAGTGCTGATTGCAGAACTTTCCCCTTTTGATGAAGTGTATGACGAGCGAAGATATTCCATTAGTCCGTGTGTCCCGATGATGCGAGCCTTTGTACTCAAAAGGCTTCCGTCTAATAGACCACATTAGACCCCTCAAGGGTCAAAAGGTAGTTCAGATATGAGTAAGCCGTTTGTTGTATTAAGCGTTTCCCCCATCCCGCCCGGTCATGTCGTCTCCGACGCTGACCTTGCAGTTCGTAACGAGGCGACTTCCGCCGCCTTCAAGCTCGCTTTATCTGAAGTCTCTATGGGAAACTTTTCCTCGACCCCTTTTCTGAGGAAGGCTACTATGACCACGACTCAGGGTTATGGTGGCTTGCTCACAGACGAGGAGGGGAACTTTCTCAAGGCGTTTGGCACCCCTCATCGTGTTGAGGGAGACTCACATGGGTGGACTTTTGTGACAACTGAAGGGAAGGTCTTTTCTCTATACTCTCGTATAGGGATGTATCGCGTGTTCGTTAAGGATTGCGACATCCCCGACATCGGTGTGATGGCGATGTTGCTCCATGTGGTGAAGGGGGGGGATGTGGTGCTGTTGGAAGATAACGCAACCTGTTAAATCCCTGAGAACAGGGAATAAACTTGAAAGGCACTCCAAATGGAATTACGAGTTTTACTCGATTATGGATTTGAATGTATCAGACCCATAAGCAAGCTCTATAAGATTGAAGTAGATCAAGACCATGATCTTTTTATTTATGCGGGAGAAGGATCATACTCAGAAGAAGACCAAGATGGGAGATATCTCTCAGTTGAGTTATTTTTTTGTTTGAAGGATATGCAGTACACCTGCCCTCCGTACCTGCCTTTTGGGTTCCCCATATGGGATGGGGAGATATATCCTTATCTCCCCATAAATCATTTCCTGAGCCTCTTACCCATCGTCAGCAAAAACTTTGTCTTTAAGAAAGACATGGTTGTCTCCGAGGATGTACATCTCTACACACTAAGCGAAGACCAAGTACCTCAGTCGCATAAAATCCACGCTAGGAACGCAAATGGAGAATCCTGTGTCCTCGACATTCGATACCTCAAACTCCACGCCCTCCCTAAGTAGCCCAAACGAGGAACACCTAAAAGCAAAGCATTATCTCGCCCTGACCAAAAGGGCTTTCAAAGATGTCGAGCTAGCTGTGGCTTGTGGGGATAACAAGAAGGCTACTCGGGCGGTAAACAGAGTAACTAACTACAGCATAGCTCTATTTCTGCTCGTGTTTGAGTCGGGTCCGCATGGCTTCCACACGCGAGAAATAATGGAGATGGAGCGGGAAGCCTTCAAGCTGAAAGAACAGGCTTTCGCACTAAGTGTTGGATGGGCGAAAACAGATTCTATATAATCGGGCATTGACCCCCTTTTGAGGGAATCATCCTTATAAAGGAAATCAGCGACTACGATTTGATTGTGTCTCTGCACTAGGATCGGTAAAGCACTATCCAATACCCTGAAAGAGAAAGAGTGAGTAATGACGCTTAGAAAAGCAACCGTGGTTATGTCGGGTTCACACACATATCTTATTACTGAAGATCAGGTGCCTTTAAGTAATAAGATTAATGCCGTCAACTCCGATGGGGAGGCTGCGGTCTTGGACAATAGAAGTGTAGAGCAAATGGCTCTGATATCTGTACAAGAACTAGATCAGTTGTTGTTCCTATCTTTTAGGTACGCATTAGGAAGGCGAACTTATGTAGTTTCTGATGTAGCTAGATACATCATGAAAAACAAAGAGCAATTTGCCGTGAGTACTGTTCAGCGTATTTGTTCCGAAATAGATCAGATGGGTAAAGAAAACCTAGGTGACCCTTGTGATGTGAGTGTGTGGTTATCCGTTCGTGCATCTTTAGGGCAGTTCTTAATGGATAAAAAGTCGCTAGGTTCTTAATGATCATTCACTATAAGTGAGACTAAGAGGAGCCTAGAATGTACAGGAGATCGAATAAAAAGCAGACCCCGCTTCTTACTAGGGAGGATGTTTATGCGAAGATGGAGAGTTTTCAGTACTATAGGGAGACAGAGAACCTAGTTCTTGAGATGTTGGAGGAGGAGTTTGCATCTAAGATGCTTGTCCGTCCTACTTGGGGGAACTACTTTTATAAAGTATTCAACGAGGAATTTAGGCGTATCTATCGAGGTGATATGCCTAGGATATATCGGATATATGAGAGGACATACTCAAAGATAGAACACCGTCATTTTGCCGATTCGTTTGATTTGTTCTTACTCGGCTATCTTGCGAAGGAACTTGTGTTCTTTTTTAATGAGGGCAGTCCAACGGACGGAGGGGGACTGATTTATTAGCGGGGAGGAGGGGGCTGATTTATTAACGGTTAAACTTATTGCGGAGTTCCTGCATCCGTCTTTCTTTATCGCTCATCGCTCCACCACTTAGCCATCTCAGTCCCATCGCTAGGTCTTTCTGATCCTGAGGGACATCGGGCGATTGGGTCATATAGGTGTAGAGATCAGGATATCCCATATGCTCTTGGACATATCCGTCCACAAGGCTCTTCTTTGAGAGGTAGGACTTAGCATCACCACCCGAAGAGCTAGGGTCAAAGGTATTAATCACCTTTGATTTATCGAGATAGGGGCTTAAGGCTTTCCAAGTAATCGCCATCTGCTTAAAGAGGCGAGTCACATGGCTGATATGCACAACTCTAGCTCTTGTGCAGTTACGGATGATGTTGGCGACAAGAGGCACATAAATCCAAACAAGTGTGATGCTGTAGCCAGCATCTCTTGCGACTTTAATTTGTTCGACATACTTGGCAGCTTTTGCACCCGTGCCGTCAACGATAACGGGGTCACCTGTGGCAATAGCCGCCTCGAAGTACGCCTTGGACATCTCAGAAGACATTTCGTGAACATAACCAGGCTTGGTCTCTAAGTAGCCTTCAAGCTCTTCCTTGTACATATCAGGGTCTACAACTCTCCAATATGAGGGAAGCTCATGCTTGGGGGCTGCGAAAACCACTTCTTCTAGTCCCTCAATCATATCGACAATATCAGGAGCCTTCTCCTCCCATTGGTCTCTCGGAATAAGGACTTCGTTGTTGTCATAAATGCGGAAAGGGATAGTCGCGGAATTCCCCCCCTCATTCACCTCTAACCTAAAACCATAAGTCTCAATACGGTCTCTGACGCTCTCAAAGTTTAGGTTGGTGAGTCCTCTCTCTTGCTCCGAAAGCTCACGCTGAAACATTTGGGGGTCTAAAGAGCCACCAGCACCGCCACCGGGCATATACTTGAGATACAGCCTCTTGCTGACGAATCCCTTACCTGAACCGGGAGCACCCATCAAAAACACAGCCTGATGGCGGAGATGACTCACATCCGTCAAAGGCCCTGCATTCTTCATGAGATGCTTGTGGGCAGCCTGACGCATCAAAAAGGCTCTGCGGATCATAGAAGTCTTAAACATCGTTCTCTACCTTTCTATAGTAGGTTCAAGTAGGTACGCCCCATAAATAGAGTAAAAAAAGGCACCGCAAATGGATAAAAATGTTATAGACGCATACAAAGATTGGGAACTGATTAAAATCAGGGAGGACTTGGAGCGAAAGGCGTTCCCTTATCGGGTGATGATGCAACACATACAGGGAGATTTTAATATCTCCACCTTTATCCGTAATGGTAATGCGTTTGGAGTGGAGTGCGTTTACTACTACGGAAAGCGTAAATGGGACAGAAGAGGAGCTGTGGGTACTCACAACTACACACAGCTTATCCATTTGGATGGGATCGAAGAGATCAAAGCCCTTAAGGATAAACACAGGCTAGTGGCAGTAGAGAACGGGATTTCTACAGCCATAAATCTCATGGACTTCAAGCCTGAGCCAAATGATATATTTATCTTTGGAGAGGAAATGATGGGCATCTCTCAAGATGTTTTATCCATTTGTGACGCTTGTGTGTACATTCAACAATATGGAAGCGTTAGGTCGGTCAATGTGGGTACCGCTAGCGGGATTCTCATGCAGTATGTAGCCCATCACTTCTATAAAGGATAGAAGTGGGCAACCCCCCCCCACCATCTAGAGAAACGAGGTTTTTCAATGATTGACCTGCCAAAGAAGCGTATCTCCATGTCGCCTTGTTTGGTGACACAGAAGGAGTACAGCGAGTTCATGTCCAATAACAGCGTGTTCAGGGGAGATGATCTCCCTGTAGAGAGTGTCACTTGGAAAGAGGCTCTTGAGTTCTGTAATGCCAAAAGCGTTAAAGAAGGGCTAACGCCTTATTACAATTTTCATAAGACGGGTCGGATTACACGCTGTTCCAAATCTAAAGGGTATCGCCTCCCCACAAGGGCGGAGTGGCTTCATGCCGCTAGGTTTAATAACAAGAGGTACGCTTTTTCAGGCGGGAATGATTTGGGCAACTTGGCATGGTATTGGGATAACTCGGGGGGTACAACACATGAAGTCGGCTTCAAAAAGCCGAACGCCTTGGGTTTATATGATATGTGCGGAAATGTATCTGAGTGGATGTGGGATGGAGATGAATATGGAAAGAAGTATATCTTGGGAGGGGGTTGGAGCGATCCGAGCATGATGTGTCGTTTACCCTGCAATAGACGGACACACTATGCTCATGTTCCATCTACGATGGTTGGATTTAGAATCGTAAAGAATCTTTAGAGTATCCCAAAGGGGGTTCTCCATTATTAGTTAGGCGAGACCCCTGAAACAGAAAGAGAGATTACATTATGAAGAACATCGAAGTCCCCATTGTTCACGGCGAGATTCAGTACACCCGCGAGGACGGCGAGGGTGTCCATTCGGATTTTGGGTTCGTGGCGGTCAACCCTGATGACAAGACGCGGGGTATGCTCCACGCCCTCCTTGACGAGTGGCTGAATAAGGGTGGTGGGACGGGGTACTTCTTTGTGGGCGACTTGCCCACGGAAGACTAGCCCTAAACCTTTTATGTTTCCCTTAGTGTTTGCTTACAAACACTAAGGGGGAAGCACAATGTGGGTTCTAAAACTAAATGGGGGGAACCACCTCAAGTTTTCAAATGGATACTTAGAGGGTGTTTCCCTTAGTCTTGCCGACATTACGGATGCAGGAACAAGTGCCTCCCTTGATGCGGGGGTGGGAGCGGGAGAAGTACTGCAACTATCCGTAGCGGAGACTTTACCCGCACTAAGTGGAGTCAATCTCACGAGCTTGGGGAGCATAAACACACTTTCCGATGTGGTGATTGGGGGCGGAATAAATGAAGGGGACTTGCTCTCATTCGATGGGACAAATTGGATAAACTCGGTCATCACATCGGACGACATAACGGCTAATGTGAGTCCGACCAACTATGTGGCACTAAATACGGATAGTATCAGTACACATTTATCCGCAATCGACAGCGTATTATCGACAGCAGGTGGGTTAGAGTTCTCAAGACAAGCTGTGAGTTTTAATGCGGCTGTGGGATATCACTACTCTGTCAATAGTGCGGCAGGGACAATCACGGCTACCTTGCCTTTATTGTCAGGTGTCGATGATGGCGATACTATCCGATTTTATCTAAGGGGTCGAGCGGCAGGGAATAACTTAGTGGTTCAAAGATCGGGTGGGGATTTGATCAATGGAGCCACGAGTTTCACCTTAGATGTGCAATATGACTCCATCACACTAGTGGCGAACACTACGGATAACACATGGGAGGTTGTGTAATGAGTCGGCTGACAACTAAGCTAGAAGTCCATGCCTACATAGTGGGGGAAATAATCCCCTTAGCTTCATCTACGCCATACAAGCCCTTGAGAGATATGTACCTCAAGGGATACAGAGTATCGTTGGATCAAGCCCCTGAGGGGGCAGGGTTTACGACCATAAAACTTATCCGTAATTTTGACCCTACTGATGTGATTTATCAGGTGTCTTTTGAGGCGGGAGAGTATGTGGTCACGGCGAGTACGGAAGCCTTGTTGGAAGCTGGAGATACAATGAGTCTGATAGTGAGTGCAGTCTGTGCCAACTATGGGGGTGCAGATTTGATCTTCTCTATGAACTACCACAACTGAACTAGGAGTTAGAGATGAGCATGATCGTAAGTGTAATTGGCAAGGGCAACTTCACCTTGGCTTTGGAAGAGGGGGACTTGAAGGTATCCAAAGACGGACAGGTGTTGTATCAGACCAAAGGGAATCCTACGAGTCCCAATAACGCTCCCTTTCTTTCCGAAGAAGAGGCGTTATCCTATTTCCAAACAACCACAGAAGCCCAACCCATAGGTGGGGAGGAGTAAAGAAATGCCCAAGATCAAAAGTCTATTCGGTCTATATGATGGAACTAACTTCCACATCTCCAAAACCACTTGTGGTTTGGTTATCTCCCCTGATCAAGACTACATTTGGATAGGAGATCAGGCATATGACTACACCACGCTATCTCCCGTCTTTGATAAACCTAATGAAGCCTTTTATCCAATAGGGGGGACACGCACGGTTTACCCTGTAAGGGCAACACTAGTCTCTAACAAGTCTAGTGTGTTTTCCCCCTTCACCAATGGCACCGACTCTGAAGTTACATACGGCGAGAATTTGTCGGAATGGATAAATGCTAGCCAACTTCATGTAATGGATAAGTCGGATAGGATAGATATTGGGTCACTCATTTCATTTACGGATAATACGGGAGCCAACATCAATGTAATGAACTTCAATGCAGGAGAAACCGTCAATGGGCTGTTCATGTATGACGGAACAATACATGAAGTATCCGATACAGACTTTGAAGATGTGGGAGCGTACAACTTTCAATCCGAATCAGGAGCTACGCTAGCTGCATACAACGCCTCAAGTCCAAGTTGGATTTCTCAGTTTGCAGTCCTTGCCGTGGATACGACAAACAAGACTCTTTTATTAAGAGGTGCGGGTAGACAGACCTATTTTGCCAACAGGGATTACGCCACATACGGCTCTTCTCAAAGAACGCTCCAAAACTTCAGAAAGACTAGTCTGTGGAAGGCTACCTACACCACTAGCGGAGACAATGGGTCTATCACCATAGGTACACCTACAAAACTCTCTCTTTCTTACGGAGGATCGGCTTGGTACATGGACTCCAATCCGATTTTCTATGCAGGGACAAACAATGCAGGGGAATATTGTTTCTTAATGTCCATCGAGAATAATGGACAAATCAACTTAGATGGAAATGGATTTGGTCACACCACCGTATATAACGCATCCAACTACACCAAGACCAACTTGGGACAATACTTGTTCTACAAGTATAACGCTGGCACAAATATCTTAACTCTTTTAGCTGACCGCAGGGGCAATCAAGGTTTCGTTGGAAATGTGGCGTTAACTACAAACATCGCTGATGCCCAATTAAATACATACACACCTACTCATTTCGAGGCTTCTCCCATAGGTGGTGAAACGGATATCTATTATGCCTATGTGCCTTGCTTTGGACCAAAGGCAGATACTCCAACCCTTAGTTTCTTGCTCTTGGTTTGGAACAAAGCCAACGATACGCTGACAATGGAAATTTGCTCTGTGACAATGGCAGGGATTGATACGATTTCTGACTATGTGACCTATAAGCAATACAACGACACCACAAATCAACAGATGCGTTTAAACTGCGTTTTGACCAAAAGCGGAGCGGATTATTATCTAAGTGTCTTTTATTCACACACTTCCCCTGCCATGTTGGCACTTAACACAACCGCCACATGGAAGAAGATCACCACTTTTGCCATCGACTCCTCCGACTTTAGCTCCTTGACCTATCATAGTTCAGATACCTTCCCTGTTTTGGGTTGGGCTCCTCAGAACATAAACAACACCCGTCTTATGTGTCTCTTTGAGAACGAAGCATCCATTTATGATTGGACAGCAGGTGGATGGACAAAGACTGCATACGAAGCGGGATACTTCACAGGTATGACTTTTGATGATCAAGGTAGATATTGGGCAGTATCCGTTAGCAGTACCGATATCCCTGCTCAGTCTGCGGATGGTAACTTCGCCTCAGGGTCTTTCAAAACCTTTGAAGTGAATACCCATGTCATTTCTTCCTCTTTACCCAATCTAGTTTCCTGCGTGTGGCAAGACTCAGGAGACTTTGTGTTCACAGGGGCTAACTTGTCGAAAAACCTTGTGGTCAATACTTATGACTCAGATGGGGATAGAGTTGCCAAGAGCGTCCGTCTAGAGATTACAGCTACCCATGCTGTGTTCACATCCAACGGAACAACTACACTCACCACCACAACTTCTGCCGCAGGTGATACCCTCATCCCCGTTACTATCTCAGGTGCGGGCTTCATTAACATTTCCGCCTCGTTCCAAATCTAAAAGGAGACCACGATGTCGGATATCATCCCGCCTTTCATCAAGGTCTACACCACGGCTATTGAAGCTAGAGTGCGTTTTGAAGGCTCTACAGGCGACCAACTCTTCCTACCCGCGACTCTCGGAAAATCCGTTGATATGGGTGGAGGTTCTGTCCCCGCTGGATTTGTGGTGTTATCCATTTTGAACAAGGGGGTGAAATCCGCCGATGACACGATCACTCCCCCGACATTATCTTTTGGTGCGAAAATATCCAAAGTGATTGGTGACGGAAATAATCCACTCAAAATTGGTGTGGGGGTCGATCCTGATGCCCCCATCACCACAGGTGTTGACTTAGTTATCCCACGCTTTACAAGGTTCAGCACCAATACATCTTGGAGATGAAGTAATCTATTTATATCAACCTACCTAGTATCTAATATACGCTAGGTAGGTTGATGATGAAATACGCAAAAACTAGGTCTGAAGAAGAGAAAAAAGAAGTATACAACAAGTGGCACGATCTTATTAACATGAGTCAAAAAGCCCTCGATGATTGGGCTGAAAACGACAATAGATTATTGGCTTCCATAAATAGAGAAGAGGCCAAAGAATCAGGAGATATCCAATCAGGTTATGACTCTTTTCATCGAATCAAAAGACGGAAAGAGAAACCCTTTAAGGATTGGACAAATGATGACTTCGATAATGCAGCCCAAGAAAATGGATTTAACTCTAGGATGCTCGGTGGCAAGCCTGGTGATCCTGTGGGCGAAAGCGGAATGTCCAAGTGGGAAATAAGTCTCAGAAATTGGGGTCACGATCCGTCTTTGAAGTCTAGCCCCCAACACGCTAAATGGAAAGCATGGAAGATTAAACACACCCCATCTAAGAAGTCTTCTGCAACCATAGAACTCCCTCACATCATCATCGAAAACTTTAAAACCGATGTTTGGAAAATCCTGCGGACAACTAGGAATGCACAAGCTCTCCAAGAGCTATACATGGAATTCACTAGTCGGCTAAGAGACTCTGTACTACAAAACATCGTAGGTACGGAAGCTAGAATAGAGTATCTTGGGCTAAATAGAGCCGTTGGGAAGTATCGCCAACTTATTTCACAAATCCTTGAACTGCCCGATGCAGTAAGTTTACCTAACATCGCACGCCTCAACACCGCCATTGACAAAATGAAGCTGGCTTCTCTAGACATAGAGAGACACAGCGTGAAAATCGACTATCAGAAATTCAAATACAAAGGCTTCAATGTTGAGAGCTTTGACCTTTCGGATAATGAAGTCCGTAGTTTCCTTGATGGGATCGACTTCATAGAAGCAATCTTCAAAGAACGCGACATGACCCCCATCATGCGTGATTCGATTACTTCTATCCAATTGCTCCGCCAAGAGCAGGGCTCAAGTACGGCAGGTGAATGGATATCTACTACTCGAACCTTAAAGATGTTTACAAACAGCTTCGGCGTAAAAGGTCGAGTCTTAGCTAACTTTGTCCATGAAGTACTGCTCCATGAAATAGGACATTGGGTGCATCTAAACTACATCACAAGAGAGGCAAGAGAGTTTTGGGATAGCGGTTGGGAATATATCAACAGAGAGAAAGAAGACTTCTTTGAAAAGAACCTCAAAAAGTTCACAATCACTCCTGAGGACAGGTCTCGATACTTCACTATGTTTCAAGAAGCCAAGGGCGACCCCAAAATCGTCAAGAGCAATGCTTCGCCCTTAGATATTCTGAAAATACACGGACTGTTTACTCAGTTGTCAGGGCGTAAACCACTCATGACACCCTCTAACTTTAGACTCACCGCCGAGGGCAAGGTGGTCATGGAGTTCTTTAAAGACCCTCTCCACTACTTCTACGAAGTTAGAGGACACTCCCGTGAAGATTGGAATGAACAAGATGCTCTAGAAAGAGCTACAGAAAACATTAACAGAATCTTTATGCTTAGTGGATTGTGGGAAGATGTTGGACTACAACTCGAATCGGATAAAACAAAAGAGTTCGCCCTAGCCGATAGAGAACTACACCTGAGAACTATCGAAGAAATGAAACAGGCTTTGGGGATACCCACGGATTACGGGAAGACAAATGAGAAAGAAGATTTTGCCGAAACATTTGTGCAGTTTGTCTTAGACCCAAGCAAGCTGTCTCAAACTGCGAGGTGGAGAATGGGCAGAACTTTAGGGCTATCCGACTCAACAGGAGCTAGAGTAATGAAACTATCCAAAAGGAAATCGTCCATGAATAAATCCGCCTGTGTCATATCCTGCCTCGATCTAGACGACAAGCGTTACCTACTGAAAATAAGGGATAGAAACTACAACCCCGAAATCAAAATCTATCACGACCTGTATGACGGAGTTGAGGTTCTTTATTACATCGACAATGTGACAGGTTGGCTAGAAGGCGTAAACAGCTATGGAATATCCATTGTCAACTCCGCTCTCAATGTACGCGAAGATGAAGAAGAAGGTTCAAGCCGTAATCAAAAGAAAGAACCCATGATTTCTCAAGATGGCTTCTACCTGCTAAATGCACTCAAGTGCAAAACGATTGAAGAAGCCCTAAAGTGCATCGCAGGTAACTCGTTCCATGTACCCGTACATGGACATACCATCATATCAGATGGGACGCGGGCAAAAATCATAGAACAAACTTCCATCCACCAACCTGTTGTTAAAACTCTACAAAGACACAAACTCCATGTACGCACAAATCACGGCATCAACCATCCTGATGCAGGTTATCAAAGCGGAGATGATCGCCAATCCTCCCTAAGAAGAAGAGAACTCGCCACAGAAATACTATCCAATGTGACCGATATTAAAGATGCAGCCCCTGCACTTTACGGATACCGCTGGGATAAAATGGACGACCCCTTTATCCCTGTTAGGAAAGTCCCTAATGGTCTATACTCCACATCTCAAATCATGTTCGACCCACAGCAAAAGAAAATGGTGGTTTACCTTATCCCTAATGATGTGGACTTCTTGGGTTATGAGAAACGCTTTGAATCCGATGAAGAACCCATCTGTAAACTAGAGGTTATCCAATATTCTGAGTTCGATGAAAAGGGCAAGTTTGAACAGGCTCCTTTCAATTGGAACCCCGCTAGAATCGCTTCTCTTAAAGCCTCCGCTCTCAGGGTTGCTTCCCTAGCTAAGAAATAGAACCTTACCTAGACCTAAATAAATCTAATAGCTCTGACACACCTTCAAGAACCTTAAAAAAGTCATTCGTCCCATAACACTTTTCTGTTTTGTTCCACATCAATTCTTCGGATAGCCTTATCCCATAATATGGTTCAACGAACCCTGCTGTTATGATGATTACTTCTTTACAGGGATTGGCTACCCATAACTCATACACAGAAGTTTCATCCCCCCTACCTTGATAAGTATCTATCGGCAAGAATAAATCCAAACCCATCTTTCTTCCAGCTTGGATTTCGGATACTATCCGATCCGCCTTCGTCATGTTATCCATTTCTCTTTTGGTTCTCCATCCATAGTTGGGCAGACTTGGATAACTCGACCACATCTATCCGTTTTGGATGGACGATGGGGGCTAGGCTCTTAGCGACCTGCTCCGCTTCGGATTTGAACAGATATGCCTTCTTTACCCTTCCGATTAACGCAGGGTAAAGAAGTCTGCCTGTAAGTGTGTTCTCTAGGACATACATAGAGCGTCCCTCCTATCGTAAAACCCCCCCACTTATTTAAGGTTTAAAAAGAGTATCCCAACCGCCGCCACTCCATATAAATGGTGAGACGGACACACTTAAACAAGGAGTTATCATCCGTGCTTGAACTCAATACATTCATATTCGGCTCAGAGTTGAAGTTCGCTGAAGCGTTCATCAACAAACTGAATGCCCGACTCGCAGGCGATGAGGTTCAAATGAACCTCGTCGGACACCATTGTTGGGACACTAACCCCAACAAGGGGGGACTGCCATCGGTCAAGACCGATCTTATCCTTATTCTCAAGTCTAACATCAGCCACCGCCTACGCGATGCCGCTATCCATTACGCCACCACATCAGACACCCTGTGGATTGAGTGTGTACACAAGGTGGCTGTGGCGGAAAAAGACATCCGTAAGATGCTCTCTCTTCCCATCTCTCAAGTAAATCACGAAGAAGATGATAAGTCCCTCGAAGAGATGTGGGACGAAATCACCCAACAGCACGGGTGGCATTTACCTCTCCCCCATAAGTGGGGCATCGGGATCAAACTCTCCGAGTCCCTGCCATATGTTCTCGGCTCAAAGAGGTCACTTGTCGCTAAATGGGATAAGATTTACTTCTCTCTCGTCAAGAAGGTCATCCTAAAGCACGATCCTAATCGTGACCATGGATCGCTCCCATCTGTGTCTGTATCTAGCTTTCTCGAAAGGGAGTGGGCTTCTAATGCGGGCAGAAGCGGATACTACACCATGCTCGCTCTCTTTCAGAAAGTATCCAAAGACCCCACTTCTCTTGCCTATGAGAATCTTGTCTCTCTCGCAGAGTCTTGGACATTCACGAGCGGCGTTCACTTAAAGAAGAAGGCTTTGGACTTTGCCCTCGATACCATCTTTGGGCTTAAATCCTCCGACCTCCCTTCTATCGCGGCTCTCGAATCTCGTAGAGTTTCAAACACCCAAGGGGACACCCCTGAGACTGAGCATGATCTCCCTAAGACTGAGCAGGATGCCCCTGCTGAGATTGATGTGGATGCCCCTGCGGTTGAGGAAGATGCCCCTAAGACTGAGGAAGATGCCCCTAAGACTGAGGAAGATACCCCTGCTGAGATTGAGCATGATCTCCCTGCCACCCCTGCTGTGATTGAGAAGGAAACCCTAGTGGAAGATATGCCCTTGATCCCGAAGGTGGAGACCACAACCCCCAAGGATTATGTACTCCTCGGCTCATTCAAGATCACGCCAGCTACAGCTCCCATACACCTCACACTCGTTCAGGTGGACTTTTCAGAGGTATCCGTTCACGGGTCAGTCGAGTTGTCTATTGGCAAGGTAGACTCTCTCGGCTTGCACAATGTGACTATCCGTAAGTAACCACCCACAATTCCCACCTTGGAGATAAAATGAACCCTCCCTTACTCTCTTCAATAAGGTTAGTCCCCCCGATGCGTATTAGGTCGAAGTTTATCCAACACTTCCTCGACAACCCCAACACTCAAGTCCCTTTTATTGACTTTCGGGTGGATTATCGTGGAAATTTATCGTCTGCAAACCCCAATCTGAAACCTCAGATCACCGAGTTGCCGATCCCCCCTTCCCTCATGTATCAGTACACGGATAAGTCTATCCCTTTAAAGGATTATGTTGAGGCTTGGAAAGAACTGCGGTTAAAGGCATCCCTTAAGACTAAGGATAAAGAATCTTTTGATTCGTTGTACTTATCCTACATCGAAGCCAACGCACACAAGTTCCTAAACGCGGCGGATTTTAATCGCCATTTTGTCTGCGTGTTCGGCACTCGGGTTCCCGACCACTTTCGCAATTTAACTTCTAATTTGACCAAAATCGATGGTAAGAGTCGTAGGGTGATCTCCCCAAAGGTTACCCCTGTGGTCAACGATGAACCTGTCGAACCTATCGTCAACGATGAACCTGTTATTCTTACCCCCTATCGAGTGGAGTCCATCAGCCCTCCCCCGCAGGTTACTACCGAAACCCCGAAATTGGATAGCTCCGTCTCGATTGGGGGCTTGACCTTCAAGGTCTCCGACCCAAGGGCTAAAATCTGTATCGGAGAGATTGAGTGTAACGACCTCTCCGCCTCAGGTGGCGTACTCTTGAGTGTCGGGAAGGTGGGGAATGGTAAGTTGTTCGATGTGATTATCGCAGGGGCTTAAAAGGGAACATCCTCATCCATCGAGTCATCCTCGATGGGTTTGATGATGTCGTTCTTGATGATCTTGGCAACCTCCCTGTTGGGAGCATCCCTAAGGGCTCCATAGACATCACCACCGTCTAGACTTTGAAACCATAACTCAAGGTCTATATCGTTGGGATTGCCCCCCCACGCCTTAATCAGCTTATTCTTGTTCTTTGCCACCGAATCCATAAGGAGTTCTTTCACTCCCCCTGCGGACTTGGTTGTACCTGCAATACGCTCTAGACGGGCTATTCTTCTGTGGAGGCGGATTATCTCATTTCTCATTGCACTATCCTTTGTGTTGTATCCATTCATTGAGCATTATAAATGAATAAAAGTTATGAGTTGAAGATGAGATAATAAATCCTAACAACTTTGCCGAGGCTGCCAAAGTTGTTAGTACCTGAATGAAGCTGGATACAAGGGGATGATCCAACGGGATTTGTGGTGTATCCCCTAAAGTAGAACTGATGATCTAAAGCGACATCTCCGTTTATCTCAAGACTATAGATTAGCCTGTCTTTGGGTGTTGTGTACGCGGCACCTATGTTGAAATAGAGGTCCGTGATATTGCCTAAGGCTACTGTAGCTGAAACCCCGACTTCCAAAATTTGAAACTTAAATCCGAGAGCGGACAAGATGCCGCTAGCACCTACTTGGAGAAGTCTATTATCCACAGCGGTAGGACCTGTGGTGGGTATATTGGTGCTAGAGACATTAATGTATGTGGGATTGGTGGGGTGGAAACCGGTCAGGTTGATATTTGCCCCAGCAATATCTATTTCGCCCAAGGTGGAAATAAGGTTAACACCTTGTGGTGCGATAAGAGATACTTCACCCGTAGTAGATGTAATCGAGACATCCCCCTCCGCCACCCCCGAGAGTGACCCTTTTGAAATGGCGTTCAAAGCGAGCCCTGTATAAACACCATCACCTATTGTGAGTTGAACGGCTTGGTCGGGTGTTCTACTACGGATAGTAGCGTTATCCGTATTTAGGATAGTTTGATCAGCAGAGACACCGAGGTAGAATCCTGTCTCTAGGTCTATGTCCACATTGGTGAATGTGAGGTTGATATTGGATAAGTTCTCAGTAGTGAGAGAGGTGAGATCGGGGAGAAGTAGTTGGTTATTTCCACCTATGCCAATCTCTACAGGGTCATGTGTCGATTCGGGAGTGTCAAAAGTGTAGTATGGAGCCTGAAATAGGATAGAATCTGAGGATTCAATCTTGAGCTGTCCATTGAGAGAAGTCATGTTAATGGTAGCGGAAGAAGAGATATTTAGTCCACCATCGGATACCTGTAGTAGAACATCAGAGTTAGTCGGACTGTTTGTTCCCCAAATAACACTCTTAGCCGTTAGGTCCAAACTACCGCTTTTTGCATGGGTAGTACCTGAGCCAGCTATGAGATAAATATCGCCCGCATTACCTGAGGAAGCAGTACCTGTTTGGATAGTCAAGTCTCCCGTAATAGGAGCGTCTTCCGTAAATACATCAAGCGATCCCGATTGGGTCGTTGCCGTGCCTGTATTTAGATATATGCTTCCCGAAGAACCACTAGTAGCTTGACCTGTTGTAGCTATCCAATCCCCTGTGCTCTCTGCCGACCCTGTAGAAATAGACACATCACCACTATTCGAGCCACCATCTCCACTAATAATGGATACTTCTCCGCTTATGGTGTCCGAAAAGCCTGATTGGATAAGTATATATCCGCTTTCAGTACTGCCATAACCTGAGTTAAGTGAAATATAGCCCGAAGATTGGTTGCTATCACCCGAAGAGAGGAGAACAAAACCTGAGTTTCCCGTTCCATAGGTAAGACCTGTAGAGAACTCGACATAGCCTGAGTCGGCAGAACCTGATGAGCTACCCGTTTTGGTAACTATCCGACCTGTGGGTTGGTTTCCTGTTGAGGTGCCTGTTGAGACAGAAATCTCTCCACTAGAGGCATTAGTTTGGGCGTTCCCTGTACTGAATGAGATGTCTCCACTACCGCTATTAGAACCAACACCATTTGCAGATGTTATGGATATGTCGCCCGAAGTAGAACCGCTTGCAGGTTTCCCGCTTGTAATGGATACCACCCCCCCTGTGGTGCCACTAAAACTGCCGAGTGTGATAGTGGGAGCGACATCAGGTGCTCCCTGTGCATAATAAGCACTTATTGTCACATATCCTGTTTGGACATCTGAATCACCGCCATAAATTTGGATACCCCCTCCTTGAGAAGAAGCAGCAATCGAGTCTCCGCCATAGAGGGAAACACCGCCTCCATTACTACCTGAAGTGGAACCACCGCGACCTCCGCTGATGAGGACGACACCACCTCTTTGTTCAATCCCGCTAGAGGCAAGGAGAGAGATATCTTGTCCTCGGGCATTAGCGAAAAGCGAAGACGAAGATGTGGGGTCTAGTCCCTTTAGAGTTCTAGTGGGCAGTTCACCGAAAAGCTGATAAAATGAGGATAGATTTGCCATGTTGACCTCGGTAATAGAAATGTCCACACCACTACAAATGATAAAGAGCCTACTAATGAGTTATGAAAAGATAAACAATCCTAATCACTACGATGGGAATGGATTAAAAGCGATTGATGTGATTGAGGCGTATGGGCTGAACTTCTCTTTGGGTTCAGCCGTCAAATACATCCTCCGTGCAGGTAAGAAACCTGGCGAGAACACACTAGAAGACCTGAGGAAAGCCCTTTGGTACACGCAACGCCAAATTCAAATGCAAGCCCATACATCAATCACAACAACCCCCTCCCTCTCTCTAGTGGAAGTACAAAAAGCCTTCCCCCTATCCACACACCTAAACAATGCACTCGTGGCACTTCTACTCAACCAACTATCCAATACCGAATATCACCTACAGGCAGAGCTAGAACGGATAACCTCGGTTTAATACTTTTTTTATGGGGACAGAATATGTCTGAACCCAACTTTGGAGTAGATGATGAACGACCTAAGAAAAGCCGTTATCCGTCTCGCGAACGAGAACCCTGATATCCGTCCCTTTCTAATCCCCATCCTGAAGGGAGAGGGACACACAGCATCTGTAGATAAGTCGGCTTCACCTGCCGACACGGGTGCTTTTGCTTGTTGGGCGATTTTATCCAATCCAATCGGCATGACAGAAAACAATGTGAAGAGTGCTCTTGTGAGTAACGGAGTATCCATTAAGGAACCTGCCGCAGATATTCCTTCTGCGGTCAGAGGTCCTTTAAGTGTGGGAGAGATTGTGCTTGTTGATGCTTCTAAGTGCGTGAACCCCACCAATAAGAAGAACTGCGAAGCACTTGGATTCAATCCAGCTAATCCCGTTTACTTCATTGTAAAAGATGTGATCTGCCCTGAGGATATGGATGAGAAATGCACAGTCGTCATTTCCCCGCTACTTGATGGTAAGGTTGGTTCTAGGACTTTTAACTTTGAAGCCGCGTTGCCTACCCGCATCGCAGGACTTCTTAAGGATTTAGAGAGGGCTACAAAGAAGGGCGATTTGGATAAGGTCTTGGAGGTAAAAAGAGAACTGCGTGAAAAGAGCCTTACTCCCCATGACGGACTCGGCATTTATAGATCAGGGTTCAAAAACCTTGCCTCCTATCAGAAGTATCTCGCCATGTTTGAGGGACAGACCCAATTTGTGGTCGTATATGAGAGAGGAGGCTCTGCACCTACTCCCGCTATCCGTAAAGACTTTGTTAGTACTTCCGTTGGGGCTAGAACAAGGAAAACTCAGATGTTGGGCGAGTTTGCCGACATTATTGACCATGTAGAGGCATTCTCTAGCCGTTACTACATCGGTCCAATCAAATATGGCATGACGGGTAAAGACGGAAGTCTCTACTTCGCAATGGATACAAAACTATCCGCAGGAACGGACACTTTCTTCTCGCCTTCTAAGGGCAAGGTTTACTTCATAGCTCCCTTATCCGAGCTTCCCTCTACTTGGGGCGAGGACTTGAGAGCTAGACTTGCCGATCTCGCCAACCTTGAGGGCTGATCAGTCCTCGTGATACTCGGTCACAAGATTATGACGCTTATACACGCGAGCCTCTCCCCACTCGCGTGAATCCATCTTGATCATGTAGATCGAGTCCTTGATCGTGTCCAACTCCTCTTCGGTTAACTCACGCCCCATCAGCGTGACAATCTTGCCGAGAAGAGTCTCCTCATGGGCGGCTACAGCCGCCTTAATCACCTTGGGGGGATAAACCTTCATCTGTATTCCTTTCTTAGGGTTGGTTGGTGGGGGGGTTGCCCCCCCCCTTTCTCAGTCCGTCAGACCCGTCATCAGCCACTCCCGATCCTCCGCAGGGAGGCGGGGCAGGGAGGTCTGGATCAGGTTGCCGCCCTCCCACATCTTCAGCCCCTCCGCCAGCCCCTCAAGGGGCAGGGTGCGGGTGGTGGTGGGAACCCACCCATCACCCTGGCGGGTCACCTCGCCCGTGGTGGTGTTGAGGGTCAGGCTGACGGGGCCGAAGGGGCGACGGATGTTGAAGCTGATGTTCTGCATGATGTCTTATCTCTCTCTTTGTTGGGGGGGGGTTAGGTATCTATCTCTCACACCTAACTAATAATGGATAACCCCCCTTGGGATACTCTATTTACACGGCTACGAAGATATGATCTTCCGTGCTAAAAATCTCGCCCCTTACCCAAACAAAGTCGTCATTTACATCAGTTACAAAACCTTCAGATATGGTGGTTCTGTACCTATTTTGAACAATCACCTTCTGCCCGACAACAAGGTCTTCTGAAGGTGTTGTGTCAGATAGGATAACAGGGGTGGAACTGAAAGCTCTTTCGCTCGCGATCCTACAAGATCGAACGGCATCTTGTAAAGAGGCTCGGGCTTCGTCCAAGGCTTGAGATGCCCTTACCACATTCGCGATTGCTCTATCTACGGATAAGATAGCATCGCGGGCTTCCTTGATGGCATTATTAGCCTTCTCTATGGAGAACAGGTCATGTATCTCAGGAAGGCGAGCCTCCACGAATTCTATTGCCTTCTCTGCCGCTACGGCAGAGTGGCGTGAAGTATCCGACGCTTTGAGAGAACTCATTTCTCTTGGCTAACCTCAATGTCCTTACAGGTTTCACAGGTTCCCGTCCTACAGGCTAATCCTGTCTTATGACACTTCGACCATGAGGCACTAAGATAGTGTCTCACGACTTCTGCCGCACTCATCCGTCTACAGACGGGACAAAGCATAATATCAGGAGCTAGCTCGTGTACATAGTACTCGTTACAGGTCTTTTGGCAGAGATCACAGGTTATCATTTCTTATCCTATCTTCTCCTAAGAGAAACTAACCATTGCGTTATCTTGGTGGCTAGAGGAGAGTTCGAGTGTTTATCGGGGTGACAAAGTGTGATTAACTCACGGATAGAATCTTGTGTGAGAGAACCAGCAGAGGGTGGAGGAGGCGGAGGAACGGGTCGTTCAGCGAGTTTCCGCTTTAACTCGCTGACCTCCTTTTCGAGAGAATTGACCAGCAATTGTGTGGCTTGGAGCTTCATTTGTAACGAAGCGTCAGGAGACCTTATATCAACCTGTTGGAGAGGGGGAGTATTGATCTTCTTCTTAGCTTCTTCTTGAAGGCGGCGGAAAGCCGCATCCACGGTTCCGAGCTTGTGTCCTTGTTCTTCTCTCCAACAATAGATGCAGGAACGCTGATAAGACTGCTCTTTGACATAAGGCAACTGACAATGGGGGCAATTGACCAACATGGGAAAATCCTTGTTAAGATGGGTCGTTCACCTCACTAATATTGGATAGTGATGTTTGGGATACTCGCTTGTCCTTAGAACAAGTCTTGAGGCACATCAAAGCGGACTTTCTTACGCATCCTATCAGCATATCCAATAGTGGCTTGGACGGAGTGATTTATAGGATTACGCTTGAGAGTCTTAACATCATAGTCCATCCGTTCAGGGTCAAAGAAATCACTTGATGTGGCTACGATGAGAAACGGATAGAGAGCCTGTGAAGGGAGCCCATTTGGGTCTATGGTGAGAGCGATAAAGGTGGGGGTACTGATCCATCCATTTATGATGAGCGTTTTCTCCCTGCCCAATATTGTGGTGTATTGCCGAAGGTCAATAATAGAACCCCTTGAGCCAAAGGACAGAAGAACAGCCCTTTCACCTTTGCGTTTCCAATAAGTTGGAATAGCAGGCGTGTTGGGAACAGAGTCCCACCACTCAAGCAGAGACTCGGGGTCGTTCACTTCCGCTACTAGACTAGATATTTTAGTGACTAAATCGGTATCCATTAGACGGTCTCCACTATGGTGAACTTGGTTTTCCACTTATCGTTTTTGTACAAAGAAGTGGGCAATATCTTGCTGATGATGTTGGGTTCAAAGATATTCCCAATCATCTCAGTAGAGGCTTGGTGTCCCGCTTTGGGCGTATAGATGGCACCATCGGATTTGGCTACAAACAAATAAGCATGAGGGTCACCTAGTTGTTCGTTCAGATATCTGATGCGTACATATTTACGCAACACTTCGGCAGACATCCCCAACAACTTAGCCGCATTAGTTGAAGCCGTTACCACATCAACGGATACTTGCTCAGGGGGTTGTGGTAGATCAGGCTCCATCTCCTGATCTGAGACTTGAGGTGTCAGATCAGGGACTACAGGAGTCTGAGGGTCGTGAGCAGGAGCGATGCCTTCTTCTATGGTCGCTTGTGTTCTCCACTTGGGGCGGAGTTTACTCATACGGGTAAATGAAGTAGCGTCTGCCACATCCTTATCCAATAGGTTAGCGATATTCACATCAAGGTTGGGGAAGGCTTTTGTCTTGGGTACAAACAGGTTGCCTGAAGCATAGTCCAAGAACATATAGGCATGAGTGCTTAGTGTCTCATTGTTCGTGTACACGAAGGTTCCGTACTTACGCCCACTCACATAGGATAACCCAAGCCCTTGGGCAAGTCCATTCCCTTTCTTATCCATTTCGCTCTTTGAGCCTACAGCAGCGGATACTTCTGTGGGGGCTGTGGGAGCTATTGGGGCTGTGGGGGTTGGAATGTCAACGGTTAACTCTGTTTCAGACGGAACAACCAAATGTTTCCGAGAACCAAAGAATATCATCTCAAACTTCTCAGACATAATCTCAGGCAGGTCACCAACTGCTCTAAAAGACAAAGCCTCACAAAAGTGTTCTTCCGAGTTAGTTCTCGCGTATCGGGTGGGCAAGAGACCACGGTCTATTGCACCCTCTATCAAAGTTAGTTCTATTGCCATGCGGGTTAACCTGTCTAACTCACGAGTGGATATGGGATGAAAAAAGCCCCCCAACTTATTGTTTTGTACTATCCCATAGGTATTATCCATCCCTTTTCCTTCGTAATCTCTAGATGAAAGTATCCTCCGAGTACACCCAGGGTTAGTTTGTTCCGCTGTCGAAGCAGAGACTATATAATATAGTTTTCCCTTTCCTACAAAGGAAAGAGCCTGTATAAAACTCGGGGGGGCGGAGGGACGAGGGTCGTCGTTAACAACAAAAGAAGCCTTCACCTGAACGCCTAGCATGGCGGTTTTGTTCGCCTCAAAATTAGCGGCACCCGAACCACCTTTTAAAGCCTGTATGTGCCATTGAGCCCACTCCATTTTTTTTGGGGCTTCCATTGTTCTATAGTAGCGATGTCCTAGCTCATGTAAAAGGGTCCTTAGACCTATCTTCCCTCCAAATAATGTTTTATGCGTGTAAAAAGTGATGAAATCCAAAGAAGGGTCATAGGTGGCAAGAACCCCTGAGGCTGCTAGCGGATGTGTAATAATTACATCTCCGTACAAGACTTTTGTGAAGTTTGGGATAACATCGTTGGTTGCGTATTTGGCTAGTTTGGCAATAACCTTTTGGGCAGTTTCGACATCCTGTCTAGGAAGATTCGTTGGGTTTTGGATTTTAAACGGACCTGCCGTTATTTCGTGATCCGTTACCAAAGGATAGGTTGCCAACTCTAATAGAGCCTTCAACGCTTCCCTCTTGTCCGGATTATCCAGAAAATCGGCAGCCTTCGCAGTTGTAATTTTTTTGAACCTCTTACCGAAACCCTCAGTCTTACTAAACTTCTTCATGAAGCTGAGTTTATTTGATGGAAAAGCTACTCTAGTATAGACAAAGAGGAACAGCCTATGAACTGCCTCAATATCGCTATTGAAAACGGATATTGAGGCTCCATTTAAGACCTTTTTTGCTCTCTCTACGGTTTCCCCCATATCGAATGTACCGGGGTATCTTATCCCAAAATCAGTATACTTAACTTTAACACCTTGTAAGTGCGTATGACTTGCGATCCTGCGGAAATATCCGTGCAATTTATCTCTCCTAGTGATGATTTCCTAGAGAGAGAAATAATAAAAATACTATCGAACACGCTCCCAAGACGAACTCTTCACAGGAACTCGAACAACCTGAGCGTTCTCGAAGGAGAGAAGTTTCTTGGCTTGACGAGCCGTTTCCCTGCTAGTAAAAAAAGAGCCGCTTGGTGTTGAAGCTATGTCACCGCTAGGTAGAAGAATCGCATAAATATAAAGTGCAGTCTCGGACATAAACATAACCTTTGAGATGTGGGTGGGGGACAGGGGGACTACACATCATACCACACGCATAAGGATGGAGAAGGAATGGATAATATGTTTCATAGGACTAAGCTAACCGCAGAGCAACAGGATCAGGTTCTTGATCTTGTGCTGAAGTGTCTTGGGCAGTACATAGTGTCCAATCAAATAACTGCACTCGATGGATGTGAAAAGGAGCGGGAACAACTAAAAGATTTCTGTGCTCAATCTTTTGACCGCTTGTTTCATCTGATTGTCTCAGGTGATAACAAACCTTGGGGATGGGAAGTGTTCTCCCAATCGAGTACACAACCTGCCAATATCGAGGAACTTATCCAATATACGCAGTACGAGTTTGGAGGGCTTTGGACAGATCAGAATGGATACTTGGTGCAGGCGTGGCAGGTCTTGGATAAACAAGACCGATATCTTGTCTTTGCTCCCTTGTTGGAGGTAACACCAAGTTTTGGTGATTTTAAGAAGCTCTACGATAACTTCCCTGAGTTGGTTGAAGATGTATCTTGGGACATCCCCTCCCAAGAGTTAAGGATCAGTCTCCTAAGTAAGCCTTAACTACCCTGCGGATACTTTCCGCCCTCTTCATCGTTCCTTCCCCTTCTATTGAACTCAATCCCATGTATTTATCCTTATCGGATACTTTATCAAAGGCTTTGTGTAGATAGCTCGTTATAAGATGCTTAAATCTAGGGTCTCTCGTGGGATCAGTTATGTCCCTCCAATTATCCGTCTCAACTAAGACCTTATTCTTATGTGTAATGGATAAGCGAGGTGGGTTCAAGAGTTTTATGGATAATGTAAGCCCATATGCAGACTTATCCATTTTGGATACAGATATTCCTTTAAGCGACACTTCTTCTTGTGTCTGAACAAGCCGACCATTGTGAGGACTTATTTGAGTCTTCAAGTCGGCTAAGAAGTCTATCAAGGCAGGTTGGTTCATCTGTTCTTGCCCCCCTATGATCACATACGCACAACCCCGATAGAGCTTCTATTATTGGATGGTTTTATCTAATAGCGGTGGAGGTGTAAAAATGGTAGAACCACCGAAAAGTGGTGTGTGGATGGAGGAGCGTAAGCTAGCGATTTTGTTGCTAGACCTAATAGGTTCAACAGCATTTGTCCAAAAGTATGGAGCAAAAGCCGCAGCACTTCACTTTCAAAAGCATGATAGAGCAACTAGGTCATTGTTATATCGCTTCAGGGGTAGAGAAATAGACCGCTCCGATGGTTTCTTATGCTCCTTTGAAAATGTCATAGATGCAGTCAACTTCGCTCTCGTCTACCAAAAGACAATCCCGCCTGTCACAGGGATTGGGGCTAGGGTAGGTATCCATTGGGATAAAATCATCGAAGTCCATCAGGATGATGTGTGGGTAGCTGCAAATGCAAAACGGATAGAGCTAGAGGGATTGGCTAAAAACATCGCTGCTCGTACCATGTCCTTATGCGTATCGGGACAGGTTCTCCTGACAAGAGAAGCCATGAATGTTATCCGTTTCCGCACCAATAAAGACACTCCACCCAATACCCGATATGTTTGTGTAGGCAGGTACAAGTTTAAGGGTGTTCGACAAGCCCAAGAGATTTATGCCGTAGGGGAAACACTTGAAAGCCTTGATCCTCCCCCCGATACGGAAAAGGCAAAGAGAATAAAAGGGCTCAAAAAATCAAAAATCCGTTGGGTTAACCTTACACGAAAAGAACGACTTTGGTTTCTCTATTACAAACTCTTGTGGATATGCGGATTTCTATGGATATGTCTTATCTACTTCCTGCTCTCAAGCCCTTTCCTTCGAGAAGTTTCGGGACTTCAGTCATTCGATTGGATTGATGATGTCAACAACTTCGTCAAAGCCGTGTATACACAAGTCCTCAATCTACTCAGGAAGAGTATCAAATGAACACGCCGCAAAAGACCCCCGCTCCACCAATAAACAAACCCACCATGAACAATAAGCAATTCACACAAACAGAAAAGGCGAAACGGGGCTGGTGGGCAAGTGTAGTTTTCATGTTCCTTATTGTCGCCCTTATCATCTTTTTATCCTATGTTCAGATAGTAGAACAAAACAGGGATATTTTGATCGGCATCATCGGAATGCTTACAGGGTCTATTTCTAGTATGCTCGCCATCGCTAGCGGAAGAGACCCAAGCGAAGTCGAAGACCTTAAAGATAAACTCTCCACAGCTAATGCTGATCGTGCCGCTCTCATCGCTCGCCTAAGAGATGCCCAAATCCAAATGCAACTCTTAAGGGAACAAGTCTTTGAACTACAAAATGCCGTTATTGAAAGATTGTCCATTTTCGCAAATGGACAGCCCCCGATCAGGACAAAGAAAGAACAAGATGTTGTCCTTCCCAACATCGTTAATGAATGGATACCCAAAACAGAAGAGCCCAAGGACTAACTAGTCTGTGATGCCATCCTCATATCCATCCACATCACCTGAACAATCCTCGCTCATAGGCTGTAGATAATCCTCTATCACAGCCGCTACTCTTACAAGTTCTTCCACCTCTGTCATTTTACCCGCTGGTCTTGTTCTCGTTACAAATTCTAACGCTATCTGCAACGCTACCTTCCTCGCGTTAAATGAACCCTCCGCCAAGTCAATCACCATAAGATACCTCACTCAGTCAATGGTTGCCGTCTCAGATTACCGACACATAGTCGGAAAACTTATAGTTTATTTATAGTACCCGCCAAGGGCGTAAATGGATAATCCCCTATCCATTAATCCTTTGGAGATTTGATCATGATCAGAAGAACCGCATCGGAAGTTTTACAGAGCCTTGAGGCTCGCGTTGCTCGCCTCGAAGGTCGTACCAAGACCTCAGCTCGTGGTGCCAAGACCCTCCAAGAACTGGCTCAGTTAATGGGTGAAAAGTACATAGCCGCGTTCCGCAGGAGCCACGGCAAGACCGTCTATTGGAAATCCGTAGGTGAGAGTCTTGAGAATTTCGTATATGGGAAGCTTGACTCCGAGCTAGAGATTGAGGATTGGAGCGATCTCAATAGCATCTATGCTGCGGTGACGGGTATCTCCACCCACCCTGGACATAGCTATGATGGCTGGTCCCAAGAGGAACCGACCATCGCTGTTGAGGTCACTTTTACCAACTCCTTGGCCGGTGCAACTACACGCCGCTTATCCCTTAGAATGGAGACTGACAAGAACGGTAATGCCAAATTTGGGTTAGATATGAGCTACTGATCCCTCTATGACTAAGTTTTAAGTGCTGGCGGTCGGGGTTGAGCGTTAAAGCATTTATTAAACCTCCTTTGTTAGGAATTACAGGAGGTAAATAATGGCTGTTGTATTCAAAAGGGATCAAATTCTTGGTCGGGGAGATTTGGATATATTTTTAACCAACTCCGCAGGGAATGTATCCAATGCGGCAGAGATTACTTACGCACTTTACTTTGTGGATATTGGACCACCTGAAACAGATGTGTTGATAGGTGACCCCGCACGGATACCCGAAAACCCGTCAGTAGGTGAATACTATGCCTCCGTCCGTATCCCCACAACCGCGACTTTTGGACGATATAGGATAAGATGGACGCTTAAAGAACTAGTTAATTCCCCACCTCAAACCGTAGTTCAAGAGTTTGAAGTGGTATCCGATGCTGTTGTTCTTGGTGTTTCCATGACCGAAGGTCAAAAGACCATGGTCTATAAGCTCCGTATGCTTTTAAGAGATTCTAATCCCGATAAGTTTTATCACTTTAGACCCCCTGAAAACGAATCCCACATCAACAACTACAACAGAGTCTTCGGGCAAGTTTGGGAAGATGAAGAACTTCTAGAGTACCTAGAAAGATCGCTCGATTGGTGGAATATGCAGCCCCCTGAAACTGAAGATATTTCCAATCTCGATCAACTCATCCTACAAAAACCCGCTTGGAGAACTCCCATCTTACAAGGAGCTATCCAATTCGCGGCTATGGCTTTACAAGCGAATTGGATAGTAGATGAGTTTGATTACTCCATAGGAGGCATCTCTCTCAGTATTGACAAATCCTCCAAATATGAAGGACTAAAATCATCCGCCGAATCTATGTGGCAATCTTCCGTTGAAGCAAAAACACGCACAACAAAATTCATGCGTGGACTGCAACAACCCAAATACGGTGTGGGCATCAGGTCTGCCTTTGGACCTCACACGGGACGCGGCGTTCTTTCGCCCCGAAACTTCCTGTGATTTAGGTGTTATCCTCGGTTGGATTTTTCTTCGGACGACCTACGGGAGATGCAGCGGGTTTCTGATATCTTAGCTCCATCTCTACAGCGAGAAGTCTTTTCTCTAGGTCGGACATTTGCTTCCCCAATTCGCCCCGTACCTTACTATCCAATTCCTTGGCTTCTCTAGTGACATTGGATAAGCCTTGGTTGATGGTGCCAACCTGATTAAGTGCTTCTTGGTGTCTTTCGTGACATTGAGAGTTTAACTGTTCTTGTGTGGCTTTGGATAGTTCTAGCTTGTCGATGTATTTCTTAGCTAGGACAGCCATGACAAGTAAAGCGGCGAGCCATACATTGTCTCCTGCCAAGCGGATAACTTGTACAAGGTCTAGCTCTAGCGGGTCTTGGCTTGGTTGCTGAACAATCGGTTGGGTTTGAACAATAGGTTGGGTTTGAACAATAGGTTGTGGTGGAGGCTGAATGACTACAGGGCTCAAAGGTTCTGAGGGAGCGGCTTCGACATCCGATTTAGGGATAGACTTGAGTGTTTTGCATTGGTCTAAATCCGAGACCTTTGTCTTTCCGTCAATCACCCAAAGGTTGCCTTCTCTTGTAATAACGGAGGCGGGCGATATGGTGCAACTCATGATTTGATCCTCTCGATATATATCATTGTGGAATTCAGCTATAAACGCCCTATCACAAGAGAGGTCTAAGATCGCAGACAGCAGATCACAGGCTCTATATGGATCATTATGAATAGCTGATGCCCTCTGTAGGACTCTCTCGGCTCTCCAAGTGTGGTTTCCGCTACACTCGCTTAGTATCTTAAATACTTTGTCTTCAATAAGCGGCAGAATGCCTTTATTAAGGGCTTCTTTAAACCGAGCCTCGTCCGAAACGATTAGGTTATCCCAAAGTCTATCGCACCACCAAACCCAAAATAGATCGTTCACCTGCACTCTCCCTTGGGGTTTTATTCTCCAAGTCAATAAAACCCCCAAAGGATTCGGATTTGTAGTTCGGATAACCTGAAAAAGATTGAAAGAGAATTTAAATTTGGTATAAGTGTGGAGATGCGACTATAGCTCAGTTGGTAGAGCGTCACGCTTACACCGTGAATGTCACAGGTTCAAGTCCTGTTGGTCGTACTCTGACCTGCATAATTCCGTGTGGGCAGAGCCACCAGCCCTAGGTTGGTGTGCGTGGTGTTGTAAGGGATTTGACCCAAGGGTAAAACCAAGGGTCAAATCCCTTACGATTTTATAGGCTGTTGAGAAACAGAGCCAACTCCGTTTCCTGAGTAGACATGGAATAGGTGGGGATGCCGAAGGAGGAAGCGGCACTAAGTGAGACTGCTAGATGTTCATCGGGAGTGTCTGCTAGATAAACAAAGAAGTCTCGCCCCTCAAGGAGAAGGATGTTCTTGAGCTTGTTGGATATCTCAATACTAGGCGTATTGAGGGTAATAGGACAAATCTCGGAGCCTAGTTTAAGTGTTTTATCGGAAAAGTATCCGCAGTAGTTTACGCCGTGCTCTAGGATGACCTTGTTAGGTGTTGCTTCCTGTATGAGCATTTCAGCGGGATGCTCATTTCGAGTACACAGCGTGAAACCCTTATTGGATAAAAATAGGGCTAGTTTGGGTATCCGTCTAACATCTTTTTCGGAGAGCTGCGACTTATTGGATAAGAAAGCGTATGTTTTCATGTTCTTTGAATTCTAAGCGAGAGTGAGTGTATCAATCAAAATGCAGACACACATTAGCAGTTCTTCACTATAGAAACAGTCCCACATTTTAAACCTCGATACTTTCTGATAGATGAGGGGAAAAAGGGAGATCAGACTATCGGTGACAGAGCCTATCATATATCCTCCGCAGGAAGGACTTGTTGGGTTGAGCTTGGATAAGTGCTTTTAGGATTTTGATATTCGTAGAGTTTGTAGCGTGTTCCGCTGCCTCACGGATAACTTCCAACAATAAAGCGTCTAGTTGTGTGTCCAAGTCGTGTTGGTGGTGGACTAGTCCGTTACCTTTTATATTTCTTGGTTTACCTTTGGGGAAGAAGGTATAGATGTAGGTGTAGTATGCGTTGTGGGCTGAAATGGATATTGTGTGGTGGGTGTGGATGATTGTGAGTTGTGCTTCAAAAGATAAGGACAGGGATTCCTTTGCGGGGTTGTACTCTATAACTCTAACGCGGGCTTGTTGTGGAGTCCAAGTGAGGTCAAGACAATCTTGGATGACCCGAGAGATATCCATATGGCAACCTTAGTGTGAGACAGATGAAACCCATACATAAACAAGCTATGGAATTAGCCCTGTCGAATGGGGGGAAGTATCATGTAGCCTGTGTGCTATACAGAAGGGGTAAGCCTGTCTATATTGGAGTGAACACAGATAAGACACACCCTAGGTTCAGGAGAATAGCGGCTGATGGTACGGTAGTTTGTACACTTCATGCTGAGATGTCCGCTTTGAGGTTCTCCCAACCTGGGGATACCCTTGAGGTCTTGAGGTTTTTAAAGGATGGTTCCACAACGATGGCTAGACCTTGTGTTCATTGTCTTAAACACATAAGGGCTAGCCAGCTTAGTCGAGTGAAGTACACCTTATGGGATGGCTCTTGGGGTGTCTTATAAAGACAAACCCCCCTTGAGGACTTATAACCTCAAGGGGGGTTTGTCTCGGCACTTAATCTTGTTGGGTATTACTCGTTCTCTGTACGACCCTCAAGAGAAGCCTTGCGAGCATCCTTGATCTGATTAACAGCCTCAAGAAGAGCCTTACGGACACGGACACCTGCTGCCTTGTTGCCGTTGTCGGACTTCTGAGCATCGCTCTCGATCTCGATGATTAGGTTCTTAAGGGACGCGATACGCTGAGACATGGTTGCACTCATGACTAACTCCAAAGAGGGGGGGTGGGTTGATAACCCCTCAAGTACCCTTATAATACCCTTAAAACAAGGGTTCATGTTTTTTTAACAAATTTATGACTTCGTTCAGGTCTTGTCCGAGAGCTAAGACTTGTCGGTAGACATCCATGTTGGTATGAAAGGCGAGGATTCTGAGTTGAGGGATTTTACAATGGTTCTTGGTACGCAGGATTATCTCACCCTGATCTGTGACCCAAATATCCTCATCCCCATTTATTTTGCTCTTGGTAAATAGGATAATCCGTCCGTTCCTGTTGACCCAATCTTTGGCTTCTTGGATAGCTTCGGGTTTCTTAGCTAAGAAGTCTAAGAGTATGTCGGTGGGTATCAAGCCCTGCGGGGACACTTTCCACTCAAGATACAAAGTGCTTCATCCACTTCGCCTTGTCGGTATCGGTCGAGTTGACCCAATCAACAAAGACCAAGCGATCACCTGTTTTAATTTCTTCGGGGTCTGTGTAGACGCACTTATCTACATAAGGCAGTAAGCGTAGTTTAGGCTTCAGTTGGGTTGGGACTACTACTTTATATCCGTCTCGATACATCTGAGTAATAACTAGTTCTATCATATTATCCTCCCATCTTGAAAGTCCCCCCCACCTTTAGTTTAGGTGTAGGGGCAGCCCAAGGATCGGGTTTAGGTTGTGTGTTTCCACCTAGCAGAAGGCTTCCATTAGGTGGTGGCGTATTAAAAGCACTCGCCTTAGGCGATTGTACCTGCGAAGTATTCGGTTGGACCTGAGGAGGAATTGGGCTAGGGTCTATTATAATTAAGGGGGGTGTTTCTTTGGGCGTGTTCCCCCACACTTCTATCTTATTGGGCTCTACGAAGTTCTCGAAATTGGATAGTCCTTGCCATCGAGAGCTATCCGTGGCTGAAGTGATATTAGGGTTTAGGATAAGTCGGTCTACCTGAGTGGAGATGCGTGTATCCCAAGTTGAAGTAGCCCAAGATGCCCGACCGCACTCTCTATTTTTGCACACACGGCAGAAGATTTCCTGTACCTGAGTGTTGGTGACAGAGGGATCAGCTTTTTTAGCGTCTTCAAAACAAGCGGAGAAGAGGTCTTTTTTCATAGAGGGGGGATTATCCTTTCCCCCCTTTGGGGAGAAGGTTTAGCTAGGCCTGAAAAGGGCGGATATATCCCTGCCCTGATATTTAACGACAAAAGATAATCCCGCCTGCGACTTTATCCAATAAGCCACATCTTGAGCAGACTTTTCGGATAGTTCAGTTAACTCATAGGTGGGTTTTGGAGGTTCAGCGGGCTTGGGAGGGGCTTTGGGTTTTGGCTCAGGCTTTTTCCCACCGAAGATACGGATAAGTTCGGGGTCACCTTCACCTTGTTGAATGTCGCGTAGGTTATCAGGGACTGTCCAATCCTTACCTAGCTCAACATCGACAAGTAGGGGGACATCCCAATTCATGCGTTGGATGATTTTATTGCGGGTCATGATTTCGCAGACCACGGGGATTGCCTCAGTCAGAAGGTCTTTGTGGATTTCAAAGACTATTTCATCGTGGACGGTGAGGATCATTTTAAATCGGTCGAGCCATCCGTTCTTTTTAACCGTCTTGTAGATGAGGCTCATAGCGAGTTTAGTGACATCTGCGGAGGTTCCCTGAACGGGTCCATTCACCGCCTTGCGTTCATCTTTAGAGCGATGACGGAAGTTTTTATCCTTGATGGAGGGCAGGGGTTGTACACGCCCCATAGCGGTTTTGACATATCCGTTTTTACGACCGAACTGATGCTGATGATCCCACCAGGCAGTTAGTACATCATAGGTCTTGGTGAAGACCTTGTACTTTTCATTCCCTTCCTCTTCATTACAGCCGATGGAGCGTTGAACTGCTTTGCCTGTACCGCCATATGAGAGAGCGAAGTTACAGGCTTTGCCGTTACCACGAAGGGCTTTCCAATCGGGGCGAGATTTAGAGGCTTCCCCATAGAAGGCTACGGCAGTAATGGTGTGCAAATCACCAATCTTATCCGAACCACAAATACAAACAGGAGGTGGTGCGGCTCTAAAGCCTTGGTCGTCCATTTCTCTTGGAAACTGATTCCCGCACTCTGAACACTCAAAAAATGCTTTTATCCATTTTGGCTCGCCTGAGAGATTGGTGACAAGTCGTAGCTCAACACCTGAGTAGTCGATAGCGGCGAGATACCAATCAGGGTGTCTCACCGCTATGCACTTACGGAGGTTTGAGATGCACTCAGGTTTCGTAGGATCATAGGTGGCAGGGATGCCTTGAAAGGGTACACGGCAACCACCATCTTTTGTCTTTTTGGGGTCACTAGTAGTTTTACACGAGAAACGACCTGTATCAGCGGCAAACTGATCAAACTTAGGCATGAGCGTCCCATCTTCTGCAATATCTTCCACAAAGGGAATAAGATATTGCCCAAGGGACTTCCCAAGCATACGATAACGCTTCACCTTATCCATAAAGGGAAAGCTCTCGCTCGCCTTTTTAATAACTTCATCAAGAACATCGCCTGAGGTGGCTACCTGACCCGACTTCTCTGTTGCGATGAGATTCGGGACTTGCAGTTCTCTAAATAACAATCCGAGTTGCTGTGGACTGAGTAGATCGTAAACAATCGGGAAGTCCACATCCTCCATACCTGCCCCTCCCTGAATATCTCCATCTATCTCTAGCTCTCCTTCTTCATCGGTTTGAAAACTAGCCGTGCTTAGTACGCGAACGGATTTGGTGATTGTTCCCTTTATATCAGGATACATTCTATCCGCTTCCTTGCGGGCTTCGTCTACACGGATTTTGTAGTTGTATCCATTTCCCACTTCCGTGTGGTCGAAGCGATTTAGACCTTTAATGTCGCCCTTAAGTATCCGTATATAGTTGGGCAGTATATCTCTGCCCACAAGATCAGAAGCTCCCTTGTACACATCTAACAGAGAATCAAACCACTCCTTCTGTCCATCTTGGCAAAACCTCAACGCCGTCTTTTGATCGACATAAACCCTGTTACGATGAACCCATCTAACAGAGACAAGAGTTGACTTCTCTAGTGCGTAGATTGTGTTAGTGTGATAACCGCTGTTTGTGTATTGCTTATTCAGCACCTCATACAAAGCAAGCGTACACATGGCATCCGCAGCCCCATACCACTTACAAGGTTCCCAACTTGGGTCTATCTTGGAGTAGTTCTTATTCGGACTATCAGGCATGAGATCATCCAACTCTATCATCTCACGCTCAAGTAACTCCTTACTCAAATGCTTTAAGCCGCGTCCTCCCTTGGTGCGAGGATCAAGAAGATACTTCAAAATGTAGGTGTCATGCCACTTGCCACTATCCCAACGGGCTTCCCCCAAACCCTTGTGGTATCCATTAAACTCCAAAACCTCTTGGTCAAAGCCAGCATTGTGAAATACAGGCTGTGCTTCTACAGATAAATCAAATAACCTCTCAAGGGCAGGTCCAATCAACCGCCAAGGTACATTGTGTTCTTGTCCTTCTTGATGAGCGATGGGAAAATAATATCCCTTATTCTTAGTAGGGGCAAGACACACCCCCACAATTGATTCTCTTGTGCGTCCATTAAAAACCCTCAGGTCTAACCCTGTGGTCTCCGTATCCAATCCGTATGTGCCACTAGGGGCATTTATGCACTCATCTATTGCCCTATCTAGATTATCGCGTGTGCCGAGGATCAGTTCACAATCCTTCATCCACAGCTTCTGCGAGATTTGTGGTCTACGCAACGCCTCCAACATATCCATTAACATAATCAACCCTCCCTTTCTGTATGCCACCTACCACTTTGGTGGATGGTGCTCTTCATATATAAGATCAGCACCACCCACCACACATGGTAAAGGAGACTGACCATGCCCCACCAACATCCACTACCCATTCTTTACTACTTTGGGCTCTGCGTTGAGGTTTGTCTGTTTCTTAAATCGGAAGAAACAGACGAAGCCACAAGAGAACAACTCCTCGAAGATGTCGCTGAGGAAGTAATCAATCATAATGTGGACTTCTCGAAGTATCCAATTCTGTATCTATCTCTTGTTCAATGTCATGAACTTTTGAGAAGGCATCACGAACCCTTTATTCAGGAGTTTAGGGTAAAAAGCCCCTCCAAAGCTGAATGGGTTTTGACGCTCCCACAACCCGTGCAAGATGTAACCTATACTCCTGATGGAAGCATACAGGTTACATACGCTGAAATGGATAACCCTCTCAACAATGGAAAAGTGTGTATCCCCACCCCCCCAATCCCCAATCTATCCATCTCGCATCAGCCTATTGTGCGAGGTGTTGTTATCTCCGTGGAGCATCAACCCACCTGATTATCTCGTTACGGTGATGCGGTATCCAAATTTACCCGTAGTCGGTGAGGTTACTCCCTCAACCACAAAATTGGCTCTACGCCAAATACCTTCAGCTAAACTTATTCCGCGATGATAGTTTGATTCATCGCCAGCAGCGACCTCCTTGCTAGACTTCTCAGCCGCTCTCAATATCCCATATTGAATCTCATGTGGACGGATACGCTTATTTTCATCCAAAACGAAGATGATAGCTTGTCTGTTTTTAAGTATGTGTCTAGACCAATCCTCCGCAATCCTCTCACCAAGGATCAACCAATCCCTGAATTTCTCTGCATCATAGAACAAGGGGGGGTTCCCTGCTCTCTTTGGCTGAGAGGCATATCTATCCCACCCTGAACGATCAAGATCGAAGAAGATGGAACTAGGCGTTGCCTTAAAGTTAATACTTGGGAACTCCCTCTCCAAGATCGGAATTAACCTTTTCGGGCTATCCGAACGCAACTCGATGGTTCCGCCAGATGTGGAATAAGAAGTGACGGAATAGTATCCCTTAATGATAGGATATTCGTCTAGGTAGTCTTGGATTCTATCGGCTGCGGTGAGCATGATGTTTACTCCATTAAGTGTCGTTGGGTGCAGGTCTATAAAAGAACTACCAAACCTGAAAGTATAAACCTGCCACCCATGTATTAGACCCATCCATACCTACTGCCCAACCGACAGCGGGAGATATGTTTAGATGTTTCCCTAGTACATAAGGGTGATAAGATACAACACCTGCCAAATAGGGTTGTTTGTTTGTCAGAGCCATTTGAACACCTAGTCGATAATCCCCACCTTGAAGGTTCAACAAGCTCGCACCTGCTGAAAAGGCGGATAACTTATCCAAATAGGATATCCCCACCAATAAACTTGGCTCAAATAATCGGAGTTTCTTCAGCTTGATGTTCTGTGGGTCTACTTTGGGCGTGTAGAAAAATCGACTATCCAAATTAGGGTTTCCCTGCATAAGTTTATCTTCAGCAATAGGGATAAAGTCGCCCTTCTCATTGGTGTAGCCCGCTAGGATATGAAGTCCTTGGTTTCTAACAGCACCTGAACCTATTGAAGACTGATCCTCAGCATATTCAATCACTATGGCTTTGAACTCTAGTTTTAACTCTAAGGTGTAATCGCCACCCCAAAAGTTATCCGTAAAGAAAGAGGCAAGAGGTTTCCCATATGGCGTAGACCATGTGAACTCTAAGGGGTCACAAAACGAGGGGAACGATACACACCTCGCAGCATCTTCATTAGTGATGCCCTGCCAACTTGCAGGAGGAGGTTGGATCGGTGTTGTGGGCTCTGTCCCCACTTTTGCTTTGCCCTTTAGTTTTGCCTCAATAGAAGTCATACGGACTGATATGGAATCTATCTTCGCACCCGTCTCGGCTTGAAATCTCTCTATGCTATCCCGCGTGGACTTATCCAATCCCTCAAGGATATTTTCTATCCTTGAGGATAACTCCCGCCCTGTTACCATTTGAGACTCAAGGGTCTTTATATCTTGTCTTGTTTGGGATATCCCCATCGCAGCTTCGGATAGTTCTCCCCTTAGCTGTTTTTGGATAGTATCCGAAAGCGTATTTATCCGATAAGTTTGATATGCGTTAGCACCTACACTTACAAGAGTTAATCCTGCTAAGGCGTAGATTGCATACATGAAGTGTTTGGGTGTTAGCATTGAAGCCTCCTTATCCCAAACACAACATATAAATATATAAGCTAGGAGTTAGCCCTCTATGGTGAAAGGCATAGTCTCAAGCAATAGCCTTGCTACAGGGCATCTCTTCTTCTTGGCGTAAGTGACCAAGAATGGTCTGTAATCTTTATTCTTTAGAAATAACCCATGAGATACTTCGCCGCTATAAAGGATCAAGTCCGTAATGGATTTTTGGCAAGCCTTCACACAAGAGGGCTTAAACCCCAAACCCCCTCCAAGAGTCCTTGCGGGAACCTTATTGAAGACACAGGTTTTGGATAATGCACCTGCGGCATTACACCCACTAGTTTCAAACCTTTTGGCAAAATAAGTACCCGCTTCGGGGTACTTATCCTCTACCGCTCTTGTCAGTAATTCCCGCCTATTCTCGATCTTTCTAATTGCGGATTCGACCGCATTTTGTATGCCTTTTGGGTAGCCAAACAGACCCCCCGCCTCCTTTCCCGTCCTAATATTTCTAGCTGAGGCAAACCTGAAATGGCTTGTCTCATCGTATCCTCCCTTTGTAGGCAGACCCAAGTCGTCAATGATCTCATCTTCATCTTCTTCCTTATCCTTGAGAGCACCATGCTCCCCATATCCAACATAACGGGATACATCGGATAAAGCAGAGTGAGCATGGGAAATCTTATCCTCAACCCAATCTTCTAACTCATCTCCCTCATCTAAACTATCCGTTAACATCTCTAGCTGATCTTCCATCTCATGGAGGTTCTGAAGGCTCATGTAAGAACCATCTTTATGCTCATCCCCTCCACCCACCATCTCAAGACCCATATCATCGTCAAAACCCATATCATCGACAATCCCGCCAAAATCTCCGTAAGAGGCGAGCCTCCTCGCAGTCTTCCCAAGAGACTCCCTGTTCTCCTTAATCCTTTGTGTGTTCATTTCCCCACTTGATGGATCATAGGCACCCTCATACTCCAAGAACTCTTCAGGGATATCCCCATCCTTCTTAGCTTGTTCGTAAGCCTTAGAACCCTCAGGACCTTCCTTGAAGCGAGAGTGCTTGATGAAATCAGCTTCTAGGTCGTCAGCTTCTAGGTCGTCAGCCACCATCTCCCCCCACATATCGTCAGCCTCAAGATCGTCAGCCTCAAGATCGTCAGCTTCAAGGTCATCCGCGAACATATCATCAGCCTCAAGGTCATCAGCCTCAAGGTCATCAGCCTCAAGATCGTCAGCCATGAGTGTCCCATCATCTAGACCCATGGAAAGGATATCCTCGTCCGACCAATTCTCACCACAAGCAACAAGTTCCTCCTCGGCATTTCCAGGCCCTGTGAAGTCAAGACCATTATCATAACCTGTATTGACCTGAACCGCGTTGTCAGCCTCTAAGTCATCCGCCATCATGTCATCCGCCATCATGTCAAAATCGGATAGTGCGGGTTCGGTTGTTCCCAAGAAGTCTGCCGCCGCCTTCTCCGCATGGACACTCCCATAGTCTCTGCGGGTCATGAGAGGTTGGGTGAGGGAAGCATATTTTGATGCCACGGATGCCGCCGACTTATTTTGGGCGGCGGTTTTCTCGTTTAGATATCTATTTGTGATCTGATCGAATATGTCTGCCATGTTCATTCTCCATAGGGTATTATTTATCCATGTACCTGCGTGTATTTAACCTTTATTAAGGGATAACTCAACCATGAAGACACCCTATTGGATAGTCTTGTGTGTGCTACTAAGTAATGCAGCACAGGCACAACCTTTTTTTTACCCGCCACCTCCACCGCCTTTTGCCTACTCTCCAATATATGTACAGCCACCACCTACCCCGCCATTACAAAGACCGAGGTCTAGACTAGGTGACAGCGTAGATCACAATTTGGTGTTTTCCCCCCAACAAACGATGGTGTGGTGTTGGGTAGCAACGGCAAAGATGTTGATAGAGGGACACACAAAACAACCTGCACCTACTCAATGTGAAATGCTGGCTCTTCAGTACAATGCTCCCTGTTGTATCGCACCTCATATGTGTTCCCGTGTTGGACACATAGTAGAAATACAAGCCCTTGTGGCTCGCTTTGGTATCAGGTTATCCAATGTGGAGGCACCACCCACTCCGAAAAGATTTTTTCGGAAGTTGAGGGGTGGTCCGATAGGGATACACACTATAGAAGGAGGAGGACATTTCGTAGTGGCGGGAGCCATGCAAGAACACCGAACTGAGTATGGCTCCACTTGGGATGTGACGATACTTGATCCATTCAGGGGAGTTTATCGCATCGACTATGAACAACTCCGACTAAAGATGGATGCCATCCTAGTTATCCATTAGTCAAACTTGGTCAAGTATGAGTACTTCGCCCTGCAAGCCTCTGGACTTCTCTTGAAGACCTTAGCTATTTCGACAAAAGACTTACCCTGTTCTCTAAGGGAGAGAAGATTATCCAAATCTTCGGAAGACCAAGGGGTCTTGAAAAGCGTAAGCCCTAAAGCACTAGCTTTAATCTTGATGGACTTACTTGATCTTTGGGGCAAGTGCTTCTGTAACTCCAAAGAAGTTAACTTACCTGCGTGCCTCTTCAAAATGGATATTTCTTTAGGTGTCCAATGTCGTGGGCTACCTTGGCAGACCCAACCGCGATCTCTCAAACGGATACCCAAATTGGATAGTTTAAACTTTATGGAACTTAGCCCTCGATTTAGTCTTTCCGCTATGAGTGTTGCAGGTAAATACTGAGCCATAGCTCTTAGTAGCTTGATGTCTTCATCAGTCCAAGGTCTCCGTACATACGCCATTAAATTTTCCCCTTGCGTTTTATGCCGTCCTCCTATATATAGAAAGACATGAACGCTCGTAGCTCAGTTGGATAGAGCACCTCTTTCCTAAAGAGGGGGTCACAGGTTCAAATCCTGTCGGGCGTACTTAACACATAAGCCCCCTTAGCTCAGTTGGTAGAGCAATCGCCTTGTAAGCGATAGGTCACAGGTTCAAGTCCTGTAGGCGGCATTAAGAATGTCCTCCGCACGGAGGCTTCTTAAACCTAGTAGCAGGTTTGTACCTCGCCTGAGGGCTACTAGCTCAGGCGTGAGTCTTTTCGATACTATCTATCCCACAAAAGCTCACCGCTTTAACTAGCCCTGAAATATATTGTGGAAGGTCAACCAAGGATAGATAGTCCTACAGACTGTGGGAAGTCTGAACCCTCAATCTCTGTAGGTTAGACGATAAGGCAATATGTTATAGTTGACCACGAGGCTCCATGTTGACTCAGATAGACCGAGGGCATAGCTTCACCCTCAAGTGACCCCCACCGATCCTCTTCGGTCGATTAGTGGGGGTCACTTTATTACTTAGAAGGCGTTTTTTTCTTGCTTCCTCCAAAGTCAGTCGGTATAAGAAGGATCACTAAGGGTTCTTAGCTCAGTCGGTAGAGCAGCGGACTTTTAATCCGTAGGTCCTGGGTTCGAGCCCCAGAGGACCCACTTAGATGGGGATGTGGTCAGCCGAGTAGGCTGATTTACTTCCCCTTAGTTTTAAGAGTTGATGGGACTTCGGTATAGTGGGGGGGAACATAAGCCTAGATGGTGGAATAGGTAGACACAGGGGACTTAAAATCCCCCGACCTAAAAGTCTTGCGGGTTCGAGTCCCGCTCTAGGTACTAGAGGGGACATTTAATAAAAGTAATAAAGGAGACATTTAATGAACCCAACCAATAAAGAAATACTTGAGTGTTTGAGAGAAATAGTTCTAGGGCCTGATGCCCCTCCAATTGAGGATATGCCTCCGTTCTTGTTTCTACTTCAAAGCGTCCGTATAGAAGAGGGGGGGGAGAAGGGGTTTATGTTCAACTCACCCGAAGAAATAAAGGTTCAACTGCCTGAATGGGGGGATGTTGTTAGACCCCATCTCAATAAAGGAGCAGGGTTTTTACTAGTTGCAGTAGTCACGGAAGACGGAAAAGAATGGTCTGAGAACATTATTATAGTTATACATAAGAATATAGGCGAGGGAACTGTAGAATCGTACAGGTACGACCTAAAAGACTTTAAAAAGAACGAAAACCCAAAAGATTTGGGTTTCGATATTAGAGATGTGTGTCCGACATTTGGTGTTCAGTATCACTAAATAGTTTATGGCCTATCCTTTGCGACCATGAAAAAGGATAAACCATGACGACACCTCTCAATCAGACCGAAAAAACGAATATCCAAGCCACCAAGAACTTCAAGTTTTCGGAACTTGAGTTCTATGATGTGATTCCTCCTAAGTATATGGCGAACGCGACCTTACTTTTGGAGAACCTGCAAGTTATCCGAGATGCGGCGAATGCCCCTATCACCATCATCAGCGGATACAGGTCAGAGGCAAGGAATGCTGCTGTAGGTGGAAAGGATAAATCCCTCCACATACAGGCGGCGGCGGCTGATATTAAGATTAAGGGTATGACTTCCACACAGGTTCACACCCTTATCTCAAAGCTCATCAAAGACGGCAAGCTCTATAATGGGGGGCTAGGGGTCTATGATGACTTCTGCCACTATGATGTCCGTGGTGAGCCTACGGGACACAAGCAGGGTGCAAGATGGGACGAGAGATCGGGGGCTGCTAAATAATATTTTTATTCTTTTATGTTCCCTCACCTAGTGATGAATCAAACTAGGGGGAATAAACATGAGATACAAGTACAAAGCATACGCAATCAGCGTCCCACAACTGAAGAAACTATTGGGGATGCCTAAAAACCCATACACCTTTACTTCCGAGGATGATTGGGATATTGTCTCACCTTTCACCCTTGAGTTGAAAGGTGGAGGTGGCGGTGTCACCATTACCCTAGATGACCCTAGGTCTAAGGGGGATGATGACATATCAGATGGTTTGGCTTATGTGAACAGCCGCATTTACAAATACCTATCGCCCCCTGTAGATGAAGAACTAAAGGCAAGAATAGAGGCTCTTTTAAAGAAGTCTCCGAGAAGCGAGTTCTTGTCTAGCTTGTTAGAACAAGTCATGGGAGGGTATGACTTATCCGAGAGGCAGCTAGAAGTAATAAAGGAGATCGAGGAACGCTCTTCCGAAGGGAATCCTTTGTTTGAGCGGATACAATCCGCTCTGAAAGTCAGTCCCAATAACAGCTTCCTAAAGAGCCTGCTAGAGCAAACGCAAAGCGGTCGTTTACTAAGCCCTAAACAGATTGCCGCATTGGATCGTTTCCCTACGGAAGAACTTAGTCAGGAGAAGATCATTCTCCAAGAGATGCTTAATAACGCTGTTCTTTCGGCTGATGAAAGAGACTTTATTAAGAAGCTCCTCGCTTGGGGAGTCAAAGGAGCACCTGAGGAAGGTCTCAAGCGTATCCGTCATATCCTTTATTCTCAGGGGAGACGCTTAAGTGGTATTCCCGACAAAGAAGTTATCCGCAGTATCTTTGGTGGTGATTCAGGGAGGACGGCGAGCGATACTCTAAGAGAGCTAGAAGTGCGTATCGCCCGTCTAGAGAACTTAGGGTTAGGTTATGAGGAGATCAACCTAGCCCTGATGGGAGGGGCAAGTAGAGAAGTACCACTCCGTTTTTCGAGGCTCTTCTACAATTTGTTTGAGGCTCCAAGTAATGCTGTTACACCCGCTCGCATCAAAGGGGAGTTAGAGCATTTGATTACGACAAGCATCCTGCCCAAGGTATCAAGAACATCTTTTAGCTACCCCGCTTCTGAAATATCTTTTAGCAACCACTCTCCGTCCGAGACGGCGACAAGTTGGGAGATTGATTTCAATATACTCATTATCACAGGGAAAGAGACGCTTAGGTTTCCCGCGAGCTTACAGGTATCCAAGAGAACCAAAGAAGTGGACTTGTTCTTGGTCTAGTGGTGAACCACATAGGCGGCTAAGGCACATAACATCAAAGCCACAATCCCTTTCGGGTTGTATCCGAAATAAAAGCTATTGAGGCAGAGATCGACACAAAGGCTTGTGATTAGCCAAATAACTCCTGCTCTCCATACATCAGAGACATCGACCAACTTCCACCACGCCCACAGGCTAAGATAGTTAGTTAACAATCCTGTGTAGAGCCACCACTTGAACGGCCCCCACTCAAAGTCACAAACATCTCGACTATTAGCCTTAAACCAATATAAGAGGCAGCACAAAGTGATGGATAAAATCGGGACGAAATAGATTTTCAATCTAGTACCCGCCGGACTTGAACCAACCGCTACCCTTTAGGATAAAAGAACTCTGTCCGAGTATCCGTTCCGTTTCTTTTTTGCACTTTTCGCAGGGTGGTGGTGGGTCTTCAAACTTTTGAAGTTTGTTCTGTGTGTGCTGACACTCCGTGTCTTTGCATCTAAAGACATACATGGGCATTTACTTATCCTTTGTCTTGGTTGGGGGGTTATCCCTTAGTGCTTTATCCTGTAAGGCGAGCAAACCCTCTAGATCGCGTCTTATTCTACGCAATAGAAGCATATCCAATATGGGGTTCTTATATCTAGACCTAGAGAGGATGGAATTAATGCCCCTAAGGGCGAAGATTAAATCCTCTTTGTTTCTTCTACTCTCTTTTATGGGGTCATCAGACATGGAAAACCTCAATAGTGATGCTGTTGCCGCTTTGTACCTGTTTGTGAAGCAATACTTCGCAGAGGCTATGACGGGCAACTTGCCTATCAATAAAATGCCCCCACACTTCTCCCTTTATTCTACAACCAATAAAGATGAAGATACCCTTTCCCTTAAAATTGAAAAGCCTACCTTATTGGATAGTTTGGAGACTGAATATTGGGGGTCTTGGGCTAATATGGCATTGGATAAAATGCCTCGGGCTGAAGGTGGTGTCTTTTGGGGAGTTGTTGATCTCCCCATTCAGACCGATACACCTAACCCACACGCTCTCGTTGTAGTGTATCAGAGGGGAGAACCCATAGTGTGCCTCTACACCACACTAGAATTTAACCACAACCCTAAGATGATCCCTGCGAGCAAGCTGTTCCCCGAACACTCTTTTGACCCCTTCGTTGTCCCTTTAGAGACGCACTAATATATCCTTTATATTCCTAGGTAGTCAGTCTGCTACCTTGGGGAACATAAAGTGAGACGCATTCAAGCTAAGGCAAATATCTCCGCTATAAGGCAGAGAACACAATTCTCTTGTGTCGCTACTAGCACCTGTATGGCTCTCAATGCCGTTGGTGTTAAATGCACAGAAGATGAAGTAAATGAAGTCATCGGGGCGAAGCCTATGCAAGGGGCTCGTTGGGAAGAAGTATTGGCTTGTGCTCAATACTTCGGGTGTAGGGCTACACTCACCACTCCCTCTACCCTTACTCAGGTTAAGGAATGGACGGACGCAGGGTTTCCCGTTTTAATCGCATGGAACCCTGAAGGTCGCGAATGGAGCCATGCAAGCCTCATATTCGATGTGACGGGCGAAAAGGGAAATTATGTCGTCCATGTGGCAGACCCTAATATCCCCAACCCCGACAAAACCACCCGAGAAGTTAACGAAGATGACTTCTACTCAAAGTGGTTTGAAAAATGGCCAAACTACCTCGTGCGTAGACCCGCCCTCAAAATAGAGCGAGAGGTTTCCCCTGATGGAAGACAAATCATGGCGAGCCGTATCGCATCTACTCACCTTAATCGGGAAGGTCTGTGAAGTGAATCAAATTCACATATATGACTTTGATGCTACCTTGTTTAGATCACCCAAAGCACCCGCGTGGTATGACAATGATAGAGATGGTGAATGGCACCAAAACCCATTAAGCCTCGGTGAGATTTGTCTACCTAAAGGGGAGCAATGGGTAAAGTCTGTTGTAGAGGAGGCTAGGAAAAGCATAGCATCTAAGGATGTATATGCCGTTGTCTGTACGGGTCGAAGAAAGCACCTCCAAAAGGTTGTCGAAGGACTCTTACGCAAAAAAGGTTTGAAGTTCGATGATGTCATCTTGAAAGACATGGGTGGAACGGAGTCTTTTAAGAAAAGAGTTATAGATGATCTCATGTCTAAATTCCCGAACGCTATTGTTCATATGTGGGAAGACAGACACCACCACCTTTCTTCCTTTATGCAGCACATAGAAATGAATGGAGGCGTTGGTATCCCCCACGCTGTACCTGATAACTATTCCACGGCTGAGTGTTCTGAAGAGGAGTTTAGGTCTATGAACAGATCAGCCTCTGAAGTTTTAAGACGGCTTAACGGGGCAGGTATGAGTATCCAACATCGGATACAGGAGACCAAATATTCGTGTGGGGCTGCTTGTGTAACAGCAATCTTAAATACTGAAGGGGTTTGGGTTTCTGAGAAGGAAGTCCGACAGGCTATTGGCACAAACCCTGAGGAGGGTACTCCGCTCCCGAATATAATGTATTTCTTCAAGAGACTTGGGTGTGAGGTAGATATGTCTGAGCAGGGCATATCAGACTTAAAGGATGCGATTTCGGATGGGGTCTATTCTATAGTTTCTATGCAAATGTGGGATCGGGAAGCCAAAAGAAATTGGGAAGAAACTTGGTCTGAGGGTCACTACTGCATAGTAAAAGACATAAAAGATGGACATATTATTTTGTCCGATCCCTCTAGGAGAAAGTTGGTGAGGCTCCCTATAGGGGTATTTAAGAAACTATGGCACGATGAGGATACAGATGGGACGAGATATCATAACTATGTAATCAGGATTGAACCTCAGATTGGGTTCAAACAGAAAGCTCTTAAACTTTTTGAGAAATTAAACCCGAAGTCATGATGGATTTTAATCCGAATCAAGACACTCGAATCCGAGTTAGTAGTCTAGACCCATTGTGTGTGGCTCAGGCATACACCCGATCTTAGGTGTCCCTTTTGCTGCGTTTTGACCCCCCCTAGAGGTCAAAACTTAACACCTTAAGGCTGATTGCTAGAGTAATTTTACGGTCTCTTTTTCTACATCCACCTCGTACTCCGCAACTTCCCTTCCCGCTGAGTTATAAACAAGGGTACCAAACCACTCGACCGAAAAGACCACATTACTGCCCTTGATGCTCTTAAAATTAGGTGTTTTAAAGTTTAGTTCTCCGTCCCACCACTCGTTTCGATCACCCTTTGATATCAAATACTCTTGCAGGAGCTTTTTAGCTTTTTCGATATCGGCTTCTCTTGCAGGAGGATACCCTGCCGCCTTTTCAAGGCGAGCGATCCTCATCTCAAGGCTTCTTAAAACTTCACTAGCGGTTCTTCTTATTATGATTGTGACTCCATAGGGTCGGTTTTTGGATAGACATAACCCCCTCTTTATAAATAGATACTTTATTAATCCTCTCAGATAGACATCCCACCCAAAGGATTAGAGAAAATGAGAAGAAACGCGGGGATCATTAAAGTCCCACCGAACTTGACCCGAGAGATATATGAGTTTGTCGTCTCCGTAATTGCTACAGATATTGTAGCGTCACTCCAAAAACCCAAGGAGAGTGACGAGGGTGTGGATAAATGGCTAAGAAAAGCAATCGAGGTTTCTCAGACTTTTCTTAAGAGCCTCGACACAAAGGGAACAAGGGAATTGTACAACGAGTACGAGCCCTTAGAACGCCTCCTAACGCAGGTTGCTCCCATAACTCTGCCACAAGCCAAACAATCCTTGTTTAGCGGAGTCGCTAATCCAGCTCGGAGAGCGGAGATTAAAGCTCAATTTGTGCCGCTTTTTGAAAGAGTGATTAAGTTCTGTACGGAAGAATTAGTTGGGGTAGAAGACCCCAAAACAGCAAGATTCAAAACATTAATCACCCAAAAAGTATCACTAAGGGGTGGTTCCTCTAGTGGGGTAGTGGCAAGCAAAACATTTGAATTTAAGGATGAAGATTGGTACCCCGACCTCATCGGAAGGGTTCCAAGTGGTGTCCCCCCCTATACCTTTGATGTGAATGTGGAAAAGACTGAGGGGGAGTCCGGGGGGTCTTGGGGGGGCTATCGTCGGGTGCTGACCGTAATTTACCGAAATTACATGAGCCCCCAAGATTTGGAGAGAGAAGTATGGAAGATACTAGTTCATGAAATGGGTCATGTCGCTCAGTCTATGATTACACGGAGCAGGATGATGATAACGGAAGAGGATGTTTCGGATAGAGATTTACTCTCAAGAAAGATTAGAACCCCACAATACTCTCAAAGAGGAGAGGATAATGATGATTACTTCTTGGACGACAGGGAGTTTCACACTTTACTAAGAGATGCAATCGCTTATTTAGTGGGGGAATTCGATAGGCGGGGGATAACTGCTGATAAGAGGAATCTTATTTTTAAGCAATTTGTGGGTCTCCCCATCAGCAAAGAAGATATGCGTGAAGTTTCTTCAGAGATAAGAAGAATTAACTCTGATTATCTCTACAGATTCTTCCAATCTCTGAAAGAGAATGCACCCGACAAATGGAAGAAGGCAGTTGCAGAGGCATATAAGATTATATTTAACTCTACCCCTAGATTGGCATCAGCATCTCAAGCCTTAAGAAGCCTTGAGATGAGAATCTCCCGACTTGAATCTTCACGATAATATTTGACGACCCCTACACCAAGGGGAGTCATCAGTCGTCCAATTCAGCCTAGCCTTACCCCGCTTCTTCTTAAGGGCTAGCTCCGCTTTAAGGGCTTCAGACCTGTTTGCATAAGGCCCATAAGTACACCTCAAGACCCAAGGTCGATATTGAGATGTGTACTTCCCACCTCCCACAATCTCCCCATTGTGTTGGCGGAGCCTTCTATTAACATCCGTGGTTGACCCCACATAATAAAACCCCTCAGCGGGCTTACCGCTCGCGGTCTTTCGGGGCATCTGACTCTGTATGACATACACAATCCACATATCCGCACGATAGCGGATAGGATAGTTTAAGTCAAGACCTAATCAATTCCAACCCGTGTTCCTGCGGCGACCTTTTCTTAGACCTAACGCATAGGCTTTAGCTGTCCACACTATTACATCAACCTCGTCATCCTCATAGGGGGAGAACTGAGATAGATTGTGCTTTGTGCCATAATAGGATTTGTACTCAATCGCTCCGACAGAGAGGAGCTTGTCCTGAACGCTCTCAGGGAGGGTTTCAGGGTCGATATTATCGTCATACGCACTTAAATCCATAGCCGCTCTTCTTGTCGATGCAGTACGACCTTCGAGACGGGCTATACGGGCTTCGAGGCTCTGTAAAACTTCCGATGCTGTTCTTCTGATCATGATTTTCACTCCAAAGGATTAATAGATAGGATTTATCCATTAATCCTTTGGAGCTGATAAAAGGATTACAAAATAGGTTTTACTTAGCCCTCAGGTATACGCTATCACCGATCAAAGAGAGCGAATAACTGCCTGGGAACTTAAAAGCCTTACCCTTCAAGTCCACAATGTTCACGCCATTAACATCTAGACACACAAGTGAGAAATCTTCCCATTGTTCTGAGGCAGGGGATTCATCCTCAGACTTCGGACGGAGGAAAACCTCTACGAGTTCATCTACAGATACATTATCTTTCATTCCAACTTATCCATTTAGTCAAAAGTTAAACACAACCACAGGCTAAGTGGATAAAATGGGATTGTCAAGTGTGGGCTATTTATTCGACATCAAAGTTGTAATATGATGACACATCAGCGTTGATCACTAGTCATCGTACTCTTGCTGTGCCAAGACCAACATACCCTTGCTCACCGCATAAAATGGATCACCTGCATGACGGACTTCAGAGATTTGAATGGGGAACCTCTTACGCTTCGACTCAAAGACTTGTTTAAAGAAGTCCATAAAGCCGCCCGCTAAGGAAGTCCCGCCCCCAACCACGATTGGGATGGGCTTGTTCAAGACAAGGTGTCCTCCCTTCATCATGAACTGCTGTGTAATGTTATCCAATGCGTGTTCAATCAGGGCTTTGTAGTAAAAGCTGATCGCTTCTTCTTCTCGGCTTTTGGGGTTATTTAAGTCGATACCCTTTTCTTTGATGGCACACATCTTAGATGCAGTACCACCTACGGACTTGGCTGCTCCCTGATCTATCCAATCCCCTCCTCTCGCAACTGAAAAGCTAAGTCCTTCAATAGTGGAAATGGATAGTGCGATATTTGTCATCCCGCTACCAAAAGAGATGCCAATACCTGAGAAACCTTCCTTAGCGGTTTCAGCAAAAATGATAGCCATCGCCTCATTCGCAGCATGAGGTGTGAAACCACACTCTTGAACTATCCGTGTAAACACACCCTTGTGATAGACCACATCCATATTCACATCTACAGGGGCGGCAGGGATAGAAAAATAGCAATGTTCCCCCTCATGTGTCGGCTCACCCAACACATCCTTAATCATGTGACCAAGAACCGTCAAAGAGTCCACTTCCTCTGCGGAAATAAGACCTGCCTTCAGGGGTCTTCTACCTTCCCTGCCGAACATATTAGCCACTTCCATCGCCTCATCACCTAAGACCAAAAGATGATCTCCAGACTCAATGTAAGAGACTGATCCCAACTTCAACATCTTCTTTGCCGTGGTCGGGAGGTCTATGAACAAATCTCTCATCTGTCTGAGTGTGATGTTGTTCTTTTCCGCTTTACGAGCGGAAACCAAGTTCATTGTTCCTATGTCTAATCCGATTCCTTTACGCATGAGCATTATCCTTTATGCTGGGGGGGTTAGGGTTTATTGGCTCTTCTTAGGGCTTTCAATGCGGACAAGGCATCCGCAAGCTCACTATCCAAAGACTCCGATTGTGATGCCAAAGGAGTCTCCGATACTTTGTCCGTATTGGATAGTATCCTAGATGGGATAAATACCAAGGGCTCCTCTAATCCACTATCCATTTTTGTTGTGGATTGGGTGGCAGGATTGGAGGATATGGGATTGGAGGATATGGGATTGGAGGATATGGGGTTGGAGGATATGGGATTGGTCAAGATGCCGCTGAGACGATTAATGAGTAAAGATGCCAACGCCTCCATATCTAGCTCTTGGTGATGATGATGATGAACCTCTTGAGTAGGCTGTGAGCTACGGGGAACAGATTTGGGGATACCTGTCCGTGCTACCAATCCTTCGCTCTTAATGGATAACTTGAGTAATCCTTGTTTCACGAGAGCCTGTAGTTCAGTATTGGTGTCGTATGAGTTCTTACTGCACTCGTAAACCTGCCCTACCCCTAAGCCCAAGTTGAGCGTGTTTATCCGTATTGCACTAGTGGATGTGAGACGATAGGTCATTGTAGAAACTCCTCTTTGAGTTCAAATAGGATTCTGCTTGTGGAGCTTCGTATTCCCCGTTCTACGCCTCGATCTATGAAGTTGTATTTGTGTATGGCAGGATGTATCCAAGAATCCCGCACCAATAAAGGTGCTGTACGAAATACAATCTCACCATATTTGTCTTTCATTGGAATGATTTTGGGAGCCCCTTTTTGTTGAGTGAGCCAATCCATCTTGTAGGGTTCTTTAGCCTTTAGATACTTGGCTACCCACTTCCAATCCGATGTTATCCGTATTGAATCATCTCCGACTATTTCATAACCAAAACTATCCAAGAAGTCAGAGGTAGAAGGCATACCTGTACCTAAGCCTGCGGCTCTCATGGCTTCATATCGGACACCCTTGACCATTTCTTCACCGATGATCTCTAGCATCCTGCGTGTTATTTTAGCCTGTCTCATCAGGGGAGACTGAAAAGAAGTCTTTTGAACCTTGTACTTGAGAAGGTTCCATTTCTTCTTGGGATTTCGTTCATTCATGAGTCATCCACCTAAGACTAGGAGTTCTTGCCGCCTCGTCCATGATGATTTTCCCATGTTGCCGTCCGACCCCTTTGTTCTAAAGCTGTCGGAATATCAGGTCTATCCGAATCCATCGGATACCCCGTGTCAGGCGTGATTGGGAAGTTAGAGTCCCCCCTTGCCGTATAGGTGTCTCTATAAGGCAAGTATCCAAAGTTAGTCTTTGGCCAAGAAACGGGAACTCCATCAATCGGCACTTTATATCTGATGTCCCCACTATCCAAATACGCTATTTGAAAGTGTTGTTGAAGTACATTCCCTCTGTTTGAGGGATATCTCACGCCACCTATTGAATACCTGTCGTTGTTCATTTTTACAATGAAGTCACGCTGAGAAACAATCGGGCTAGGTCCAATCCATACCTCATATGAGTGTTCTTTACGCCTACCTCTCACATCTTGGCTTACCCTCTTATCCCCCTCATCAGGTCCAATGATTATGTCATATGGACCATCATATCCTCCTCTCACTCCCGTTCCAAAACAAATCATGCACAAAGAATCAGGTTGTTTGGCATAAATAAGGGTTTCTCTATTAAACGCTCCACAAATACAAGGTATCCCAACTACCCTCCTCGTAAATAACTTAACCCGCTCCCCTCCCTGATCAAGTATCCAATTATTTCTTCTCATGCCCTCTCGCCACATATAGTCCACCCGTTCTATCTCTCTATCCGAAAACGGCTGGCAATAATCTAAGGGGGTCTCATGCAGCTCCCCCGTCTTAGGGTCTTCCGCCACAGTAGTTACCCTGTAGAAGTCCCTCTTATCCGTCCCCACTCTCAACCTAAAAGTGGGATCATAAGCCACATAAGTAACCTTCACCTCAGAGTCCTCCGTTATGGCAGGAGGATAGCTGATGCCCCTTTGTTCAAGGGGTTGAGCAAGTTTCACTCCCGTGTACAATAAGACTACTTCTTTGATTTGACCCATAGTTCTTGCCACAGGGACTATTTCACCATCTATCGTCACTATGACATCCCTACCTGAAAAAGAGGCTTCCGAAGTCTCCCCTATCCTCGCTATCGGATATTCAGTCCTGAAGCGATATGGGTCTTCTTCTTGGTCACCCTTACTTATCCATTTTTCAGCCGTAATGGGTTCCTCATAGACAAGCCATGAATCAACCCGATCACGATAGAAAGTCCCACCTACAGGTGTCATATTTACCCTTCGATAAGGTCCTCTATCCGAGTCCCCCGAACGATAAATATTTGCACCACGGATAATCCAACCCTCGTTCCCATGTAACAGAGCGGGATTGTCCCAACGCACATCCATCTCTCCCTTTAGAAAAGGAGAAGTCGCTGATGTATTCGTTGGTGGTATTGGATAAGCTGATCTAGCTTCGTACCACCCATGTGACATTCGACTTCTCCCTCTCTAGAGGGGAAGATATTACCCCTCAGGCGTATTGGTTGGGATAGCTAGGATTTTCCCATCCTCTTGAATCTGCCACGGCATATCATCAGATACACCACTACGCTTACGAGCCTCAGATAGAATCTGTTGTGCCTGTACCTCATTGCGTTCTAATAGAGCAACTACACGAGACTTACGGATTTCCAACTGTCCAAGTGTTCCCAATAGCTGATTCGCGGCTGTCCGTAGTTGGGCAATCGTCTGAAGCTCTTGTTCCGTCAGTTGTCCCATCTCTTGTGGGGCGGGTTTGGTCTGTTCGCTCATGGTTCATATCTCCTAAAATCGCTTGGCGTAAACAGCGAGTTCGAGTGTTCCACTCCTCTCGCTCTTTCTTAATACCATGCAATTGTCTATTTAGTCTCTGCCCCATTAATGGTTTATCCGTTTTTTGCTCTTTCGGTGTTTTCTGATCACCTTTGGGCTTCCCTATCGGGCTAGGTACAACACTCACCAACACAAATCCAAAAAACCCTATTGTGCAGTAAAATAATAACGACTTCATCTTAGCGACCACCTGTTCTTAAAATATGGTCGTAGACTTCTTTCATCATCTGATTGTTGCGTTGAAGGTCATCTTTTATCTGCTTTAGCTCTTGGCTCAATAACTGCACCGCCACCATCCCCTCTTGAACTTTCTTCAACTCATTCTTGTGTTCGGATACCTGTTCTTGCAAAGCCTTTATCTCTTGGTCTTGCAGAGCTAGGGTCGTTGACATATTCAACACATAAATGGCTATCGGCAAAACTACAGCCGATAGCCCCTTAAAGACCCACTCTAAGATAGTTTGGTGCTGATTGCTCATTGGATAACCCCGTGTGAATTCACACTATCCAATAAATAAAAAGTCTAACGATTCTCCGCCACCCCGCCACCCTTTAGAAGCCAGCTTTGGTGAGCGTCACATCTGCGGGAAGCGTGTACTGCCTCCACTTCCCCGTAGCCAACCCTAGGTTCTTCACAATCCGATTCTTTATGTTTACATGAACCCCACTCTCAACCTGCCGAGAGTCGCCAAGTGGGTCTGCCTCAAGGATTGTCTCAGACACTACCAACCCTCTCACATGGGTCTCCCCTGTCGCCTTGTGCCTTACGACTCCCGAAACCCCAATCGGGTGTGCCTCATACGCATTTAAATGCCCCACCGACTCGTTCTCACCACAAGCTGATTGTTGAAGTGCAATCAGAAGCCCTTTCTTCCTCGGCAGGGTGCCATGAAGGGCATCCCCCCAATCTGAATCCGTTAACTCCCCCATCTCACTCTCTATATCCCTCCGCAGGGCGGAGAGGTCTGCCCCCTTGACCCTCAATAGATCAAGTGCCGCCACCACCTTGTGATCCACACCCACCATCAAGGTGACCACCACCTTATGCTTACCACGAACCTGCCCCCCCTCGACCTTGAGATCGGGGGTCCCCTTCTTGGTGGTCGTGAACTTGACGATGGTGCTGTGGGCGTTGAATGTTAGATTATCCATCTTCTCTTTCCTTAGTTGGGGTTATCTCTCACACCTAACTAATATCGGATAATCCCACTTGGGATACTTAATCTAACCCCCCTATTTGAAATCCTTGAGACCAGCCCGCTCTGAGGTTCGCCCCCATGATCCTCTAGGTCAGCCATCTCTAGGACCGCCCCCAATAGGTTAGCCCCTGCTCAGGTCGAGCCCCTTGAGGTTAGCCCCCTAAGATCAGCCCCCCTTTAGGTTCGCGTAGGAGAGATTCGCCCCTTCAAATCTCGACCCGAGAGGTCTGCCCCTGTCAGGTTCCCCTACTAGGGCAGCCCTTCTCTCTAGGTGGGCTACTCTCACCATCAGTTCTCTGAGTGTAGGTGTCTTACACTTTTATCATGACGGCGAGCTGGTCCGCGTCGAGGGCGGGGAGTCTGGTTGAGTCGTTATAGGTAGCCCGCTTGAGGTTTGCCCCCTTGAGGATCGCCCCCTTCAGATTCGCTCCATCTAGGATAGCAGATGAGAGATCAGCCTTCACGAGAATGGTTTTCTCAAGGCGAGCACCTTCGAGGATCGCCCCATGTAGGTTAGCCCCCGTGAGGTTAGCCCCCGATAGGTCCGCCCTTTCGAGGTCAGCGATAGGTAGGCTAGCCCCCTTGAGGTTAGTATTCATGATCTTAGCCTTTCTGAGATCAGCACCGCCGAGGTTCGCCTTCTCAAAGTTAGCTTGAACGAGAATAGAATCAATGAGTTCTGCGTGCTTTAGGTTCGCACCCGAGCAATCAGCCCCATATAGATTTTTACCTGATAGGTTCATATCCGAGAGGTTAGCCCCTTTCAGGTCGATACCTGCGAGATATTTTTCACTTAGGTCGATGGGGGCGGAGAGTCCTGCCTTTTTCTCTAGGTGGGCTACTCTCACCATCAGTTCTCTGAGTATGTTTGTCATTTTTTTCTCCATCTTGGGTTATGTCTGAGACATATGCGGGTTATGTCTGA